GAACGCCAAAGAGCACGCACCCCTATCAGCGGGTGCGAGCGTCGATCACGAGGTTGATGTTGAAACTACAGGCGAGCATGTAAACAGGGCGGCTGATAGGGGTTGCGTGTCTCGTCTTGTTCTCCCCTCTTCATTCTCTTGGTTGGCGTGGATCGCTGCGTCATGGGTCATCCTAGCTCCGTTCGTAGGTGGTCAAAGCTACTTCCAGACAATGGATACCCTCCGCTCCCTGTGGGTAAATTATCCAGTGACAATGGTCCTCCAGATGGCGGCAGTGGGAATTCTGTCGGCACGCTTACTAGCCACCCGTCAGGAGGTTCAGGCGACGGACTCGTCGCCTGCTCGTAAACAAGATGACCAACATCAATGAATTGCTGCATGGTGATTGACGTAGCCTCGTAAAGCGAGGGGAGCGGGAACCCGAAGCCGCACAACGTGATATAGAAACCCATAAACTGACCCAAAACGCTCTTGCTCCAAACGGTAAACTTACCCTTAATTATGCCCACCAAATCAAACTTAGTTCCGCCCGATGACTTCGGCTCGGACTCGCCAAATTCTAACTCAGCGTTATCTGGCATCTTGCCACCAATAGCGGATTCGATCTCTTCACGGGATGGTTTCATAGGTGGAAATTTCTTGGAGAACGATCAAGTGGTGGCACGCCGGAAATGAAGCTCGAACTCACCACAGACGTTATCGGCGTTGCCTCGCACGCCTTGTTCGGCTCTTCTGTTTTGATTCGGAGGGGTGGACATGCCGCACCATCGCCGGGACAATTCCGATACGTGAGGGCGACATACATCGGAGCGCGAGGCCACCAAGTATGCTGCCGACTAGAGCAGGACGACCCGGATGCGTGCGTCGGATACTGCACCAAGAAAGGTGACGTGGGATGGTGGGGACGCTCTATAATGTCTTTGCCGAACGTCAAAGTGCGCTCACCGCGCAAAATAATCGTTAATGATTAGTTAAAGAAAAAGCTTATGAGCGGTTGAGCGACACGTCTTGTTCGTTTTTCTTTTTCTTTGATTCGTGAGAGTAAATAGGAATATGAAGGATGACAAATCGATATCAGCGGAGAAAACCTATGAAACTTATCACGCAATACTAGGGCTTGTGGGAGAGTGGAATGATTCAGCAGAAAGAATATCCAAGCTGGGGAAATATGTCAATCGTGGAAGATGTCATGCAGCATCGGAGGCATATCGACAATGCGCGAAAGACTTGGCTCTAATCTTCAGTATTTTCGAGGTTCTTCAATATGACAATCAGATCACGATTGATGATTGAGTTCTGTGGAATTCTTTGTCTGTCATAATCACCATAACGTAAATATCCGCTTTCTCTCAACTCGTTCAAAGAGTCAATGAAAGAATTGTTCATGTGTAATGGCGCAACCCATTTGGAATCACTTTGAAGTTTCTCTAATACTAATGTAGCGAAAAATGATAGCATATTGACTTTCTGGATGTGTGTGTTAAATTAAAGAGGTATGAATGATAATTTAAACGAACGTAAAAGCGCACCTACGGGTGTAAATGAATCAGAAAATGAAAATAAATTGAACAGCAATGACCTGTTAGGTGACGCGGCTTGTTCGGCTTCTTCATTAGATAATGTGCTTGATGCTTTGTCACATCAGCAGGAATTACCGATTGAGAGTCTTATGAGTAAAAGTCCAAATCAAGAAGAAGTTCTGAAAGAAATGACTAAGCGGTTACTAAGCTTAAAAGGATCTATTAATTCCTACTTCGAGCAATCAAAAGCCCCATTATCTTAAACTCATCATCAAATCTTTTCAATTCTTGGTCTTGATATTTTTGGACCGTTTCTTCATCACCAAGTTTGGAAATTAATTCTTCCCGATGTTCGGATGAAAGATCTTTAACTAATTTGAGGTATTAATCTATTATTACTTGCAATTCTTGTAGTAAATCTGAAGTGGTTTTCATATTTCTCTTTCTTAAAATTTTCTTTGCCGAATGTAAAAGCGCACCTACGGGTGCAAATGAACAAGAAAATGAAATGAACAAGGAAGCTTCTGACCCGTTAGGTGGCGCGGCTTGTTCTGATTAAATAATGTTGAATAGATCAACTCTAGCTTGACCTATAATACAAAATCAAAACAATATGGACACATTTAAAAAATTTTTCAAAAAAGTTAATCCAGATATTGACTATGATCCAACTCAGCTTGAGATAGGTATTGGTGAGGAAATGGAACACACCAATAACCGGAAGGTTGCCGAGACTATTGCGAAACATCATCTAGCATCCAATCCACATTATTATTCCGAGTTAAAGAAAATGGAAAAGAAATTTGATAAATGAAAAAACGAATACTTGATTTTAGCTCAGATGAGCAGAGAACTATTATGTTGGACATTTGTAATCGCATTTATATGGCTAGAAATATCACTTTATCTGAAGAAACTATTTTAGACGAGTTGAAAAAAATCGATTGCCTTTTCAGAAATGGTGGGTATAATGATGAAGATGAATGTTGAACTAATGACCTACTTCGGGTCCGACTTAATGGTAGTAAATGTGGCAAAGGTTTCCTATAATAAGGAAAGTGAAGCAATGGGGAACAAAGAAGAGAGACTTCTCAAATACTTAGCGGATCATAAACATACCACACCGTTCAGACACCCACAATTACAATTCAGAATTGAATGCCCAATTTTTGTAGAACGTCAATTATTCACTCACCAAATTGGATGGGCTAGAAATAGTATCAGCGGAAGATATGTTGATTTTTCTGACTCATACTGGTATCCAGAAAAATTTCGATATCAATCGAAAGATAGTAAACAAGGGAGTTCTGGTGAATTATCAGATAAAGATAATGAATATTTTCGAGTAAAATACGCTGTTGTTTTAGAACAATGTAAGGCATTATATACAGAGATGGCAGAGTTTGGAATAGCGAAAGAGTTATGTCGAGCACACCTACCACTGGCTCTTGAAACTAAGTTTATCTGGACTGGTAGTTTTCACGCATTTACCCATCTATGTAATCTGAGAATTAAGCCAGAAGCTCAAAAAGAAACTAGAGATCTGGTGGCAGGAATGTTACAAGCTGTAAAAGATATACCGGAAAATCCTTTCAAATATTCCCTAGAAGCATTTAAATTATGAATAAAAAATTTAGAGCATTTTATAAACCAGATTTAGATACTCCTGATGGAGCTTTGAAATTTGAACAGATGGTCATTGAAGATGAGTTATTATTTGTATATGATTCGGATATCTGGTATTCTTTTGAAATACCATTCTTAGATGATGATTGGGTAGTTCAACAGTATCTGGGATTCCAAGACGATAATGGTGTTGATGTTTATGAGGGGGATATTGTGGAATACAGAAGTTGGGATAATGAATGGGAAAAACTTTCAGCAATAAATAAAGATGTTGTCGAATTTAATAACGGAAACGTCTATCCCAAACCTTATCATAATGATTGTGATGATGGATTCTATTCTCATGGCATAGATCAATATAAAATCATTGGAAATATATTCGAGAATCCAAAATTGCTTGACAAAAAATAACTATTCTACTAAATATAGATACTATGATTGGTGATATTGTTCGCGTATCGGAAAACGCTGTGCGTTTATGTTGTAATAAAAAAAATTGTCCTACTGTAACAGATCTGGGAAATGGAACAGTTGAGATTGTCGATGACTATGGAAACAAAGTCATAATGAAAAAAGAAGAAGCTCTTCTTTTATCCGATGGTGTTAAAACCTTAAACGGAGAAAAATTACTTCTTGGCTAATTTATTATTACTCTCTGGTTCCATGATTGGACTGTGTTTGATTATAAAATACAGCACGATACTGAATGTTCCTAGACTTCACCTAACTAAAGTAAACTTTTTTAAAGAATTAATATCATGCGCTCAATGTTTAGGATTTTGGATAGGACTCATATATGGTTATATATGGACAGACTCAGTTTTGGTTTCCTTGCTATTAGCATTTTACTCTTCCTTCATATGTTGGTTGGCTGACCATATTATGATGGTAATTTGGAAGTATCTGTATCCCGATGAAGAGTGAATGTCATTGTGTAGCTGAAAAAGTTGCAACTATATCAGTTGCTGAATATAATAATGATAATCAGCTCGAAGTTTCATATATATAGAGGTCTGCGAAAATTGCAAGAAATGGTATGAAAATTTAGGTTTGGGATTAACTGATGATAAAATTAAAAAATATTTCGGTTAATATTTTTTAATTAATGAATTATTAAATAACTTTATGTTAAAGTTTAAAGATTTACATATGAAATTACTTTCCGAGAAGTTTTATACTTATAAAATGCCGGATAATAAATCTCTTACTATGTATGATTTTTATGTATTGGATTATCTGAAGTCTATTCTAGATTGGCCATCGAAAAATTTTAGAGATCTCCCAACGGATCTTGTCGATAGTGTGAACAATGCCGTTCAAAATCTTTATCCTGCACTTAGACAGGAATTACTCGATGTTGTTTTTTATGCGGTGTGTGCTGAGATCAGGTATGCGGAGAATAGTGGTCGGAAGGATCATAATAGACGGATAGCTAAATCGAATCCTAAGTTTGAGAAACTGTATAAACTGTGGGCAAAATATCAAAACTTTCACGGAAAGAGCCTTAGCCAACGCGAGGAGTTGACAGATATTTATGATATTAGAAAACCATCAGCTAAAAAAAGAACCCCACAATCTGAAAAAAATAACAATGAGGCGAGGAACTTATCTTATAAGGGTGCTCAGTATGCTATAGAAAAATCTGGATATTCACATGCAGATTTCATGGAGATGTGTGAAGAGCTATATAATGAAGGATCATGGGATAGTTCTTATGGTGGAAATGCATGGGGAAATATTTGTAGAGGATGGCTAGATTTAAACTCTGCCGATAAGATAGATCCAAATGTTAAAGAGGTGAAGGAAGTCGATTACGGTGCTGGGCGTAAGGATGAGGATGGAAATGAAATAAAGTCATCTAAGAAATCAGATACTAAACCGACGAAGGCTGCTAAAAAACCGATGAGTGTGGCAATCGATCACATTTACGATTTACAACACAATACAGATACAGTTTTCAATAAACTTAAATCATATTATAAAGGCGGGTATCGGTGGATTAAAACGGCACTCGACGACAAAGCTAATGTTAAGAGTTACCACAATCTTTTAAGTAAAGCTTCTGGGACTGTAAAGGCAATGGCTTTACCTGTTCTATACAATAAGTTGGGACAAACATGGGAAAAAGAAATGAATGTTCAAAAGCCCGTGGACACTCATCCACAAGTGACATCTATGGAAGATGCCTTCGCCCAAGTTAGTGGTAATAGTGTTGATGATATTAAGATCGGGGATCATTTTCAAAAAAGTCACAGCACCGAAACTTATATAATAATAACCAATGTTGGAACTAGTCACCTAAACTACGATCTCTATAAAAAACGTAAATTGGTCGATGATGGTTATAATATAACAAAAATTGAATTTGACAACGTATTAAAAAATGGTAGTTGGAAAAAAATCCCCGCTCCCAAATTGTCCGATAGCCAACCAAAAGTAAGTCATGTGGGGGCTAAGGTTGGAGATATTTTAATACCCGGTGGGACTAATAGTAGTAGTCGGGCGATTCTTACAATTAAAAAAATTACTAGTGATTCGTATATATATGATATATTTAAAAAGGGAGAATTGGTGGAATCAGACTATGCGTATGATAAAAGCTATATTGATTCCATGATTAAAAGTGGAGATTATAAAATAAAACGTAATGAAAAATCAAAAACGGATACATCCTTAAAGGTCGGGGATATATTCATGGATGCAAAGAGAAAATCTTCTTTAAATAATAAAGCTACTAAAGCTACTTACGTAATTACCAAAGTTACTCCAACCACTTATATATATGATATTTTTGAAAAAGGTAAAAAAGTAGTATCCAATTTTGACGCCAGTAAACCATATATAGATATGTCTATACAAAAAGGAGTATATCTTATTAAGAACGACACAACCCCAATAGTAAAATCTCCAAGAATTACCTCGCAAACTTATAGAGTTAACATCAATGATAGTGTTGAATGTATTGATGATAGTTTTGTTCCTCATGGTTCTAAATTAGCCATGGGTAAAGTGTATAAAGTTACAGAACACAGTAAAACAACCATTCAGGTGGTAGATGATGTTGGAAATAAAAAATGGTTTAGAAAAAATAGATTTGAGCCAGTAAAATTACCACAACCAATCGCAAAAAATTCTTCAAAATTTAAAGTTGGTGATTGGGTAATTGTTTATGGGGCAACAGAAAATTATCCCGGACAGATTATAAAATCTGGTAAATCACATGATGACTGGGATAAAAGATTTTATTTAGTCAAATTTCAAAATCAATCATTAGGGGAACGGGAACAATGGTTCACCTCAAATGCATTGAAACTTGATGACCAAATATGATTCAAATATATCTACGATATCGACAAAATAATATAAATTTTTTAATTCTTAGCGTAATAATCAAGCCAAACTTGATCAGATAATCCAAAATCAATAAGGACTATAGTGGGAACACCATTTCGAAGAACTTCGCCATATGTATTAGCTCTAGTAAAATCTCCGGGAAATGTCATATCGAAATTTTGAATCATATCCCATAACTGTCCTACAAATTCTTGATTATTGAAATATTCAATTTGTTCCGGTGATATTTTAACATCGTATCTACTTTTCTTATGTAAGAAAGCTAAATGTTTAAAATGTAAATCTAAATCTTGAAGACTAAATCCCAGTAGTTGTTTAAACCTATTCGGATTAATTTTCTTGGCTAGTTCCATTTCAAGATAAAATGGCCCTTCATCTTTAATAGTGTCGCCAATTTTAAATACCTTCGCTACTATATCACCATACCATTGTTGGATAGTGTAATCTTTTTCTGTGCTGTTCTGTGCCAATCCTTTAATATTTTTAGCAACTTTTAAAACTTTTTCATCATCTATTTTAAAAATGACTCGGGATGAACCAGATGCCATCCTTTGAAGATGTTGGGTAGCATATTTGATCTTTCCTCCATACGATGGAATAGAATCAAACTCTTCAAAAGAGAATGAAACAGGATAAGCCATTTCGCATAATTTTTGGAAAGACATCATATAATATATTTAATCAAGCTTAATACTATTAGGCTTGATAGTCTTCACATACATTTCACCATACGCTTCTAATTCACCAGTAATGAATTGAAATTGTCTCTGAGATAAAGAATCCAGATTTCGTAACTTAGCATATGCTATTTTATACTTTTCTTTTAATAGATCATCCCTATCGTCTTTGTCAGCTATCATCAAACCTTCAGCATAAGGCTTGACCTTACCAGCAAAGTGAAAACCTGTCAAAATGGCATAACCTCCTTTTTGTTCAGCGGCACGTTGAATCTTAAGAGCACCAGCCGCCCTACTCTTGACAAACTTAATAAAGTCGTCCTTAAAACCTAAAACTTTTTCCAAAAGAGTTTGAAATTTCATATATGTATTTATTTCTCAAATCGTAAAATCCAGTAATAACTTTACCTTTCACTATTTGCTTTCTTCACATATGCAAGAAATTCTTCTGGACTGAAAATATGTTGATCAGGAATATTATCCATAATAGAAGAACTATCAAAGTCATCTTCTGTATCATCTTCTAAATCATATCGAGTTATATCGACATTTCCCGCATCATCTTCATCATAACTCCAATTGTAATTTAAAAAATTCCAAATTACTCCTTCTATTTCATAATCATCCGCATCATCTCCTTCACGCACTTCCCCATATTTCCTGAATATTTCTAAGGCGTCTCTTTTATAAGAGTTTCCAAAATTATGAGTAATCATATTGGTGATTTCCATATATAACGATTCTAAAATAATTTGATCCTTATTCATATTTGTATTTAATGCGACATATCTAATTAATACAACTCATTCTGCATACCCAATAAATAATCACTATCCAACTCTTGTATTATCTTGGAAGATTTTACAATTGCAGGATTGATTATAATAATAGAAAGATTATTGTTTCTAATATCCCCCTCACCAGTATTCTTATAAAAAGCAAGATCATACTGCCCCAAATCTTTAACGTAATCATAACCGTGATCAGAACCATCATCCGGTAACAAAGTAGGATAAATGTTACCAACTTTCACAATCAATTCATATAAGTAATAGGTATCGTATTTTTCCTCATCGTTAATCATATAGTCCGCTCTAATCAAAGCTTGCTGTTTGGTGCCAGCATGAGATCCAGATGTATAATCATTTTTATTAGGCCTAGCGGAAGATCTATAAACTTTAAGGTATTCGGAATTTTCCAAATCTTCAAAAGCAGTTGTTGGCGATAGTTCTATTATCTTATAAAAGAATTCAGAAAAATTTGGCATATAAATATTTAATTACTTACTGATTATAATGTATGATACTTGTGACATTAAGACAGTTAGTGTAGTGTATATAATACATTAATTTTTTCTTGGGGGATTTTAAGAGATTTTTATTAAAAAAATATTTTTGATATAGGTAGGATTTTAAGGAAATTTTATTAAAAAAATATTTTTGATATAGGTAGGATTTTAAGGAAATTTTATTAAAAAAAATATTTTTCCATGGCGGGGGGTCTAAAAAAATCTAACAGCCCCCTCTAACCAATTCCTAACAGGAACCTGATAGATCCCTATCAGGAACCTATCAGCTCCCTGACAGAACCTTGTTAGGAAACTGTCAGGGATCTGTCAGTGATCGGTTAGGCCGGAAGCTTTTCCGCTTTTCCGCTGGCCGCCCGGATCTCTTCCGCCGTAAACGGGGAGGTGACTAAGCTCTTGAAGATGTTCAGGAGGTCTGAAACATCCGACTCTTGAGCCGCTTGCTTGGCTTGCAAAGCCCGGAGGGACTGGCGGGTAAAGGCTCTAATAAATTTCGGATTGCTGGTCATGGTCGTCATGGTAATTTATGGTGTATTGATTGGAGTCTTTCACTCCCGGCGGCCCCTAGGATGCACCTAGGAGCCGCCGGGAACGCCGCCCCCTATCCCGGTGAAGGAATAGGGGGCGGACCCCTCAGAAGGTCATGCGGTCGCTTGACCAGCCTTTGCCGCTTGGATCATGCTCATGATCGAAGATTCTGATAGATTCAGGGCTTTGCCATATTTCCGGATTTGAGTTTCGAGGCCCGCAATAGTCGGAACCTTGCTAATAGAATCCGCATAGTCGCGGAGTTTGATCGCTTCCCAAGCGTCCCCAATTAGATCCAGAGTCTGAAACTCTGGCATTCCATCGGCGTCATAGATAGGCAAGCTATCCTCCCCGAGGACTTCGACCGTCTTGAATCGACGATCCGAAGCGACTTGGAAGAGGACTTCCAAGCATTCTTTTTCACTCATGGGAACGGCGGGCGCATTTTTCACCGCAGGCGGCCTGGTGAAATCGAGTCTGAATTCCGCCAATTGACTTTTTAGTGACTCGCTTACGCCGAAAGTGAATTGCTTTTTGGCGGCGGTGGTGGTAGTGGTAGTGGTAATCATAACGTCTTTATTCTAATTTAGTGTTTAATCAATCTCGTTTGCTTCTTTCGAGAGCTTCCCGCATCCGTTCTGGCCGGATGAACCATTTTCTGTTCTCATTCTCTCTTAGTGTTTAATCAATCCCCCCGCTTGCCGTATTCAGCAGCTAGGGAATCGATCAAATCAGGATCAGCGTCAATGGAGATAATAATCACGTCACCATTCTCTCTTAGTGTTTAATCAATCCCCCCGCTTGCTGTAAGCAAGCAGATAGGGAATCAATCAAACGTGATTATCTTCATTTTTCACTGAAGATAATCACGTCACCATTCTCTCTTAGTGTTTAATCAAATTTTTCAGCCATCCATTCAAAAGCTGTTAGGCCAGCTTTCGCCAAGGTATTAAATACCTCCGGAACTGGGTTACTATCTACATAGATAGCACTAAGAATGATAGCAATAAAGAATAGATAAATCTTCATAAAGTGATTCTAAGCTAGTGTTCAATCAATTAAAGTCTATAAATCCAATCATCTTCATCCAGAAGATAAAATAAATCTTAATTATCTTAATCATTTTTATTTTAAATGTTTTTAATTCAATTAACCATTGACATATTCTTATCTTCATGATAAGATATTTATACCTAAGAATAATAGAGAGCAGGAGCAGGCTCACACGGGCGCGGGTAGGGACAGGCTCACACAGGCTCACACAGGCTCACACAGGCTCACACAGGCTCACACAGGCCCTCACAGGCCCTCACAGGCCCTCACAGGCCCTCACAGGCCCTCACAGGCCCTCACACAGGGGCATTCTCTATAAGAATTTATAATTTTATAGTATATAAAGGGAATGCCTATTCTCGATTGTATCACCACAAAGCAATCGAGAATAGGACTTTTGTTTTACCACCACAGCAAAAAGTTTATAGTATATACAAAGATATTATATTGATAAAGATATGGTGATGTGACACTTTGTCACACTTTATTATCAATGCCACGCCACTGTAAGTTATCCACCCCAGTGCAAGCTTTCTGACAAACTTAATTAAAGTTATTAAATCAATTTTTTTGTCAAATCAACTTTTTTATTATATTGAAATTAGAATAGTTTCGGAGTGAAGATCTCTACAATCTTGTTGTAGAGATTACCATGCATGTACTTAACCTCATCAGTATAGGGAGGAAGAGGGATAGAGATAAAGTCAGGATTGATGATCCAATTTTTGACTTGAGACTCAGAGATATTTCCCACGATAATACCTAGAGCTTTTAGCTCATGCTCAGTAAACTCAACAGAAAACTTACGGGTGACAGGCGGGGTTAATTCAGTAATGTTCATATCAGTATTCTACGGTAGTGTTTTATCAGTTAAAGAATCCATGAAGTATATCGACCAAGACGACCTTCGTTGATATACCTAAGATCATGACAACCTTTATGAGTTCGCATGAATGCATAACATTCATCACGGGTTCCTTGGAACATAACATCTTGATGCACGTTTACAACAGCTAACTTCATATCAGTATTCTACGGTAGTGTTTTATCAAAAATTATGTCGTTTGTCTCTAGGAGAAAACAACTTTATATGCTTGTATATAAGCATATCGTTAAATGTCATCTAACAGAAATAGTCATGATCATTCCTGATCATTGAGAGTTCTCAACTGCTCTTTAAGATCTTTAAGATCCGATTCAAGCTCATTAGTCTTATCAATACCTAATTGATCGACAGTATCGCCATAATCATCATACAAAAATTCACTCAAACTGTCAATCTGATCTACTAAGTCGAGATATTCACTGGTCATGGCTTAATTCTACGGTAGTGTTCTATCAATAAAAGTGTCGTTTGTCCCTAGGAGATAATCGCGCTAGCCCTTATAGAATAAGGGTTTGAAAAAGGCTGATCTAACATACGTATTGTTAGATCAGCCATTATTCACATTACACTAAGATAATGTTTGAAACTTCAACCTCTTCGATACTTATAAATACACCTCCGACATTCTTACAATGTTCTTTAGCCCGCTCAAGAGCTTCATCAAATGTCAATTCAAATGATGTTAATTGACGGCGGAAGATCATTGCTTTTTTACTGTATGAGAAGATAAACTTTGTTTCCATATCAGTATTCTAAGGTAGTGTTTGATCAATAAGAGGAACCCTCGCTGGTCTTTATTATGTGATAGATGCCCACTTGAAAAGTTCTTGATATGTATCAAATTCAAAGACATCACTCTTATTTGGGCTACTCAAGATAGTATCGATACAATTTTTCAAAGATGAATATTTAAGAGTACAAGGATTACCGACAGTTGAATCAGTAAAGAATTTTGCTTGATAACTATTATATGCTAGCAACGCATCATCACCAACAATTTGTCCTTTCGAATTATCATACAACTTAAATCCATAATATTTATTATTACTGACACTATTGATATCAACAACTTTATTCTCAACAACTTTCACTACTTGTTTCATATTCTTTTGTATTCTTTCATATTCTTACTGGTATTTTTATATTTTTATAAGGTGTGACATTATGTCGCACTGTGTCATAATGTCACACCTTAATGTTTACTATTAAAGACTTGCAGTGGAATGAACCACTTGATCCTCACCCTTTTCACACAATACAACAGTTACATCATAAGACTTTTTAGCCTTGAATTGTTTTGCTGCTTCTTGTTGTGCTTCATAAGAAGTATTAGCTTTTACTTCGATTGACTTACCTTTGTAGAATGCTTTGTAACCGTTCATGTCAGTATTGTATAGTAGTGTTTTATCATTAAAATCGAAACCCTTTGCATCCGATAGGATTGCCTGCTCCATCTCTTACTAATTCTCCCGGTGCCAATAGATCCATACGATTTGTATTAGCATCTAATACCATACCGGATACGATATAAAAAGTATCCATATCTTCTTCAGGGATACCAGTAGTTTCTCCGAATGTTGTCTTATAGATAGGAATATCATCGATTGTCTTAACCAATACTGATTGTGATGATACTCTTGCGACCGTCCCGGATGGGGGGAATGATCGACCAGATACAACTTCGTTGATAATATGTGGAGTGAGGTTAATGAATTTCATATGGTTATTATAGTTTAGTGTTTTATCTTTAGTAAGAGTAATCTTTGCTAAGGGTAGTGAGATCACCTTTATTACTAAAGATTGGTCTAGCCCTTGAGGATAAAGACTTCTTGATAAGAACTCCACCTTTCTTAGGCTTAGAAAATGATGCTGAAATCCAGCTTGATCGTAGAGTCTTTTGAGGTGCTTTGAATGTATTTTCCATATACGTTTATTCTATACTAGTGTTTTATGGATGTTTCTTACTATACTCTGATTCGAGTTCTTTAATGAAGATGAGTCGTTCTTTGATATATTCTTCAAACTTATCATAAGATTCATCATCTTTGAATAGATGTTTATTCATCAATGCACAACCTTTGAAAGTTTCTTCAGTTGCACCCAGTAGGAAAGGATAGTTCATATAATTATTTTAAGAAGAAATCTTGTTCTGATCCAGCTAAAGTCATTTCATCAATATGGGTCAGCCCGACGTAAGTATCATTGATATTACATTTAATCAACCATTGATTAAACTTTGGGTAGTGCTTGACTTCATAAGCAGTTGATTTCCAATAAACTTCTTTACCAGATAGGACGGCTTTTTTTAATTTCAGTGATTTTCATTTGATATGATTTTCGTGGATTCTTTTACCTTCGTCCACCATAGTTTTCAAACAATTGAATGAAATATTATAATGTTCTGACATATACGTCAGAGTGATAAAGTCATTGACATACTCCAAATATAATTTAGTGAGGAATTCTTGAGTATAATTCATAGTTTTAGTTTAGGCGATTTTTTTAAGTGCTTGGATGAATCTTTTTCCTGAATTGCCAGATTTATTCATCACAAACAATCCAGACTTTAATGCAGACATTGCACCGATTCCGCCACAATCAGTTCCCCAAATACTTCCACCCTTTAAAGGGACCATTGAAAGTAAGTGATAATATTCACCATCACATTTAACCAGTTCAGTCATATCTCCCGGCGTAAATGATTTACTGATGGAAATCACAGTATCGGATTTGATATTGATATTCCATCCATATTTTTCACATTCTGCTTTAAATTCTTGAGGCGTGGTCATATCAGTATTCTAAAGTAGTGTTTTATCAATCCGACTCAGGGTAGTTTAATGAGATACCCTAGCTCTTTTTGATTATTAAGAGTTATCAGCTTTCATAGGAACCAGAAGAGTAATCTCTGATACATCACCATCTTCATCAGTAAGATAGAGATGAGTTCCATCAAACTTAGGATTACAATCTTCGAAGAAGACTGCCCCGAAAGAATTGAAATCATCTTCCCAGATAAATTCAACAAAGATTTCGTTAATATCATTCTGAATTTCATCAAAATGAGTGATTGGATAAGTTACCACATTATCAATGATAACTGCGGCACATGAGTAAATAAGATTCTTAGCTTCTTGTAGGGTGATGTCTTTCATAACGTCTATATTTTAGATTAGTGTTTGATCACTTATTATGGATCAGTGCTTCAATAGCTGAGAATAGATGGACAATCCATCCGATACACAATACCCATGCAATCATGGCAATGATGAAGTGGATGAATCCAACTAGGATTCTACCTTGTAAGAGTTGACCAAGGCCGGGAATAAAGAAGCTTAGAAGTGCGACGATTAAGTTCATAGTATTTTATAGTTTCAAGGCAGGGTAGTTTAATGAGATACCCTAGCTCATGGTTTGATCAATCTTCTTGAACAGTGGAACCCCTACGGGTTGGAATATCAGTAACTTTAACCATCTTTTTAAGGGCGCGGGTTACCGATACATACAACAAATTTTGTTCCTGTTGTTTTTGATCATCAGTGATTGCATACTTACTAGGCACAAGTTGATCATTACCAATGAGATAAGTATTGTCAAACTCCAGCCCCTTCGACTTATGAATCGAAGAAAGAACAACTAGATCAGCATTCTTAGGATCACCATTATCAGTGAACATTGCTTCGATCAGACTCTTGAGAGATTGAACATCATTCTTACCAAGTGATTGGCAACGTTCGATAAGGATGATCATAGTCTCAAGCTTATCTTCCAGCATCTGCATCTTAGCCTTAGAAGCTTTCTCAAACTCTTTATTAAAGAATGCACTGAGCCTTTCAGTGAACTCATTAAGATCACTAACTTTCTTCCACTTATTACAGAGAGTGATAAGATTCTGACCAATATCACGACCTTCGATCCGGCAACCTACACCTTTACGAATAAGAGCAAAGGCAAGTGCAACATTAGGTGCATTATTACGGCAGATAATACCATCCTTAGAAGTAAGATTCATAGTCTCAATTTGATTGAGGAAATCATCATACTTAATGGATAGGATTTCACCGTCAGGATTACCCTCAAAAGCTTCGATATGAGGTTGATACTTTTGAGCTTCTTCAACAATCTTCTTACCGCAACGATAACATACAGATAGAGGAAGTTCGACACAATCAAACATCTGCTTGATAAGATTCATCGAATCATTCTCAGCACCAGTGAATCCATAGATTGCTTGATTCTCATCACCGATTGCAATCATACGACCAGTGTCCTTGAGAACTTTAGCAATGAAAAGCTTTCGGGATACATTAGTATCTTGAGCCTCATCAACGATAACCCAATCATATTGGACACAATTGGTATCATAAATAAGATTAAGATAAATCATATCTGCGAAATCGATATTACGGAAATCCCGATTGGATTCTTTCAGGACTTGCTTGGCGATATCGATAACATCATAGAAGTCAACATCAGCATCAAGACTAATATCTTGAGTTTGAATGATTTCCATCCATGCTTCATTATCATCGATGGAACTTTGACCCTTAACTCCAATTGCATATTCCTTAGCAAAGCCAACAAGATTTTGAATGAAAGGACGGGCAGCATTCAATTCTTTAGTCTGGCAATACTTTTCAACAATGAAAAAGATCTTAGAATTGTCAACCTTAACCTTACCCTTCGACTTGATAAGATTCTTCATTCCTTCACTGTGGAAAGTAGCAGCACGGGCATTAGGAAGTCCCATGGATGCAAGTTTTCTTTCAAGATGGACTTGAATCTTCTTATTAAAAGAGAAGAAAATAACATCACCAACCATATAAGTTGCGGACTGAAGCGCGGTAGTAGATTTACCAGATCCGGCGCAAGCTTTTACAATAAGATTCCTTGCAGATACATGGAAGTTTTGTGGATTAAGAACCCAGTCGAAAATGTCAGCTTGATACTTTGAATATTCCATATTGTTAATTTCTTAGTTTGTTGGTTTGTTTCTCGTTACTCCTATATTCTATAGTAGTGTTTTATCGATTGATCTCGGCCCAAACTTCATCAGAAGTTTTCTTTGCGCCGAAGTAATCATAAAAACTGATACCACCATCTGATTGGAGATCCCTAGCTTCCCAGTAACATCCATTGATAGAAAGTTTATAATATCCAGTAGCTGGAATAAACTTACCAAGTTTCTTGAAAAGATTGAATACAATTTGAGGCGACATGCTCTTATTCTATTATAGTGTTTTATCGTCTTACCTAGTCAGTCTTGATTGTAATACTTTTTAGCATTAACTTTCTTCTTAAATCCTCTCCATCCGCCACCAACACGAACAAAGTATTTATATTTGTAGGGATATAATTCTTTAGGATTATCCAACATCATGATACCATTCTCAGTTGAATAATCAAGATCTTGGAAGATGTATTGTTCAATGAATTCACCAGAATCATCAGGATCAATTTGATAGTCTTTAAACATGTCCTTATTATAGATTAGTGTTTAATCCTTAACTACCCACATATGAACATCAAATCCTTGGTCCTCATACTTCTTACGTTTTTTATTGGCCCTATAAACATCACCGATGAAATGTTTAGCATGTAAGAAAGGGACATCTTTAACCCAAGACCATACCATGATTTGATATTTACCAATATGTTTCATAGACTTAACAAGGTTTTCCAGTCTTTGGGTTTTATGTAGTTTTGTGGTCATCATACTTTTATTATAGTATAGAGTTTATTAGATTAGTTCATCGACCAATCATAATATCCATCAGGAGAACAACGCTCCATGGTTTTTTCATCATCAACTTGCTTGAGTTCCTTTTCAAACTCATAGTCTTCATCGGGATAAGTTTCCTTCTGATCCTCATCAAGTTCATATCCATTCATCTTCAACAATTGAATTGCTTCCTTTGGCAGTTCATAGACTCCATCATAATCACTTAGTTCACTATTACCATTGAACCATAATCCGATCACTGTTTCATCTTCATTAGCAGCTTTCTTACCATAGTTCCAGATGATATAACCAGAATATCCACCCGGATGAATAACTAATTCCATACGATTAAAGTGCATACCAAGATAACTACTTTGAGGATTAAGTTCTTGTTTGAATTCGATTACGTTCTTCATACTATTATTATAGGTTAGTGTTTTATTTTTAAAATTTCAAGTCAAGACTATCAGCAATAATTTTTGAATCAATATTTCCACGACTTTTAAGATCGAGACTAATCGATTCACCATAACAAAAAACCTCCCCATCAATAAAATTGATAAATCCAGCACTGACTACATCAGGCCCAAAATCTCCTTCCATAAGTCTTGCAGCATGATCATGTTGAACCGTTGAAGGGAAGATCATGAATTGATTATTCTGATCGATGATATATTTTAGTTTTGTCATAATTAGATAGTGTAAAACTTATTATCATCAATGGGATTACCATTGAGAAATGCTTGACCTTTACGAGTTGATACATTCACACCCGGAATACCATTAAGTCTTTCACGGGTAGTATTAGTATTCCATCCGCAGAGTGATACTTTAAGGACATCATTGACATGATCTTTCACAGCAATAAGATTACCATGAAGCCACATGCGGTTCATGAATTGATCAGATGATACTTCCATATTATCTGATTTGAAATTTTGATTATTTTCAAATGCTTCAACCGTTTGTTTAGTGATCTTTCTCATATCAGTATTATAGTTTAGTGTTTTATCAATGTAAATGGATGAACAAATCCAGTAAGTTTAGTAATTGAATTATACAAAGGATTGGGTTTACTTTTACCTATCATTTTCCAACATACTCTATTAAGATAATCAAATCTCCAATGTTGGATTCTAATAGAATCACCGAGAGTCCAAGCAGGTGATGTTAATGTTAATGATAGATCATCGTTTTTGACAACGTAAAGTTTATATCCAATCCAGCAAACTGTTATCCAATCACCGGGAAGTAAATCTTTAGTTGTCATCAAGATTATTATCTCTCATGAATTCCAAGAATTCTGTAAGAACTGGACAAAAATATTCATCATCGAAACTACAACAAGCAGTAATTGGAACCTTACACATTTTTTTCATGATGGAATACATTTCCCTCACCCTATCAGTAAGAGGGAGAATTTCTCTCTCATAACCTTGAAGATGAGCTACTGATTCAGCAACAAAGATTAGTTCTTTAATGTTCATATAAGTTCGTTAATACGTTCTACTAGTTTTCTAACTTCTTCCTTAGCCCTTTGTTCCTCTCTCACAAAGGTTTTATTAAAATGCTCCGAATAGTATTCAACATCCCCAAATACTTTATAAGCAATCACACAATACCACTCCAATCCAGTATAAAATGGTCCTGTGATTTTAAGGATACTTCCAGCAGGGATTGTAAGTTCATCGTTTAGATTGATTAGCTTTGACATATCAGTATTATAGTTTAGTGTTTAATGAATGCTTCAGGCAGGATTTTCTTCAAATCATCATTATATTGGTTATTGATTAGAGTAATATCCGATAACTTTTCAGCATATAGATATTGCAATCTATCAATCAAAATCCGAGCAGCATCCCCTTCAACAATCTTGAATGGTTTGAACCATCCTTGATAAGAATTGATATAAACTTTATCGCCTTTAAACTCCTCAATCTTTCCCCATAAACAATAGGGATATCGATCATAAGACCAGAATGCGTATAGTTCTTGATTCATGTTATTAAATTGGTGGGCAGTGAGAGAATCGAACTCTCATTGGAGGAGTAGAAATCCTCAGTCCTATCCATTAAACGAACCGCCCATTATAAAATTAATCGATGAAAGTCAATTCATCATCAAATACTGGAAATTCCTCACCATTTGATTCACATAACCACATTTGTCCGACTTCTTCTTTATCATATTCTCCTTCATCATATTCACTGATGACATTAACAATACCATCATGATGTCTCAATCCATGGATTGTTGATTTGAATGTTGCTTGCATGTATTTATTGTATATTAGTGTTTAATGATTCCATTCTCTTTCAGATATCGAATGATAGCATCCTGTTCTGAATGTGTGTAATATCTCTTTAGCTTTCTTCTAGTTTGAATAGTATCCAATCCCCGATAAGTCTCCACAAAAGTCTTGTGGAATTTGAAAGACTTTATCTCTATTGTATTCACTGAAGTTTAGGTTTATAGAGCAGACAAGTAGAGTCGCCGTTAATGAACCAATAAGAATCTTTATCAGTATGGTGTCTAACAAAGACACGATCTTCATAAAGTTTATTGAACATAAACTTAGAGCAGAATGGCTTAGGATTCTCTGGATCTAATGCGGGACCATATATCAGATCTTCGATATCTATATCTATATTGATATTGAGTTCTATTTGAGTCTTCGCCACGATAGCATCCGACCAATTTTGCCAAGATAATACTTTAAATGTTATCATATCCATATCAAAATTATAGATTAGTTTTTTTATCATCATAAAGTTAGTTACTTCTAAGTTAGAAGCATCCAAGACAGACTGCGTGGAAGTCTTATGATATTCTGTCTCTTGGGGCGGCGGGAGTTGAACTATAAATAGTGGACAATTCGAACCTATTCGCTAAATAATATCATGGCAAACAATATACCATACACTAAAGAAGAAATTGTCGAAGCGGTGAAAAAATCGAAGTCTTACTCTGATGTTTATAGACAATTAGGATTACAAATCAATGGTGGGTCATATAAATGGATGAAAAAATTGATTGAAGATAATAATTTAGATATATCACATTTTATGACCAGTGAAGAAAGGATGCGAAGGATGACCGAATTGAGCAATAAGAGCAAAGGAGAGTCTTTATATTCGACGGATAATTTATCAAACGGTGAAAGACTCAGTAGCGGGAAATTACAGGGATTTTTGAAATTCAAAGGGATTGCGTATTTATGTAATTCATGTGGTCTTGATAGATGGCTAGATAAGCCAATTAGATTGGATATAGATCACATAGATGGTGATTGTGCAAACAATCATATAAAAAACCTTCAATACATTTGTCCAAATTGTCATAGACAGAAAACTATTGAACTAGTGGAGACAAAAAATGGACTCAAAACCAAAGCAAAAATATGTAAAGAAAAACCATCAAAAACAAATAAATGTGTTGATTGTGAAAATTTAATCAATATTAAAGCAACTAGATGTCTTTCGTGTAGCGGATCTAAAAGAATTAAAATAAATTACCCGTCTAAGGACATATTATTGAGATTATTATGGGAAAAGCCGACATCATTAATAGCAAAGGATATAGGATGCAGTGATAAAGCAATTGAAAAATATGCAAAAAAATTAGGTTTATCTAAACCAGATCGAGGATATTGGCAAAAACTAAAATATATTAATGGTTCGCGTGAGGATAATTGAACTACCGTACACCTTGTAAGGGCTTTCCATTTATAACCCAGAGATTCTGATCACTGGGTTACCGGAGATTTATATATTAAAATGGTGGACCCGGTGGGTTACGATCCCACTTCCTGCCGTTTATTCTGCAATATCTCAACTTAATGTGATACTGCTAAAGAGACGGCTGCTCGACCACTGAGCTTCAAGTCCTATATTATAAAGTGATCCGGGTGGAACTCGAATCCACAAATTATTGATTTTCGAGGAAAGACTTATTTGATTTATAAATCTTCCCGGAGAAAGTCAATTGCCTATACCAATTCGGCTACCGGACCATTAAATCTTACTTAGTCAACGACTTCCTCAATACCATTAGAATCAATCAACATTGATTCATATACTTGAGAATCATCATTGTAAAAGTCATAAGACATATCCTCAAACTTCTGTTGTGCTTCATCTGCCGAATTAGCATCGATGAAGACATCGATTGTCATTGTTACTTTGTATTGTGTCATGTTCGTATTCTATTATAGTGTTTTATCAATCAAAATTCCAATCTCAAGTCGCATTCTATCAAGTATATAATCAATGTCAATAGCATTATTCTCTAATGGAACATCGTCCATGTATTCTTGAATATCATCTTGATATCCGATAATAATTTCTTCGATTTCTTTTTGGAGTTCTTGCTTGGTCATGTCCTTATTATAGATTAGTGTTTAATCATTTCTTTTACATACTCCATTAGATATAAGCGAGGAGCCAATTGAATCATAATCCAATCAAGGTTATGATAGGAAAAGGATATAAATCCACCAATCGGAAAAAGAAAAAACATGCTAAATGGTAGATCGTCTATATCTTTTTTAAGTGACCATTTTACAAACTTATATGCTGCAAACAAACTCAACAATGCCCCTACAATACCTACAATAAACTGACTTAGACTCATCCAATAGTTATATTGGAGAAGTTCTTGAATGAATAGTGGTATTTGCTCTGCTCCAAAATCAGTAGTCGTCTTAATGGTTTGCTCTAACCAATTAAGTAGATTGATTGATTTTTGTTCTAGTTCTTCTTTCATATTATTTGTTCATTAAATCGTTCCAAACTTCTGTTACTCTATTGATCAATCGACCATCCCATCCCGGAACTCTATTGATTCTCCTAGACTTGATAACACCCTTATCGGTTTTAAGGTTGATAGCTGCCACTCTGATTGCATCAGCACCACACTTGGCAGATAGTCCACTATTCTTATTCAGCGAAGAATAAACCCTAATCTGAAGCCAAGGCTTGCTCTTAGGAATCTTACTATACACTACTTCTTTATGATATCCACTATATTCTTTCACCCAATTCTTTTCAGGTTTGAAAATAGCATCCATTTCAAGTTCTGTAATTAAGCAATAGTGAGTAGCCATGTCAGTATTATATAGTAGTGTTTAATCAATAGAATTGTTGACCTGATCTAGCAATTTAACTGCTTCATTGTATACTCGAAACAATGACCACGTATTTTGATTATCATCATAGTGAGCAGTATCAAATCCAATCATCCAATACTCTAAATCAAAAATATTACAAGTTCTGGAGAATGTCAGACCGCCATGAATATCACAGGGAATATCATCATATTTCATACCATACCACGGATGACCTTTTGGAATAGCTACATATCCATTGGCAAGTCCTCGATCATATAGTTTAATAAACTCTGGATCAATTGGTGCAATAATAATTAAAGGTTGTGCTTTCATATACGTTTATTATAGTTTAGTGTTTTATCAATTTTCTTTAACGTCTTTCAAACCAAGGATGAAAAAGAATGCACACGCAATTCGCATTGCATACTTGGGAAATCCTTCAACATAGAAGATATCAAATACTGTCAATGATCCTGATCGAATAGACCAAGAATATCCAATAAGACCCCAGATCATTCCAATGACATATCCTATACCATTTTTAGTATGGCCCAAGACAAGATAAGCTCCCGTCAATCCAAAGATAAATCTTATACAAGTCCCGATTCCATAAAGACTAAAATCCAAGAATACACCAAAAGAAAGAATAAGTAATCCAATAACGATTCGAAATCCACCGAATAAATTTAATAAAGAATTCATAATAATATTATACCACGATTCATCTGAAAAGGGATTGGACCTAATCAGATGAATCCACCCACTTGTTTATCAAACTCCAGCCACCACTAGAGTTTCGATATCTTCTTCGACATGATTACACTCAGCCGTAAGTTGTCGAGTAAGTTCTTCCAACTTCTTACGAAGTTTTTCTTGACGCTTACTTTCCTTAGCAGCAGCTTTATCTTCATCAGTAAGAACAGGCTTTTCAAGCTTACTCTTCTTAGCAAGATTCAATCCATCGACAACGATAGCAAATGTATCAACTTCTTGAGCATCGCCATTATCATCAGGTAGAAGACCCACTTGATTGTTGAATGCAACTTCAAGTAGAAGTGCAATCACACCCTTATCAGTAAGATTATAATTAGCCTTCAGAGTTTGAAGGGTTGCCTTTTGTTCTTCGCTAACATTGATAACAATTTGTTTAGCGACCGACTTTGTTACAGTTTCAGTTTCCATATACGTTTATTATAGTTTAGTGTTTTATAAATTACTTTGACCACATTTCATAGAGAATATATCCAATCAATGCGATCAATAGAATTGCGATGACTAACCCAAAGCTAATCCAGATTGGTGATAGAACCCACCACCAAGACCATGCAATGTATCCAGTCAATTTTAAACCAATGAATAGGACGGTCAAAAGACCCGCAAATCCGATTCCGCCAGATGATGTATTATTTGTATTACTCATAATTTTAATATTCTAGTTCTTCTACTTCATATCGAAATGCTTTGAATATATCTGACTCATTCCAACGATGAAATTCATCCTTGAGAAGAAGACTATAAGCTGCGAATAAAGCATTCGTCAAAGACTTATGATTAGAGTATTCAACGTAATCAGTTGATGGTGGTTCCCAATAAGAACCCGAATCATGAGATTCATAACCAACTTCAAATTCATTAAAGTCTTTATCTGTCATCACACTAACACCATCAAATTCAATACCCCATGGGGAATCCAAATCAGTAATATACTCTGGAATTTTATAAGTCAACTCGGTTCCCTTAGTTTTAAGGAACTTGATGAAGCTATCCAGAATAGTATTACAGAATTTAGTATTACGGATAATCATTCGGATTTCCGATTCATCTTCTGTTCCATAATTAGGTTCGGCCATGTGCCAATCTTTATCATCAGTTTTGACAAAGAGAGCGGACCAAGATTTATCATCTTCTAAAAATTCTTGATATTCGAATTGGATCATGTCAGTATTATAGATTAGTGTTTTATTGATCTTCTTCGTATCCAATCTTCTCAAGATGTCTCCACCGATAGATTACTTCATCATCTTTACTGACTTCTTTTACCATATGACCGTTCTCATAAGCTTCTCTTTGAGTATCACGAACGCCTTCTTGATAGATCCTAAACTCTTTAGGTAAAGCAATCATCAGCAATACTAATGATTGAGATCCTACAACCAAACCAGACACAAATGCTGGGTATAAATATTCTTTTTTCATATATATTAATCAATATCTTCTGGGATATCGAGAAGATTCTCCAATTTAATATTGTAGACCGGAGGAGCCTCGGAAGGTTCCATAAGTTTCTTAGCATCTGAATTCGTCAAATAAGTTGCGAAAGTTGCTTTATCGACAATCTCATTATTAGCATAATAGATACTTTTCGGACGATGCGAATCACATTGAGATGTAGTCATACGAAGATAGATTACTTCCTTATCACTATCCTTTGGAGTATGAGTGATAAGGTATGGGAATAGACTCTTACCTGTATCTTTATCAATCATCCAGCTACCGAAAGGTAACTCTTGAACTTCACCTCTTGTTCCATCAGCAATTCCTTGCTTGATCGATGAAAGATTGGCATAATTTACACCAGCTTGAATAACAGTGCTTGTAACTTTCTCAAGTAAAATATTCTTAAACTCTGCTTTAGGTTTAGGATTGCTACGATAGCGCACTTTTACAAATTGTCCTTTGCTATTTAAAATTTTATTTTTAATAGCGTCGGCAGATAATGGATTCACAGTCGTTGTCATGTCAGTATTGTATAGTAGTGTTTAATCAGATTGTTTGAACGAGAGATTCATCAAGTGTCTCACCATGGGTGAAGATGAACCCATCAAAAAGATATAAAATACGGTCCCCATAGTTGGAGATCATAATATCTTCGATAGAATTTGAGCGGACGAATGTCTTTTTGGTCATGGAATGTCTATGTGAACCAGTCATCCAATCATCAACCCAGATTATCGTATATTCTTTCATAATTATTTTGTAATTTTAAGATTGCTAACATCAACACCAAACTTATCAGCAATTTGGTCCATTGTCAATACAATTTCTTTAGCGGCTAGACGAATGAACTCTTCCTGAGAAAGACGCGTACCATGCACATACCATGCTTTATATCCACCAACATAACCAACATACATTGCTGGTCCATCAAGACGATGACGCTTGCCTTCAACATACCATTCTTTAGATCCATTAGCAAACTCCATTGCTGGACCATCAATGCGATGAAGAATTTTCATAGCTGCATCGCTATAATAATGCTTAGTGCCATATTCGTTAATTTTAATATACTGGTTCATAATTATTTGTATTTTGCAATTAGTGGATGTTCATTATTAAACTTATATTGTCTACCTTGCCAACCACGAATCTTAGTTCCCTGTTCATTATAGAAATGAGAGATTGATCCATTAGTGGACGCAGTAATCATATTAGTCGTTTTAATAGCGGACTCAATACTTGCATCGTAATCCTTGAGAGTGAGTTTATAGAATAGAGTGAATAGCGTCTTCATGTCAGTATTATGTATTAGTGTTTAATAAGTAATTCGCATCAGCATCCATTACATTATCCTTTAGTAGGATAGAATATGATGCCACCATCGTAACTTCATTGAGTGGATCAGCATGTGAAATAACTCGTTCTCCAACCATACCATCAGAAACTATATGCGTCTGCATACCGATCACTAAAACTTTGCTACCTTCTTCGACAAGATAGTTAATATCATGAAGAAATCCCATGTTATCAACTGGTTCGTAATATCTATGAATGTTCATTAGTATTTTTCTTTTACGTAGTTTACTCCATCATAATACCAAATGGCCTTATATGAAATCTCTCTGAGAATTCTGTAACAATTGACACATGGTTTAGATATAGCAGGATCATTAAGATTATTAATCCTTACATTGTAGAAAGTTAGATGACTACAATCTTCAAGTCCCATACGAATTAATGATGCTACTTCACTATGAATACCAGCAACATAATTACCGATAGATCTAGTTGATTTATATTCTCCATACTTGTAATGGAGATTCTGCTTATTATAAGAATTGTTAGCCAAACAAATCAACTTAGATCCATGATATACAAACGTCGTATGGAATGACTTTCCAGATTGTTGGAGGGGTTTTAATGCTCTTGTAATATCTTCAAGACGGGAGAAATTAACAGCCATGAATGAATTATAGATTAGTGTTTATACAGTCAAAGCGAATCCAGTCTTATCAATCTTAGCGTGACGCTTACCTTTAAGTGCAACAATACAACCTTTAGGATCAAGAAATCTAAGATCATGATCATCACCATTCACGGCACGTTTACCATTAAATTTCTTTGGCTGTTCACCATTAAAAACAATAGCGACATTCCCTTTACTTCCAAGAATAGCTTGGCATTTCAAATCATTATCTTCCTTCCTAGAGAAAGTGAGGTGATAATTCTTAGGCAATTTCTTGTCCAAGAACTCCACCATCCTATTAAAGTCTGGAGTGTAATCATAAAACTGCACATCATCAAACATCTCCAAAAGAGTTACACCATTATGTTTGATCTTATGCCAAGGTAGATCACTTGTAAGATTCAAACGAAAGCATGGAGTCAATCCATTCTTTACAGATTTCTTAATAGCTGAAGTGATTTCTTTAATAAGTTGTTCCATGAACCCACTCTTATCTGTAAAGAAGTATTTGGTTTTATTGATACGTGCCAATTGAACAGATGAATAAGCACCCATGCCAGCAGTATTTAAACAAGCTGCACGGCAACCAGCACTAGAGTTCTTACATACATTAAATCCAGAAAGTTTTTCAGGTGCAAGATGAATCCCGAACGAAGCGAAATTAAAAGCTAAAGATTTTTTCAATTTTGTATTAGTGGTGAGCAAGTTCATGGACGTATTGTATAGTAGTGTTTAATTGAATCTTTTCTTGAAATAAGTAAACTGTCTTTGTGAACCTAGAGAGATAGTAATATCAAATCCTTTGATTCCTAATCTCTCAATCTCTTTATAAGAGAACTTATAACCACGCTTCCCACAATAATATACAATGGATACTAGTTTATCTATATTTCCTAATACTTGATATCTAGCAGTAACTCCATGGGGAAACATCTTCTTAGGTTTACCAGTATAGTTTGCACCGGGAACCGAATAGGCAACTATATTAGGAAATTTACTCATGTAAAATTACAGGTTTGTTTGAAACAATCAGGCTTATCGATTCTCTTATATTGATACTCCTCGTTCATCTTATACCAAATCTCTGCGTCATCGTCCCAACAAGTAGGATCTATACAATCAAGTTCCCTACGTTCAATTAGAAGATATGTATAATAACACTCACAGATGCCATAGCAATCATCTTGAGATTCAATCATTTTAATCAGAGCATCAAGATCAAGGAAACTACCACGATAAGCCTTGCCCAGTGATGTTTCTGGATCAAATGATGGGGGATTCTTTACTCTCCATTCATTGGAAAAGGCTCTGCGTTCTTCTCTATTCATACCGACAGTTGCTTCATCATAAGCAACTTCTTTTACTCTAATTCTGTACCATGCATCGATATGACTCTGTGACATCGCTATCAGATTGTATACGTATTGTTGGGAGTTCATAAGTTTATCAGATTTAAAAGTTTATCAGATTTAAAAGTTTATCAGATTTAAAAGTTTATCAAAACAATAAAGTTATTATATTATAGTGTTTTATCAAAAGTTTTCTTCAATTTGAGCAATTCTCTTTCAGGGCAATCTGATGAATTAATCCATCGAATGATTCCATCCATGGATGTTCCTGAAGTTCCGCCGCATAGAAATGCTTCAACATTATCAACTGCGTCTTCATGAAGCTGATTGAGATCAGCATTACCTTCGACAATGGATTCGAAGATCTCATCATTTTTTTCGAATTCAGAGACAATCTCCTCGTATTCATCGTCTGATAGAATTGGAGGTATGTTGTATTGTGTAATATTACCATTCAATAAATAAGCAACGTCATACTTATCATGTGTGGATACCTCTGCCAAGTCGTGGATGGCTCTTAGAATATAATCTTTTCGATCTTGTTCCATATTAATGTTCTTTCAAAAATGCTGATAAAATATCTAACTTATACATTCCCACCGTCATCATTGATGCATGGGAAGCGAACTCATATAAATTAGCAGACTTGAATTTTGTCCCATCGGGATAAACAAACGCAAGTATAGTAGGATGGAGTTCATTTATAAAGTCTGGTTCATAATCTGATACTCCAGCCATTTTCAGTTGTTTGTAAAGTTTCTCACAACTTTCTCTGGAAGATGGAGAATTACCTTGGAATATAAATCCCTGCCGCTCTGAATAATTATTCTTCAGTTCTTCTAAAGATAAACTTTTATATGTCATAAATTATGATCTAATGTAATAGGTCGAGCCATCAACATTAATCTCGAAATAATCAGAAAGAGCTTCTTCGGCAGCTCCATCCCAATCCATTTCCATATGATTCCACGGCCATTTACCGGATTCAAACTCTTTAGGCATCTCATAACAATCATCGATAATGTCTTTGATATAATCTGAGAAGTGTGTTTCATGGATAAGAGTCTCTCCATGGTTCCAATCAGGTGAGTCCTCTCCTTCAGAAATTACTTGAGTGAGAGTATCAAGTTCATCCTTATCGTATGATTGATTGAATTGATCCAATGCTTCTTGAGCTTCTCCAACTTCATTTTCAGCATCTTGAAATTCTGCCAACGATGACTCAGAACCTTTAATATTTTCCAGTTCTAATTTAGCTTCTTCAAAAGATTCCACAAGAGCATTAAATTCATCTTGTAGTTCACCGTGACGTCCAATAATAGAACGTGAATCGATTGTATTGTCTCCCCAATTAAATGTCGTCTTCATATGGTTATTATATATTAGTGTTTAATCGTTTAAAATTTTGTTTCGCCATACCATGAACTCTAGGTATTTTTCAAATGATGCAAATTCACCATCGGATAACCATTTGTTCCATCGTTCTTGAATCTTCTGATCTGGGTGTTGTTTTTTCTTATTCATAAAAAGGTGAGCGTGGCTCCGCGCTATTATGGATACATCTTCCCAACACCCCATTAGCTAGATGGGCAGTCAGGATACGTAATATCTTCAAGCGACACTCATTAAAAATTTGTTTGTTTGATATTATTTGGTGGTATATTTTTTGTAGTGAAAACCGCATTGTAATTTTTACTTTTCGGAAACATCGGATCTCTGTATAATTCGTTAGGATGCTCAATTTCCAAAACCACCATATTCCTCGTAAAGAATTTTGAAAGATTTTTGACTCCATTTGATTTAGCAGTCTCAATTTTAGAATTGCTTAATTGTTGCTTCAATCTATTTAAAATGGAAGCATCCTTCGTCTGAATCAGATAGATTCTACCTCCGGGATGTGAGAAAACTGTTGTAGATTCTCTAGGGGACAACCCAATCTTTTGTATTTTAGGTAAATAAAAATTATATGTTATATGATAGAAAGGTGCTACCAACTTATCCTCATCCGATAAGAGTGTTGGATACTTTGGTTCAATCAGTAATTTATATTGATAAAAGGAATTCCTTGGAAGAGTCTGCCCTACAAAATAACCATATGTGCTCAGTTGTTTATTCAACCTTTCGACGAATGGCTCGATACTAGAACTCTCTTCAACAAATTCTACATATATATCAATTGTTTGAAGATCACCGATCTTAGAGAATGTTATATCGAATTCCCGACTTTTGATATTTTGTAAGAATTTTATTACATTCTCTCTAGGATAAGATGTGATTAATCCTTCGTTTATCTCATGAGTCCAACAACTTTCACCAAACTTACCGAATATTGAATAATCTTCTGGAATATATTCAAATAAATTAAGGTAGTAATTAAATGCTTTGTCAAATTTACTCATGATAATTATTTAATCTGATTAAATGGGTGGGAATCGAACCCACGATTAACAGCTATTGACCATTTCAGGAATATTGATTCAAAGGTAACGTTCCCTATGATTCAATATTTAATCCTTCCCGCATTTTTCGAATTAATGCAACCTCGTAACCACAGAGGATTCCACTCAAAACTATTTACAAATTCACACCTTCGAATCCCAAATGCCCAGCGAGTGCGATATCTTCATAATCGAGATCTTTAAAATATTTTACTGCTCGATTTTGAAGATTCTCAAATGCATCCAACACAACCTGCTCACGATCTTTGACTGCTGGAAGATTATATTGATCAGACATTGCACGATTGACCGCAATGGCAGTCCCAATCTTTTTATTCCACTTATCAGCCTTTGGATTGATAAGACTGAAACCATAATTGATCTTATCATCAGTCTTGACTGCTACGGCGATGCCGCGAGGTTGTTTAGTTTCTGGATCTCTAATATATTTTTTAATGATGGTTTTCATAATGTTATTATATTTTAGTGTTGTATCAATTAAAGTGTTTGAAAGGGGTGGTCATATTTCAAACCACCCCTTTCAAATTAATCAGCCTACTTCAACATAAGTCACCCCATCATTAGTCCAGAAATATACTCCTAAAGATTGAAGAGCATCCAATACTTGTTGCTTAGTAGCCCATCCCGGCGAGAAACTATTCTGAATTTGTCGAAGTGTTACTTCATCGAAACCTTCATCATTTTTATTAGATAGATAACGTTCAACACGATCAATGAACTCATTACGTTCCCTTACTTCACTAACGACAATTGAATCGGTTCCATCTTCATCGACAACAGATGCGGTGATTTCTTCTACAAAATCTGAAATAACTTCATATTTAGATACACGACACTTTTGACAATCGTAATCACTAGGAACCGATACTACATCGGCAGGATTGACCTTGACTACTACTAACCGTGACGCGAATCCTCTAGCATATTCAAGAGAACCACAATGCAATCCCTTAGAACAATGCTTATTGCGATCATCATCAACATCACGACGACGAACCTCAATCACTGCGCCCACACTATTAAGGATATGTCCTGAACTATTCACAGTTCCTTGTAATACCTTAGTTTCAGTATTACCATGTGAAGAGAAGTAGTCCGATTGAACCCCCTTATATGCCAAGAAGCATCCATCTTCAGTGATAGGAAGTTCCTTATAGTCCAAGAACTGTGTGAGTTCTTCAATACTCTTAGAGCTAGGATTCTTCTCTAGATTCTCCCAGAACTTCTCAAAGTGCTCCAATGGTAATCCATCAGCAATGATGGATAGAACCTTGTCAGAGAAAGCCTTGGGAAGCTTCTCACCTTTATAGAAGATCTCTTCACCTTGGATATCGAATCCTTCAGTTTCTTCGATAACCTTATCAACTTTAACAATAGTATTCAGAATACTTTCGACTTCTGATTCTTGTTGATCCTTTGGAAGTTGAAAGACTTGAAGAATCTTAGGATACTTACGGTCTGTCTTCTCGACCCGGATATTCTTTCCATTAATGAAAAGAATAATTGCTTCTGTATTAATTGCGTATTTCATATCTGTGTTTATTATATACTAGTGTTTTATAATGTCAATTCATTTATTATTGCATTTTCAGAATCTTACGAAGATCTTCTCTTGTCACCTTAGAATTATAATTATAATTGTCCATACAATTAAGGATTCTAGCTCTGGTGCTGTTCTCTCGCAAGATAAGATTTTTAACTTTATTAAGTTTAGAGATATTATCAGGATTTTTACCAATAACTTTGATAGTCCTCAATGAGGGATTCACCATACGGAACAGTGCAACTTTGACTTGATATGCAGCATTCTGCATGTTTTCCTTGATCTTTTCTTCTGCACGGATCTCTGCAAGACGTTGAGTGTATTCAGTTGAATTTGGAGTAAACCACCCAAGTTCGATCAACTGGTCATACATTTTTTTAGAGTTACAGATCCAAAAACGATTGGATGATCCATAATCATTAGTAAGACCAATCACCCGCATTTTAAGGAGGTCGGAGTTGGTAATCTTCTTTTCCCATCCATCGGAAATACCTTCATCATTGAAATGTTTCTCAGTGACATATTCATCAAGATCTTCTGCTGTATACGATCCATGTTTGCTCCCATTTAAAAATACAAGATACTCCGCAGTCCCTGATTGTTTAGGGAGTTTAGGGAGTCCAAGTTGTTTAACATCGACAAATGTAACATCAGATAGATCGAGAGTATCACTCGATACACAATCATTAGACGGTTTAAGCATCCAAATGATTTGAGTATTTGGAAAAATTTGACCGATAAACTTATCTAGGCGACTGATCCAAGACTTATACGATTTAATATTAGGAATGAGGTAGATGGTATATTTACCATTCGTAATATTATGATTGTAACCAGTGTGTAGAAATTCCAGTTTTTTACGAAGATTCCAAGAATCCGGGAAAGTATTCGAAAAAGAATATGTAAACCACTCCCCCTCATAGTTTGAGTTATGATTATAGGTGAGAACGGATGCGCCAAACTTAGGAGTCACGATCTTGGCTTTATCCTCATCCATCAATTGATTTAGAGCTAGTTGAATCTCATCAAGAACCTTACGATTTGATGGAGTATCTTCGATGTCTTCACGGGAGATTGGCACAGTGAGTTTACCAATAGGCACATCGACCACAATCTTACTACGACAAGATTGAATCTTTAAATTAGAATTGGAACGATAGATAATTCCACCCATACGAATAGCCACACTCGAAGTGTAGTAATCAAAATCGTTATCATACTTATTGATAGTATAGCCATTAATGACTTTAGATAGTAATGGCTTAAATGGCGTGTTCACAGCACCATGCTGATTCGTAAAAATAATATTAGAATCAGGTAGAAAGTTGGTTACAAATTTTTGAGTGGTCGATTGGAAATCGTAATACTTATTACTAACATCCAAAGATACTTCTAGCCCAGATTCAGTAGTTGGTTCTGGATCAGATACCTTATAAATTTCTCCAACAGAAACACCAGAATCACCAGCACCAAGGATACAAGCATATTGTGTCTTGAACCCTTCATGATATGATGTGATATAAAATGTATCAGATACTGCAAATGGACTAAGCGCACCAATACCAAATCCACCGACTTGATTATTATTATCACGCTTATCACTTCCACCATACATGCCGTAGATATTACGAATAGAGTCTTCACTTAGACCCTTGGCATAATCCCTAGAACTCCACACGTATTGACCATTGATATTCTCAATCTTAACCTCTACGGCTTTAGTAATACCATATTTCACATGTTCATCTTGAGAGTTAGTGATAGTTTCACGAACGCATGCAAGAACCTTATTGGTATAAATTTTATCACGAAGATAGCTTGCGAGCATATCTCCAGCACCTTGAGCAACACCCATTTTGGATACTGCCATGTCTTCCGATGCGATAGTAGGCGAATTCTTAAATTGTAGTTTCATAATGTGATGTAATTATAGATTAGTGTTTAATTGCTTTTCTTGAGGAGAATTTGTTTTTCGTGTTGAAGCATTTTGAATTTCTGATTATATGCCCAAATAACAACCTTTAAGTTTTTATCTGTAAGTCCATTACCAGTCTCGGATGTGAGAACGCCCATTATCAATTTTTGGTTATCTTTCAAATCTTGAACAGTCTTATTCAAACTAATGAGTCGTTTTTGTTTTTCTTCCTGATTCATATAAGTATTATAGATTAGTGTTTAATCAGATTGTTTTCTGTCCAGTAATCACTCATAACAAAGTTTGTAGTTTTTAGGATTTTCTAAAACGAAAAAATCAAAATGACCATCCTCTTGTAACCCATCAATAACTCTTTGAATGTAGAATTCGGTTTCGTCAAACACCAAAGTTATTAGTTTACCAGTCACATAATTTCTATATTCAATGACAGTATTATTTTCCACAGATTCCTCGGAATAATGCTTTAAAGACTTGCCATACACCGTAGACACAATATTTAATTGATTTCAGTTGCTTCATATTTTTATTATAGTTTAGTGTTTAATGGATACAATCCAGTCTGGTTGTTCTCTATTAGTCCATTTGAAGATATGCCTTTTATCGCCATTATAATAATTGTGATATGATTGAACGGGATCACTAGTTTTATATTGATCAGGCATAGCCAATGCAAACTCTGTCATGCCGACTTTAGGAAAAGATAGAAGATGGCGATTGTCTGCTACCCATTTGAGTAGTAGAGAACTAGCATGGACTTTATCATATCGAATGATATTCTCTTTACTAAGAGCAAAGACATAATCGACCACGTATTGAAAATTATCCTTCGAAGCTCTAGTGAAGATACTACATGGATGATTTACATGGGTTGATCGATAAGGAGCATCTACACCTTGATAATGGAAGGTAGTGCAAATAAGTTGCATTGCTTCTAGGATCATTTTACCCACATGTTTATCCACATGATACTGAGCATTTTTATCGATATTGTTGTCTAAAATAAATAGGTTCATATTGAGATTATATATTAGTGTTTTATCGCTCACAAAATCTAAGACTTTCATTGATTTCTGTATTGGGCAGTTCCCATTTAGAAATTTCCTTGGAATTGAGAGGACGGATATGGCGAGCATTAATATAATGCCTGCAATTCTTGCCATCTTTAGGAGCCGGATAGATTACAAATGTCTCTCCTCGATGATAAGAACCATAATCTGATTCATGATTCAAAAAGAATACCCTTGATGTTCCTACTTCCGCTTTATCGACAGGTGCTTTGAAAAACAATCCATTATGCTTAAAGATAACATTATCCTCTACGAAAGTTACACGGACCTTATTATTATCTTTCTTCCACTTGGAAATTTTATTCTCACCAAGGATACCATTCAACACATAAAATCCACGAACTTCTTGAACACCACAATATCCAATAGATACAATCTCCCCATCTTGTTCAAAGGCATGGAGATCGACCCTCCATTTGAGGTTATCATCATGGCCGATTTTATCCACCACTATAGAATAAACATCGTCCCACTTATCTCCAATATGTTTTCTGAGAAGACGATCAAGAGCATTGGAGGGATATTTTGACCGATAGGCCAAATTATTTGATCCCCGTGAAGCAAGCTCATCCAAAGATTCATCATCCTTGATCTGATGAATCTTTGGATCTTTTCTGATCATATCATCATAATCACTTCGACTACTTCTAAAGTAATCTTTCTTCTTATGTTTGTCAGGCTTCATATGAGTATTGTAATTTAGTGTTTAATCACCATTCCACGTAAACGTAACTATCAGTAATCTTTTTCTTCTTAGCAGAATCAGACACATCCCTCAGATACTTCAAGCATATATCACCACTAGGAAATCCACAAACTCCTTCGATCTTGATATCTCCGTCCATATTAACCTTACCGAAACACATCATCTCTTCAAAGTTTGTAAGAATATTAATTATTCTGAAATTACTCCAAAGCAAGTTTCTACTGATCTTGATAAGAGGAATTAGCTCTTGATATGATAATGCATCGAAAGATGCCCAATCATCCACAAAATGGGATGGTTTTAGATTAAAGGTTTTCAGAAATTCATTCATAATAATGACGCACACCCATCAATTTTCATGATGGGTGTGCGGGTTAGCTCCATCACTTCTTTAGAAGTTTTTTGCGACACGTTCACGGATCTCACTTAGAGTCTGATCATGTGTCAAAATACCATCAAGAAAAACGGTTTTAAGTTCGCCTCCAGATTCCTCTTCTTCTGTGCATTGGTCCTTTAAAACATATTCACCATCTATTAGATCAACTCTTAGACGACCTTTGGCAGATTTTTTGAGTCCATCGTCTGTGATGGGATCTTTATAAATATCATAACCAACACCATCAACCTGCGCCCATGTCGCTTTAATAGCCATTCCGAGGCAATCACGGGTCAATAGGTTTAAAGTATAAGACCCCACACCGAATACGATATTATTAGATGCAAATCCTTTTTCTTTAAGACGGGTTAAAATATCAAATGCTCTTTGTTGAGTGATGGAATCCCCATAAATTAGGCCCACTCGTTGATTCAGCATCTTATAACCTTGTTCAGATACAGTTCCACCGAAAATTTCCCACAGACATTCGACAGAACCTTTATATTCATTACTACCCACGGGAGCAGTTGGATCACCACAAATAATATGAACAGGATTACCACTATCAGGTCTAAACACAACTTTAGCTAACCCAAGTTCATTAGGTTGCCGATTTAAAATATCATCTTTAAGGATAGTTGCATACTCTGTGATAACTTTAAAATAGTCATAGGTGTCGCTCACAAGACTAACAATTCCAGTAGGGTAATGTTTTGTGATAGCATCTCTAAAGAATTCTAATTCTCCCGTCAATGCAGTTCCGAGACTACTCACACTATGTTCCGATGCTGGGACAGATGCTGCAATAAGTTCTTTATCAGCGTCGGCATTGTAATAATCTTCCAGTAGATCAATAGCTGGAATCGTATCGGTCCCCATAAAGCTTAGAAGGAATGCCGCGCCATTGATAGCAGAATCATGTCTACCACTCATACCACGAAATTCGAACCCATGTCCTTGAAAACATACCCCATCAGTATTACCAACGGTTTCCATCGCAAACTTGTTAAACATTTTACGAAATTCAAATGCAATAGTGGCATTAGTGATAGGTTTCCAAGTTTCACAAGAAATAATAGTTTCAAGATAGTTAGTCAACCAAGCAAATTTAGGGTGAGTATTGGTGATGGTGAAATAAGGAACTTTAACATTAACCCTGCTACCTTCCGGTAACGCTTTGATACGAATTGGTAGATATCCAAGATCATGCAGTTCCTCAAATCGGGTCATATCGACGTTATCTTTACCTAGATATGCATCACAACGACGTTTAAATTTCTTAATGACAGTTTCCTTTGGAAGATTGAAAAATCCATCATTGTAATCATTAATTAAAAAGTCTATAATGAAGTGTTGCAATCCGAAAATTACAGATTTATCGTCATAAAATTCTTTAAGAACTGGTAGGTAGCTACTATCTCTGGGTGTTTGGTTGGCATAGATATACTCCGTCAATGGGTCCATGAACCCGTGATGAGATAGTTTATATGCGTCCGTCTGTGTTAAGGGATTTGTAATCATGTTATTTAATTTAATCCTCGCAAAGAGAAACCTTTTTACTAAATGATAGTATGAAGGAAAGAAAATGGACACGAGAAGAAGAGCAATTTCTTATTGAAAATTATGAATATATGAAAATTATATTTTAGTGTTTTATTATAAAATCTCTAGATTATCTTCGACGAATTTTTTCGTGTTTGTATACAACTCTCCTTTAGATCCGATAGCAACATAGTCAGGATAAGCTACATTATCAATTGTTCCTTCCAGAGTATCAATCTCGAATGGTTCAACACCTTCTGGGATTTCTACTAGTGTGGTAGTAGTCTTTTTAATGTATTGTGAGCGATCTCTAAGTTGCAGTTCATGCACAATCTCATATGTATCTCGAAACACATCAGCTTTGATTGGATATTCCTTACCATCAGGTTGAATGATGATCAAGTCCTCGTCAGGATTGCTCACAAGAGGCTTGTCTGACCATGCAACCTTAAATTCTTCTATGCCGTTGCACGCACGAATCGTTACGGTTGTCTTTTTGCGGACAGTTACACGTTTCCAATCACTTGGAATATCTTCAGTTGTTTTTAGTTTCATAGTTTAATATCAAAGCAAGTTACTTTACTTGGTAAAAAGGATAGTTCGCCCCAATTACGCTTAGAGTTAGTAGTGTAAAAGTGATCAAAATAGTTTACCATTTTATCAAGTCCTTCCATACAGTCATTGTGTGCAGTGAATAACATCAGCTTACCGCAATTCTTTTCTTTTAGTTTTTCACCAAGACCAATGAACGTTCCACCCATAGAGGTAATGTCATCAGTAATCAAACATGGATGCCCTTCCAAGTCATCAGCATCAACAAAGAACTCTTTGATACTTCCATCTCGCACATCTCGAATCTTTTCGCACCGCACAAGATTAAATTGCTTGATCTTAAATGTATTGCTCAAATGCTGAACAATTTTGTTTACTCGTTTTCCAGCTCCTGCATCTGGACAAACAATGTTAAAGTGGCGTTCACCTTCACAAGAAGTTATAACTTTCTCCACATATTCCAATTCATCAAGAACAGTAACATTATTAATCAATGCTGGAGTCACTTCGCTATGAGGGCATAGGATGATCACTTCATCAAATCCACAACCATTAATCATATCAGTAAAGACTTTGATAGTCAATGGTTCACCTTCATTACATACTCGGTCTTGACGAGCAGCAGGGAAGTATGGTAGAATCAACTTAATGTCCCTAAAGCCCATCCTGCGAGCAGCATCATTAGCGAGAATGATGTCGAATAGATCGCCAATCTTATTGTATCGTTGAGTAATAATAAGATTGGATTGTGCAGTAAACTCGCATACCGTTGTAATTTGAAAATGTGGTTCTCCGCCCTTGAAGTCAAATTTCTTATGATCTAGTCCCACCCCATCCTTGTAGGGTGAGAAGTCTTTATCTAAATTTAAGATATAGGGAAATTCGGATTCAGCTTTCCAGTGAATGTGTTGACGCATATTAGTAGTGTATTATAGTGTTTTATTGATAAAAGGGGAATCCGGTTTCGAACTTCAAATCTTCAAATGATCTAAGGTTTGAGTTTTCAACTTTTACAACTAACAGTCTGAGTTTTGATATCTAAGTTTTCACCACTAATCGAAATTAGTGTATGTCTTATCAGTATCATTATCGGGGGTCCGTTAAAGGTTCTTCTCACCAAATGGCGAGGGAGTTGTATTCGAGTCTTATCCACTCGAAACCGGAAATAGGTTTAGATTTCACAGGTCGCTCAATAATCACTATATCGTTCCACATGATATGATCGTTGGCCAAACGATGAGCCAAGGTGGATTGAATAAAGCTGGCAGCATTAAGCCTTTTACTTTAAGTAATATTGGGTCAAATTGCCCACGTTGAAGTCTAAAAGTTATATGGGTATGTAGGTTGTCATCCTACTACTGACGAAGCAATGTGTCGTCTACATAGACTACCCAAAAGTATTTAAATTAAAGTTTTTTGATTAAAATCATCGATTTCATCCTGAAGATTTTCAATTAGCTTTTGAGCACCATCACGTAACTCTAGAATTTCTTTAGATGTGATACATGAATATTTATTGCAAGGAACTATCACATATTTACCCTCTCGATACTCTGACTTTTCAGTTGCCTCGACAGCAGGACCAGAATTTCTAAATTGATTCCAAAAAGCCAATTCAGATTTTGCCTCTGTAAGTTTAATCAACTTATCAGCAATCCCAATATTCGCCATTGCGATTTTAGTTTTCAAATCAATGAGATATGCCCACTCTTCTTGAAGTTGACCTAAGAGGTCAATACTTGAAAGGTCAAGAACTTTACCTTCTTCATATGTATTAAATTCCTCTACTTGTTTTTGTAGTTTGGCAATTTTACCAGAAATACGATTTTTTTCTTTTAGTGCTCGGGAGATGTTAAATTTCATATTGTTTTTTTTCTATTCTAAAGTTGTGATTCATTATAAGTCCGGTTTCCCAAGAGTCAAGACATTCATTCCAAATATCTTGAATCGAATCATCTGGGCATCGAATACATTCTCTGATTGCGTCGGTAATTGATTCACATATTCGCTGTTCTTGATTCATATTATTAAAAAATGGCAAAGGTTACTGACTTTTACAGTATTATTATATCCACGACCCTCGGCATGGTATATGTTTGATCCACATCATTGGACGGTGTTGGAGAGCATGTTGGGTAATGATTCCAACAAACTTATTATATATTAGTGTTTAATCTGTCAAAATGGCACCAAGGGCTAGAATCGAACTACATCTTGGCTGTTACAAACAGCCTGCTCTACCAATTGAGCTACCTTGGTTTTAATGAAATTGATTTAAAGTTTTGCTAATACGCCAAAAGAGAATTAGACCTTACCATTTACGGGGTGTCCTTTTACTATCCACGATGATTTTCCAAAGAATATACGAATCACAGTCAATCACGAACTCATCATATATAGTGGAACATTTCCACTGTCTTAGGAACGCTTCGCTCTACTTATTTTAAGCGATTGCTGCTTCTAAGCCAACGCCCTTTAAATCAATTTCAAAATTTATCAATATGTATGAATTGCGTTATTTCGCAGTTCTACCCCCAGATCACGTGTATCAACATTAACCCACTCGCTCACATGTTGGTTCTTCTTAACGAGAACTCGTTGATTTCCGCCTAGTAGTCGGAAGCTGCCATCAGGATTACGTTCTGCCATGATCGAAAAGATCTTACGAGTCTTTAATTGATCAGGATTACGCATCCATGCTTTGTCTTTACGTGAACTAACGGCTGTCTTGGTTTTCTTTTTCATCGTCTGTGTTTTGTTTTGTTGTGTGTTCTGTGTCTTCATAATTTTAGTATTCTGGGTCAAAGTTCTGTCCATTTCCATTTTCTAAGAAGTGTTCGACTTCTAGCATATTTTGCAGGTCATTGCTCAATTCTCTATCTAGTTTACATTCTTTCAACAATATTTCAAGTTTTTTAATATGTTCATCGGTATTTTGATAATCACTTACATCATCCAATTTTTCCCGTAAAAACTTTATTTTTTTATTCCTTTGTTCTAATCTAAGGTATAATTCTTTGATTAATTCTGTGTATTCACTATCCTCTGTTTCGTTCATAAATTATCGTATCGTGGAATCGTGGTGATCCAGTATATTGACTGATTTGGTGGACATCACATCCTCAATGTCATCGAATGACCATATCTTACCACAGTCGATTCCAATGTCAAGTGTTTTTCCGAGTGGGAATTCTGGTAGTCTCTCAGGATCGGATAGATGACTATGGCCGCTCAAATGAATAGTTCTTCTATTTGAGCCATTCCAAATCTTGCATGGGAAATGGTTCATAACAATCCGTTGTTTCCCAACTTGAATTTCTACATGATTTCCAACAAATGTTAGATTAGGAATTCTTTTAAAGTTAGCGGGGTAAAGTTCGCCACAACACCCCAAACTTTTGGCAAGTTCTTCTTTATAGATGCGGTATGTATTCGACTCATGATTGCCCCAGAGTGCTCTAATGTCTTTACATTTTATACAGTGCAACCATTCTACACATTTTTCATCTGTAGCATTTAAAAACATGTCACCGAGAAAATATAAAATCGCATTCTCTGGGACAGTATCATTGATCAAATTCTGAATCTTAATCGCAGCATCTTCTGCTGAAGTATATCCACGCTGTTTCCAAATCGGAACAGCCCAAGAAGATGGATCATGGAAAATATGCCAGTCGCTACTAAAATAGAGCTTGTGTCTATCTTCGTGTTTAAATTTCTCGATTTTATACATTATTCTTTCTTAAGAGCCTCAATAATTTCATCCATTCCTTGGATAATTTCCACAGTATCGCCATCTTCGACTACTAATCTTGGAACCGATCTCAGATTATGTTTGAAAAAAAATTCTCTGTCTTCTTCGATAGTGAAATCTTTTATATCTACCTCCAAATTTAGAGCTTTGATTTTATTTTTTAGGACCATACAAGGTCCGCATGTCTTAGATGTTGCAAGCGTCTTCATACTCATATTATAGGTTAGTGTTTTATAAATTACTTTCGATACCAGTTTTGATTACTTTATCCTCCAATACTTTATTGTCCAAGATAGTAAAGGCGGCACCTTTTCTCCAATCAGGAAAATGTTGAACAATTTCCATGGCTTGATCCTTTCGGGTGAATGAATCTCCTCGCACATTATGCACTACTAGACGCACTTTGTCAAGTTGTTCTAAAGTTTTATTATAAGCATTGACAATTTTAAGCATGTCATCCTTTAGTCTTTCGGCAACTTCGAAATCTATTGCAACTTCGATGTATTTATAGAAATCCTCATACTTGGTGAATCGTTCAGTAGTCATGAATAGATCAACAACTTGATTGATATTCTTGATACCAGTGCAAATTTTATGCAATTCACAATATTCACTGGCTTTTATCTTCTTCAAGGTTTGACCATCTGGCGAATATAGAACAACGCCTTCCTTACCTCTCCAAGCAGCAACGTCATTGAGACATTCTTCGATGGAATCATACTCATACTTTTGAGGACGCTTAAAACCATATTGTCTACCTATTACATCCAAATAATTTTGGGGATAATATGAACAATCAGCATTTGAAACCGCACCCACTAAGATCAAATCAGGTTCATTAGATTCTCTCAATACTATGATATTGTTGGGAGTGACCCACTCAAACAACCAAGTTACCCCAACTGCTTCAGAAAAATCTTTTTGTTCATTGAAAAAATATATATACTTCAATAGTAAAGTATCGATTTCATGACCATTAGCCATTTGACGAGCATCAGTAGTTCCACGGGTTCTACAAATCCATGAACCCTTATATCTTGATACAATCAATAACGATCCATCCAACTTATGACGAGCATCGATCTTCCACGACTTATCCCAAGGTTGAAAATCGGGTTGTTCACTGAAATTAGTAAACTTTAAAAATCCTTGTGATACCACAAAATTATCAGACTTACGGAGAATACAAGAACGGAATCTTGCATTTTCATCATTCCACTTACATCCGACATGATTCGGAGTGATAAGCCAGCAATCATCTCCTGCGATAACGCAGTCTTTGAAAGTGAATTCTTCAGTCGTTGGTAGCTTCATACTCAGAATTATGGTTTAGTGTTTTATCAAGCAAAACCACTGTCTTCTTATCAATTTCGTAATATACTTGAGTATTTTCATTCACGAAACGATCCCATGCATCTTGCAAATATTCTGGAATTTCTGGAACATCCGCATACTCATCTTCATTAATCTCTCCCAATCTTTCCAAGTAATCCTTAATCATGATTTCTAGTTGACAACTTTTTAGTGTATGTTTTTTAGTTGAACCATATACATAATCTGGGAGAGGATAATCATAATCCCAATTATCCCTCAAGTCATCGATGGCATAATAGAAAGTATCACCTTCGATGATAGGATCGCTGTAGTCGGCTTCTTCTACCTTTATAGCACTATCATAGATGCGCTTATCTCTAGCTTCACAATAAGCATGCATAGCCTTGGAATTACACATCTTAATCTCATCTTCAGTTAGATACTTTTCGAGAACTTGTTTTTGGATGGATTCCATCATATATTCAGTGACTTTATCTTTATCTCCAACATTGAAACATTGCTCTGTTTCTGAATTCATGATGAGAGATTTAAATGTCTTCCCGGTATCTAATACAGGATTGATCCAGTTATTCAAAACCTTGAGAATTTCTGCCCATCTTTCTTCTGTGAATAGTGGTTGAAAATATTCTAAAGGATAATTTGTTAGTTGTATATAATTCATAGTAGTTTTAAATTTTCTCTGATTGTTTTCTCCTGTCTTTGGAGAGTTTCTAATGGCACGTTGTGTACATTTTTCCCATCATGTCTGTTCTCTAACACGATAAATGTTACAATGAATCCGACAGCCTTTGCTGTATCGACATACCTCTTCCAGTCTTGCTCTTTGGCATTAACATTAGCAATGATGATATCTCTATCGGTGAGTGTCAACGCATCTACAAACTTGTTCCAACAATAGCCATGAGCCTTACTCAAACCTGCTGAATACCAATTATAATTACCATCCTTGTCAGTAAAGTAATCATCGGCGCAGCATACTGCCGCATCTGGAAATAGATTACAAAATGTGGATTTTCCAGATCCAGAGCAACCTTTTAATATCAAGAGATGACGTTGTTTCATATTATCGAATTTCTATAGTTTTTGGCCAGCTTGCATATACAGAGTTAAATTTTCCGTTACATATTGTCAAATGAAGACCCCTATAGTAAGGACCATCAACGATTCCGACCTTCTTTTTGATTTGATCTATTTGATCAGAATATACCCGAATATAATACATCAAAAATCCCTTGGTGTAACCACCTTCAACAATGTTTTCATCATATTCAAATTCTACAACTTTCTTATCGTTGTAGACTGCTTTATCCCAATTAATCTTCTTGTTATGGTTAGCTGAATATATGGTAACATGTGCGCCATGAAGGGGAGTGTTCATTCTGATCCAATACTTTTGACAAATAAAATGATAATAAAGTTTGATCAGATCATCAGAGACATCAAGAACCATCCTACCTTTATGGGGTTGAACGCTTATAATACCAGTCGCACGGAGCATATGGTTATTATATACTAGTGTTTTATCAAGTCCAGAGATATTGTCTATTCTTAATAATCCCAATCATTGCTTCAGTGTCCTTATCCTCGATCAGTTTCTCTAACCGATGAACTTCTCTGTATGCTTCTTCGTAAGACATACCATAGATTTCTTCTACAGATTTCATCCTATAAGATTTTACCGTTTTACCATCTTCTTCCACAATAGGATCGCAGAGATCAAGAATATCGCCACCATTGATAGATGTAGGATATGATTCGTCCAGTTCTTCTTGGAGTAAGGATCTATCAGTTTTGATGTATTCATAAATTTCTTCTAATTCTTTTCTGACTGGCTCTCTTGTTGCTCGATAAAGTTCAGAATAAGATTCATTTGTATAACGTTCACCCCAAATGGATTCAAGACCTTCTTCTTTTTCGACAAAATGTTTTAGAATTTCAAAAAGACATAAAGGAACCAATTCAACAGAATCGCACCACGTATTAGGAATCTTCCTAATTAGCCATTTTTGACGCGGATTGAACCATGCTCTCAAGTCATACCATTTCATTTTCCACCAAAATTTATTTGTTATTGTATTCATAAAGTTATTATATATTAGTGTTTAATGTATCTCTCTGAAACTGTTAGTGGTGTCAATGAAGAAAGTTCACCATCGTCAATCAAAAAAACTTCTCCATTTCTAGGAGTTTTCCATTTTTCAAATTCTTCAACAGTCCAACCAAGGAGATACATCAGGTATAGTTTATTAAACTCCCCATGCGCTACTATGATATTATGTTCATATTTACTAGTAGATTTGAGCCACATATCAAATAGAACTACTCTCTGATACGCATCAGCAAAACTTTCACCATTCAAGGGTCGATAAAAGAAATTAAAATGTCCCTCATTTTTTTTACCAGATTCAACAATATCTCTTAACGATCCCCAAGCTCTCTCGACCAAAAGTGGTGATTCTTTAAATTTATTAATTTTATACCCCTCAAAGGAAGATAGTCTGCCACGTATTAAATTTGCAGATTGCGTAGTCCTTTTATATGGACTATAAAACATATTACAGTGAATTGAATCAACTGATGGATATTCTTTCAAAGTATTCGGATAATCCAATAAATCCATCAATCTATCACCTGTTTGGATGGATTGATGTATCCCATTCTGACTCAATTTAATTTCACTATCAAGTTTTCGGAAGTATTCCGATGGATCTATGTTACCCATCGATTCAAAATGTCTAACTAAATAAATTTTCATTCGTATACAGTTTTTCGCCCCTATTCTGGTGGGGCGTTTTATTATTTTGTAATTTTAAGATTGCTAACATCGATGCCAAACTTAGCAGCAATTTCGTCAAATGTCAATACATTTTCTTTAGCAGTTAGACGATTGAAGTCTTCCTCAGAAAAATACATGCCATCAACACACCACAATTTAGATCCATCAGCACGCTCAACTGCTGGGCCATCAAGGCGATGAAGCTTGTCATCTACATACCACCCTTTAGTTCCATTAGCATACTCAACCGCTGGGCCATCAAGACGATGAAGCTTACCGTCAACATACCACTCTCTATTGCCAGTAGCATACTCAATGGCTGGTCCATCAGTGCGATGCAAAATCTTCATAGCTGCATCGCTATAATAAAACTTCTCTCCGTGTTTGGTAATTTTAATATATTGTTCGTTCATAATTATTTTGTAATCTTAAGTTGCTCGACGCTGATGCCAAACTTAGCAGCAATTTGCTCCATTGTCAAGACAATCTCTTTAGCAGTTAGACGAATGAACTCTTTTTCAGAAAGATACTTGCCATCAATATACCATAAGTTATTCCCATCAGTATACTCAATTGCTGGGCCATCAAGTCGATGAATCTTACCATCAACCCACCACTCTTTATATCCACTACTATGCTCAATGGCTGGGCCATCAAGACGATGAAGCTTGTCATTTACATGCCATGCTTTATACCCATCAGCAAACTCAATTGCTGGACCATCAATGCGATGAAGAATTTTCATAGCTGCATCGCTATAGTAATACTTATTACCATATTCGTCAATTTTAATATATTGTGTTTTCATAGTAATGTTAGTTTATCTGTCAACCCTTCAAACATATTATCATAGGCTGGACCGATTGCAATAGCTGTTTTTGTCTTTACTCCATTAAATTCGGTTGCGCCATTATCTTCAACAAGATGAGACAACAATCCTTTGGCCAACGCTGCTTCATGTAGGTCTATAAGCTCTTGCTCTGACTCTACATAACATACAATCTTACGGAAGGAATGGTTAAGCCAATGATCAATTTCCTCATAATGTTTTTCCATATCTGAATGTTTGTTGATAAAACTATACTCATGATAGTCACAGGCCCCATATTCTATGTCATGGTTCATGCGTCCACTTTTAGTTAGGAAAGCCATGCTAGCGTGTGAAGCCTGTGACATTTCTTTTCCTCGTCGCATCTTAAGGTCTTTACGAATAACTATAACTTGTTTTGTATTTTCTTTATTCATATTATTATATCCGTGTTCTTTTATCGTTTCCATGAATAAATTGTCACCCATGCTGCAATGCACAACCAATGAAAATTAATATCTGTATTTAGATGCGGTTGGAATCCTCCTCCATTTGTTGTAAGAGTGGGTTTCCAATACCACCAATTACGACCAAATCGTGGTCTGGTTGGTGCATCAAGCTCCCATTGTTCAAATACCTCGTTTGTAGTTTTACCTGCAAGAGTCGTGCCAAAGAAAATATTCCGTGTAATCTCTTTTATCATATTAGTTTATATTTTACAATTAGTCTTAGTTATAAAATTAACTTTCTTCTTCCATGTCAGATTCTCCAGCATCCCTAGCTTTACATTCTGCTAAATTGAATTTCGGACTCTTAAATTTAAGAACTGGCTTAGTTTCCTTAGAATTGATTTTCAAAACAATACCTTCGTTGACGACACCCGTTTTGCAGAGTTCGCATGTTTTATCAAGATACTTTTCATGTAACTTGTGAAGAAAGTTCTCTCCAAATGAACTATCTAGGGGAATTTCAGGGAATAAATCCGTTACCTTTCCTTTGTAGTATACCGGGACATGTTTTAAACCATGATCTTCACAGAATCCTTCAATTTCATTCCAAGAAAATTCAGTCACTTTTCCTTCTTCATTGGTGTGTGTGACTCTATAAACCCAAAATTCTGATTCGCCTTGAGTTATCCCATAATCATAATTCTTCTGGATATTCCTATTAGGGGAGGCCCACCCTAAAATTTCTCCATATACTGAAATTCCTTTAGGGATATTACCATCCAATTCTTTAGCGTGTTTACCCCAAACGTCTTCACTATATGTCCCATCACGTTTATTTTTGATGATCGAACGACTGGAATATACAAAGAGATAATCAATCGCTGGAATGTCAAACCCAATCATTTTTTTAAACATTGAAAATAATGACAACGATTTCTTGCACAGCAGATTAGCAAAAATTGCCGATGTTCCATGAATTTTGTTAGAGATTGTGATATTATCATTTGGATCGACGATAAAAATATTACGACCAAGTTGTTCAGTTTTCCCGTGGAAATACCACTGACCGTCAACAATTTGAGATTTGATACCCTCAGATTTAATAGCACCGTAATACCATTTGACGACAGGATAGATAGCCAATCTAATTGGTCTAGGAAGGCTACCAATGCTCTTGGATACCCATTTAGGGATCTTGGGTTGTTTGCTATTCGGATCACCTTGAACTTTTGTATCTGGTCGGATATACTTCGTTACAAGAAGGTCATCACCAACTGTATCAAAATTTTCCCCGACATGGAAGATATCATCCTTTAAGTCATAATATCTAATAAGTTCTGAAACTTTAAATAAAAATCCCTGAGACGGAACACCACGTAAATTAATTGCCTTAACTCTTCGTCCTTTAGAAGAGAAGTAAGATTTTGTTACACCATCAGCATTCAACACGGGATCATTAAAAAGATTTGCCCATGACAAGAATTTGGCGGATAAACAAGACTCAATAGGGAAATACGCCAACTTATCATTTTGGGAATATACTCCTTTCCCGACAATAATACTATTTCCAAAAATTTCAACGATTTCTAATCTGTCAGCAGATGGATGAGTTTTAATTTCTGGACACTTGATTACGACTGCTGCGTAATTTGGGTCACAATTTTCACTTATGCTCAATTTCATATCAGTATTATATATTAGTGTTTAATCTTTAAATATTCCCCATTGCCATCTCCGTCATTTTTAATTTCAAAAGAGTGACCATTAATCATAAGGTGTGATATAATACTACATCCCAAGTTAATCATTTGAGTAGGTGTAATATTTCCGATGGAAAACTCTTCATCTTTTCCAAATGATTGAATCCCGTAATAATTAAATCCTCCCATATCTGGATCTGAACTTTCTCCCCCAAACGTATAGAAGGTTTCGTCACCATCTAGCCCAATGTAAATATCATTCGATTCAATTCTCATAATGGTTGTGTTGACTGTGCTATTTTTTCATCGCCGTATTGATAAACTACAAATTCAATTGGGAACCTTTCTTCCAAATCTTGCAACATACCATTCACAACGATCCACGATCCTCCCGCCCTACAACATCCAGTATTCTTAGCTATACCGATAAGGATTACGTTATCGTCATCCCCCATTAATTTACACATATCTTCACACGCTAAAAACATCGCATTGTATAGGTGATCATATTGGCAATTTCTACCCAATACCGATCCATCATTCCCAACACCTACTTGGCCATATAAATTATAAACCCATCTGCCATTAGGAATTACTGCTTTTGAAAATGATCCTAATTTACTTTCAGGAAAATCAAAATTATGATAGTAATCATAGTCTGCTTGATATACTTCTGGCCATTTCTTACTAAGAAAGTAAGCAATTCCTGATCCGTGTGTTTTATATAAGTTTGCACAATGGAATGCACAATCCCATTCTCCTTCTAACAAATCCCCGTAAATATTATTCATTTAAATAGTTCTTTCTTGATATATGACTCCACATCATGTTCATCAATAATCTTATACATATGCCCAACCATTGGATAATGGATTTCAATATATTGTTTTAAATCTTCTTCATTTTCGGCGCAGACAAAATACCTATCTTCACAATCCGCCCCTAAATTGACTTCATACATTTTATGCACGATGGTATCAAAATATACATACTTATATACTCGCCCATATGCTACTCGCAATACGTAATCAAAAACCACCAATATAGTGCTACCAAATAAAATTATTTTAACTGGCCATGTCATGGTGGTATCTCGAATAAGTAGAAACATGACGCCGCAACCAATTAATGACATTATCCATCCATACCAATCGACTGGTCGAAATTCTCTTCCCGTTAGTTTAGGCAAATTACTCATTTTGTTTTAATAGTTCAGAGTTCTCAAAAATGTTGCCGATTACCTCACATCGGTTGGCAACTTCAGCCCAATAATATTCAGTATCTTTATTTTCAAACGAATACATACCTCCATATGTACCCCAGACACAATATGTACCCCAGACACAAGTTAAAATTTCATCTCTAGCCTCCTTTGGATAAGAGGCTCCGTCAAATACATGGTGAATAATATCTCCTTCATAAATCTCGACACCATTCTTATCTTTCAGCCCAGTGTATCGTTGAATATCAAATGGAGATTGTTTGATGCAATTAATACCATCAAAGTAATGATTTGGTTCTTCGGATGGAGAGTACTCGCCATTGCAGTTTACATAGTCTATAATTTTTCCAGTGAAAATATCAAGCATCCAGTTGCTACACCAATGTGTGCCGCTGTCATTGGCGGTTAACCATTGTTTATATTTTTTATTCCAGACTCGGAATTTAATTGTTTCTCGGTTTGTCATAATAGTTCACTGTTTTCAAAAATGTTACCAATCACTTCGATATCTCCTAACATACTTTTATAAAAGCCACTCTTATCTCCAATAAACCATAATCCAAAAGATGGAGCATCTACTAATGGCATGTCAGTAATATAAATTACTTTGGCCAGTCCGCTTATTGGTTTTACGGCAATTTCTTTGTCATCAAATTTGACAATATCACCTTCATAAATGTCAACTCCATTCTTATCTCGTAGTCCAGTATATTGTTGAACAGGATAAGAATACTGATTCAATAGCCGCCAGCTCTGACTGAAATATTCGAACTTGGTTTGTTGGTTATCCCATACTCTAAATTTAATTTCTCTCATTAGTTTACCTTTATTGTTTGTTTCGACATTGATGCTACCACATCACCATTACATAGCAAGCGATATTCGTAAGCATGGTTGTAATGAGATTTTAACATTGCCCATGCTCCTTCGGCAAATGATTTTCTCATACATGAAAAGCTGATTTGCTTACTCCATTTATCAATTGGAGCTGGCATGTAAAATTCAATATCGTAATATTTTTGATTGTGCATGCTTCTAATAGTTCACTGTTTTCAAAAATGTTGCTAATATTAGCAACATTAATACATCTTTACATCATGAGTTATTCACCAGCAGGCACATCTAGCGACTTCAGGCCTAACTCACGTGCCTTTTCAATTTCAGCGAGCTGCACGGCAGTACTATTATTTGATAATAGTTTGGTGGTACCTGCCTGTGTTGCCGCGCTATGTGTAGTTACACGGGCACTGGTTGTTGCACCGTGGCGGGTTGTAGCTGCTGCAATTCCCGCACGATCAGTCATGCCAGACTGAGCGTAAGCTGTCTTAGCAACCGATCCAATAACATGTGCGCCATACGCCATACCTGCAACCGTGGTGGCTCGTTGGAATGATTCTGAGTTGTTATTATTGGCAAGTGTAGAGCCAGTCGGACTGACTGTGACTCCTTCGGAATTTCCACCGAGAGATGCATATGTTGCATGTCCATTGGTTGGTGAGTTGGTGTGAACTAACGTGCATGACGTGAGTAACGCGATAAGCGCGATAAGTGCTACTGTGTTTGTTTTCATATTATTATTATTTATAGAATTTGAAGATGTTATTTTAACATCACATTGTTTTCGAAACTGTTGCTCATTACAACACAGATATTAAACTGTGAAATAGGTTGCGGAGGAGGCAGTTTGTATTGATAAATCGGTTCGTCATCTTGGCCATGTCCTATAATTTCTGCTATGTGAGAAAATGCAAAATTACCACCACCGATACCAAATCCTTGGGGAGCTGATAATTTAATAGGATTCAATTGAAAAGCTCCACGATAGAAAATTACTTCAAACTGATTATGATCTTTTTCATCAACTCTTCTACCAAAATAATCCAACCATACTATGTCACCTTCATAAATGTCAACGCCATTCTTATCAGTAACACCAGTCCATTGTTGAACGATGTATTCCTTGCCACCAGATCCATTTTGAAGATTGTGAAATTCACCGTTCAAAGAAAGAATATAATGCCCTTGGTATCCTTCATCACATTTGATGAATCGTTCATCAAGTTTATCCCATACTCTAAATTTAATTTCTCTACTCATGCTTCTAATAGTTCACTGTTTTCAGTTATCATATTTATTATAGTTATTATATTTCAATTTTAATCAACAATCTCTTCTAAATCATCAGGAGATAAACTGGAGGTTCTTGTTATAGCATGTGAAATATCCCCAAATTTATAAGGGCATTTATACTTTTTCAATTCTTCTTTAATTTCGCTACTAATATCACAAGATCCCATAATAATATATTCTGGACACTCTTCTGTTACAAATGGTCGGTCTGATGCTATTACCATAGCCACAAGTGCCAGATATTTAGTTGTTCCATTGAGCGTAGCTGTTCCCCTATTGTACACCACTCCTTTAATAATATCTTTAGATCTCATTTATTTTGATTATTTCGTTTTCAGTTTTTAGCAATATTTTTTTAGCCACTTCCAACATATTCAATGCGAACGGGTCTGGTTGCTTTTCAAGTAAATCTTTATTTTCAAAAATGTTGCCGATTACCTCGCATTCACCTCCTTGTAGGAAAGTGTCTATTAATTTCCATCCATTATAATCGTATCCATCATTTTCACTTCTCCATTCAACTACTACTTTGTCATACTTTGGAGATTGATATGAGCCATCTTGATATTGAATGATATCTCCTTCGTAAATCTCTGTTTCATTTTTGTCTTTGATACCAGTGTATTGTTGAATTGTCAGTGTTTCTGGAATTTTAGGATCTCTAAATCTATCAAACCAATTCCAAGAATCATATTCTGAAACATCTGAAAATTCGTTTTCAGCTTTATCCCAGACTCTAAATTTAAGTTCTCTGCTCATGCTTTTAATAGTTCTTCCTTTCTGGTGTTAATACTCTTCTCAAGATCATCTAATTTCTTAGTGATTTCTTTAGTCTTACCCATATCTTCCTGCTTTGCTAATTTGAAATATCGTTCTTTCAACGCGGAAAGAGTTTCATCATTTGCTATGATAGCTTCTTCTTGTTCAGTCATAAAATTCCATATCCTGCTTTTTTCCGTATAGTGATTTATGCCTCGATAGCATCGATGCGTCTGTATATCCCTGATCATAACAAGATTTTCCTAAATCTTGCATTTTTTCTCGAATATCATCTATCTCTTCGGTTGAATATCCCCAAGTTTCGTATAACTGTTTAAGTAATTGTATCAACATGTTTTTATTATAGTGTAGTGTTTAATAAATTAAATTTATTCTTCTTCATGTTCAAATGCTATTTCTATTTTTTTAATTAATTCTTCTAGTGTGATATCAAGACCTTCTTGAAAATATCGCACATCAAAATTATTAACTTGGACTAGTTTCTCTGGGGCCAATCCATACAAAAAATTAACTTTATTATTAATTCCAGATCTATGAAATGAATAGTTTTCATTATCGACTAATACACAATTCTTGTCTCTAAATCTTGGAACGGTATAGTTTATATCCTCGCGTGTAAATGTATTACTTGGAGGAATTCCTATATTGAGTAAATTCGCAGATCTTAAAACGTAATCACATGATCCCCATGATAAAATACACACATTATCCAGTCCAAGAGTCATCTGGAAATATTTGATTAGTTCTTTCGACCAAGATCTAATAAATGACACATACCAACTGTCATTGGGTAATTGAAATTTTACACCGTGCCAATACTCGCCATATCTATCTATGAGTTCATCTGCATGTTTTTCGTTGGTCGCATATAAAGATGAACATAAAGTTTCATCATAATCTAATACTAGTATGTTGCTCATAATTTATATTCAATGTTTGCGTCAAATTCAAATAGCTCATTGATATCCAAACATCTATAATAGATATTATTTTCTTCTTGTCGAATTGCATTGTGATAGTGACCGCTGAAAATTGTTTTGACCCCTGAATCCTTTACGATATTGCTCATATTAATTCTTTGAGAATTGCAATCTTCTATCAGAAGTGGGTCTTTTTCGATAGCCCATTGAAATCTTTCTCCGAGAGAATTTGTCGAATGATTAAAATATTCAGGACAATCATGTGAAAACATAATATCACATTTCTCTAAATGTTGTAAAGTGGGTGTCGGTTCCTCGACCCAATAATCTACACCATTTGTTCGCATACACCTATCAACACTTATACCACCCCCGACAAATAAAACTTTTTTATTGTTTGGAAAAATTCCAATATCACCAGACTGAATCAAAAACACATTCGAATAACTTTGGGGAAGTCTCCAAACATCTGGATTATCGTGGTTTCCCGGTGCCAGATAACAGTTAATATTATTTTTTTTACATAGATTATTGATACGAGAGAGCCAAGATTTGGCGTTGTCTATGGAATATGATGGATTACCAAATCCCCACCCACCGTCCCCGATTTGATAATAATCATTTCCTTCAGGAATTTTTTCATTCAAGGTATGATATATTACAGAGATATCGTGAGTGTCTCCTTGAAGTATTATTGTGTTTTTTCTAAAATTATATTTTCTCATATATGAATTGTATTTCGTGGTCTTCACGATAAATAATACCATGAATATAGATATAAATCAAGCTGATAGTTGTTATTTATTGGGATATTTTTGGGCTGATTGCTTTTTCGGTGCAACCAATATAGAAAAGGATTATTATAATTTTTCATTTGAAATAAAAACTTCAGATTTTATTCAAATATGGCCTATGTTACAACATATGGGATTTGAAAAATACAGCACCCGTAAAAGAAAAAATTCTAAAAATTCTCAATCGTGTGTTCGTCTCTACCAGAGAGAACAATTATCTTTTTTTAAAACTTATAATTTTCACAAAAAATACGATGAATGTACATTATATTTTTCTTTAACCGATGAAATGAAAATTTATTTTGTTAAGGGATTTCTGGACGGGGATGGTAGTATTTCCATAGATAAAAATGGTTTATTTAGAATAGGTTTCAATGGTCCTTATCATCAAAACTGGAACTTTCTTGAACATTTTTGTAATACATATAACATAAAATATGTGATATATAGAAAGGAGAGAGTTTCACGCCACGAAACCCATGTTAAAAATATTCATAAATATTCAGTATTCGAATTTACCAATAGAGAAAATAGATTAAATTTTTGTGAAATATTTAAAGATATAAATATTGGATTAACTAGAAAATTTAAAGTTTTTGAGAATTATAAAAACTGGCTAAGTTCTAATCAAAAACCATCTAGAATAATTTCCACTGGGATTTCTATAAATCCAAAATATAATACTTTTATAGTGTATTCAATCACATCGCCGCAAACTCCTAGAACGTATATAGGCACATTCAAAACTCTAGAGGAGGCTATTACTGCTCAGAATAATTTCAATATTCAATTTCCATAGAGTCCAAAATATCTCTAGCCATCGTTATTTGACCATCTTCGAATCCCATATAATATGCATCATCTACATTACCACCACTATAGTCGTAAACACAAAAATCTTCATCATCCCCCGATATTTTTCGTTTAGCGGTTAAAATACACCATCTGCTAAAATTCATGACTGAATTATGTCTTAGTGTTTAATCAATGGTCGAGCACTCTCGAATATCCCCTTAATTATGGGTCTAGCGATCCCATTTGCACTATGAACGTAATACGTGGGTAGAGGGTGCTGAAACTCCTTACAACGCTCACATAACCATGCTGCACAATGCGCCCCAGTTTTGATTGAAGAGTTTTCCCAATCAATCATCTGAAACATTTTTCGGACATCTTCTTCTGGGACGTTACTACATTCTGGAATCCACAAATCATTATCGAATGATACTACTTGTGGAATTCCATGAGTTTCGACATAAGTCACGAATTCATCATACGATCTTACTATATCCCATTTAAAATTAGCGATGCCAGAAACTTGTTGAAGAGTTTTATTTTCATCCCAAATGAAAGCATGTTGCGGGATTCGGTCATCATCAAGGAAGAGAGATCGTTGAGGTTTATGATTATCCGCCTCTACATTTTCGATTACCGATGAAAAATCATTTGAAAATTTTGTATATGAATCATACTTTTTATTTTTCATATTATCCCATAATGGGCTATTTCTATACGCTGAATGATCAGATATTCGGCAATCCGATCCTTTGCCCCCGTGCCATTGTTTAGGTTTCGCCATCTGATTTATCTAAATCCTCCTGTTCGATCTTTTCTAATTCCTTTCGAATTTCTTCTCTTACAAATTTTTCACCTTCTTCCAATGATTCAATCGGAAAATAATCTTCCATCGATCCATATTCGCTATGTTTTAAATCCCATACTATTCTATTATCATAGAGCATAGGATGTAATTGGTATTGGAAGCGGGAATTTTTGTTCCCGTAATATGACCTATGACATAATATATCGTTACCATTATCATCATCGATAACTTCCCAAAAATCTTTTTTCAAAGATTTGACTTTGCTAATATCAATTTCCATAATATTTTCATCTTCATCATTTTTAGAAAATTTTATAATGTCTCGGTCCACTAACGATTGACCAGTTTCAACCATAATCTCATTTCCTGACCAATATGACTGTGAATCAATATCCATATTTTTTAATGAATATAACACGAAAATCGCTCCTATATCTTCCAGTGATAATTCACATTCTGCTAATTCTTTAGGTAAAATTATATCATTCATGATAAATATCGGATAGTTTTTTTCCGTAACCTTCTAAATATTCTTCAAATGAATTTTGCTCAGTAGTATGATTAAAAATATAATCAAATAACCAATCTTCACCATCTTCCAATAAGTCCAGATTATCTAAAAGAATATCAAAGTATTGGGTTTGAATCTTTGACATTTCCCTGACAAGATATTTTATATTATTCAGTAGTATTATTTGTTCTTCTTTCATATAGTTATTATTGACAATTCTTCATCCACCAAAAACTTATTTCAGCGTCGAAATCTTTTTTAGATTTTATCGTTCCCGGATTTACAAAAATATAAGTCTCTGGTCGTTCCAGATCATTCCCCCAAACTTCAATCACATCTACATCATTCATAATGAAACTATAATTACCCACAACCCCTTCGTATTTCTCACTCATTGTTTTTTATCATTTTATATTTATTCATAATCTAGTCAACACATTTTTTACTAAAGTTTTAAACCTATAGGTAGCAGCATTATTTGGTAATTTTTTACTAGAGTCATCACTCAGCCAATACTCAATAATAACTGCAAAAAACTCATCAAAATTAATCAATCCATATTGTGGAAACCCTAGTTTTTCTGATATTTTTTTTCTTAATATATCAGCTTCCCTAACACTCACAGTATTTCGAATATCACTCGGCTCAAGTGATGTCTTCTTCTTTTTAGATTTTTTCCAGTAAATGTCAAGTAAATCTTTGTAAGATTTTTCTAAAAGTTGATTTGTTTGTGTCGGAATTAATCCGACCACGAAGTGTGCGAATTCGTGAATCCACAAATCGATATTATCGATTTGATTTTGATCGATAAAAATTAATCTATCAAAATAAATGCCCGGTGGATTTTTTGAATACAATCCTTTAAATTTAGGGTTTTTATATGAATTGGTTATAACTATTTTCGGTTTTCGATTCGGCATTATTCCTCTAGTCTTCAATAAAAGTTTACTGATCATTTTTGGAAGTATATACATTTTATATTCATCATTCTTAAAATTCTCGTCTACATATTTATCGAGAAATATTTGAATGCCTTGCACTTCTAATATTTTTTCATATTCCGAAGTTTTCGCTCGTTGGTATGAATTTTGATATTCATCAGCTAATTGATTCAACCATGAATCCGCCCTTTGGGGGAAGGTTTTCCGCAATTCTAAATAGTCTGTCTTAATTTTAAGGTTTTTTGAGTCGTTGGATAAATCTCCATTGAGAATATAATTTTTCCACTCGCTTGCTTTATCAGTGCCGTCGCCTCTCGTAGGACTTATTCCGATGAGGGATTTCTTCCTCAGTGGATTTTTTATTTTTTCAAGAAGACTATAGAAATTCATGTAAAATATTTAATCTATTAACAATAAGCTCGAATAGCTTCTAGCTTATTTTCAGCTTCTGCTGCCATTTGAATAGCGGCATCCCATTTATTTTCCCATCCAATTATATCAGTCTCCAGCACCATATTTTTATCGTGGAGTTTATCCACAATATCTAGTGCTCTTTCCCATCCAACAGAAGCAATGTGGAGTTGAGATTCCAAAAAATTGATTTTATTTGTTAGATCGAAAACATCATTCGCAAAATTTGCATTAGCTTCTCTTAAGACTTCTAAATCTTTAGGTAGACATGGTAGTCTGCTAAATTCGACAAGGTGATCTGTATATGCCCGAAGGTGTTCGACTTCTTCTAACAAAGATTCCTCAACTGTGGAACCGTCATTGTAATCTTCAAGCTGTTTATCGATATATTCTTCAATCGCATTCCTCAACATATTGCCAAATTCATTGGCGGTAGGAATATCTTTTTCAGAATCAACATTGAATCCACCAATCTTATAATAATCCATCATCTCGGTGAGTAAATTTTGGAATTCGTGTAGTGTATCAGTATTTTCCACTAGATCGAGATATTGATCTCGCATTAATGTAATGGGGATATTTGGTCGAGTAGAGATCATATTAGTAGAGGTCATAAAGACATTATACATGAGCAATTGATGATGTCAATTCTAAAATTGATTCATCTTCCACTTCTTCCAATTTGTAAACGCTATTCATTGTTTCAAATCCATCTTCAGTGATTGAAGTGATTTTAGATGTAGAGAATCTACCCCTTGAGAGGGTGCCATTCCTGATCCAACGATCCATTACTAGAAAACTTCCAATTTCTGGCTTCTGCGTAATTTCCCCCAACACCCAGTATTCCACATTTGGTGAAAGATGATTATCATCGATTCCGTGTAGGCCAGATACAACGGATTCACGATACTCGTCGTGATTACTTGCTGTTTTAACTTGGGGATTTTCTACCGCTTTTATCTTGGTTAGCTTGTGCATGGACTCGATTATGGACTAGTGTTTAATCAATAATATCAAGCCTTGATTGTTCGACCAAGGGTGGAAATATTTGCAACACCATTGTTGATGTAAACTTGTTCGACTCCAAAAGTTTCTTCAGAAAGTGAAACAATATTAAATCCTTGTTGCCAGTTACAAGCGGTTCCATATAATGCATTTAAATCACATAAGCACCCACTCTCAATTCCTATCAATTGTCTCTCTCCTCGTCCAGCAATATCTGGAATTCTCTTACAACTGGAACCAATTCTATGGGTATGGCCATGCATAATGCTCGCACCCCATTTATTAATCTCTCCCAAACATGATGCCCCACCATTACCACGAACAGTTTCACCATGGGTAACAATAAGACCATTGAGGTTTACATAATCCACATGTTCGATCTTGTGTTGATAATCTCCCATGAAAACATTTTCATATGAGAGAATTTCTGCAATATTCGAAAGACTAGAAAGTTCACCAATCCGATCAGATAAATAACGTCTCCATCTGCCACCAATACTTTGACCGCTATGATTGCTGACAGTTTCATATATTTTTGCACCATCTGCGACTCCAATGAGTTCATCTAAAAATGCGTGATAATCTTCTCTTTCGGATTGCAGTGACCAACTTTTCTTCAAGTCTTTTGGATATTTAGAAATAGCCAAGAAGTCCATTGTGTCCCCATTAAGAATGATTGTTTTTGGTTTTAATTGAAAAATAGTCTCCAAGAAAATATCAATAGCCTTTTGATCATGGCAACCAAAGTGAAAATCTGATCCAACTACTGCATAGTCATTTAGGGTCGCAGTCGATTCATTATCGTATCGAGGAGATACTTTTATCGGTGCTAATTGAGCAAGGAATTCTAAAACTTCATCTTCCGTCTTTTTGAATCGTGTTGGCTTATCCCTCTGTAAATTATCATTACTATACCCAACGATAGTTGGCTCGACATTTAGTTCATCTAAATAACGGTTATACCATCCTTGAGCGGTTGACTTAGCTACTCCAAAATCTTCATAAATTTGGGAATAAGTCATACCATTTAATCTGCTGTTTACTACTTGTTCTTTAACACTACTCATAATATATTTTATTTTATTGAATCCATTGAAAATCTCAAATCGTTAAGAAATTTCATTGTATCTGCTTGTGATGGTTTGCTGTAAAGACTGTCCAATTCATCCTTTGCTTCCTCAAAGGTATCATGCGAGGAGTGAATGTCAACATGTTTATTGTTCATGTTTTTTTGAAGGATAACATAAGACCCATCTCGTTGAGGTTGAATTTTATATTTCACATGTTCCTTAAACTTCGCAGTCATTTTATATTATTTAGCTATAATGCTGAATAGTTTCACGCAATCCTTTGAAATAAGGAGTCAATTCAAACTCTCTATTATAGAGATTGCTATGTAACGCATATCTAAAGTCGTGTCCTTTTCTGTCATCGACAAATTCTATATAATCATTCAAAGATTTATCGTCTGAAACTTTTAAAATGCCTAGGATATCTTGAATTAATTGTAAATTAGTTTTTTCTACCCCAGATCCAATGTTGTATGATTCTCCAGATTTTCCCATTTCGCATATTTCAAGAATAGATTTATTATGATCGTCTACATGAATCCATTCTCTGATATTCGAACCATTGCCATATACAGGAATCTTTTTTCCTTCATTAATAGAACGAATAACTGTTGGGATAAATTTCTCTGAATGTTGCCAAGGACCGTAGTTATTACAACATCTGGTTGTAATAATATCTAAATTATACGTCGAGTGATATGCCTTAGCTATCAAATCCGCTGAAGCTTTGGATGCTGAATATGGACTTCTCGGTTCAATTGGTGATTCTTCAGTAAATGGTGGATCATTTAAATTCAAATGTCCAAATACTTCGTCAGTTGAGATATTAATTATTCTCGCTTGTGATTGATGTAGCCTGACATATTCTAATAATGAAGACATTCCAATTACATTATTAGATATAAATTCTAGAGGTGAATTAATAGACCTGTCAACATGTGACTCCGCTGCGAAATGAAATACATAGTCATAAGGACCATAGTAATTTGCGGATGTTAATATGGGCATGTGCCACAACTCTCGTAAATCCGATTTTAATTCATTATACTGAATATTGTTATTTTTTGGTTTAGAAATGTCCCGACTACCAATTCCTCGCTTATCTATGTTAAAGATTTTAACATCCGAGTAATTTTCTAAAACATAGTCGATAAAATTACTACCAATGAATCCATTCCCCCCTGTGCATAAAACCGTTTTTCCTGAAAGATCTACCATATGTTCTAATTTACCATTGATTTTCGACAAGTCAAGTTAAATATCATTATGAATGAAGATGATCAGATTGATAAAAACGTAGATTCTATAATCAATCAATTGAAAAATCAAAGTCGATCATTAAAAGATGTTCAAAAAAATCCACCACAACAATTAAAAAAGGAGGATATGGAGCAATTCATTATAGACAAAGCTTCTGAGATTGTCAATGGGTGTGTTGAAGTTATTGGGGTGATTCAGGATGAGATTAAGTGCGCTCCTGACCCCAAGTTGATCGAATCAGGTGCCACCTTCATCAATGCATTTACGTCGGCTCTGGATGCCCTTGGAAAGCTTGAAATAAGCCAGCAGAGAATAAAAGCTCAGAAGGATATTGCACAATTTAATGCTGCTGCCCGATTAGCCACTAATGATGATACCGAGTCTAAAAAAGGAGTTTATATTTCTCGGGAAGAACTAATAAAAGGTCTTCTAGAGTATAAAAAAGAAGAGGTAAAGGAAACTGTCGATGATCCAATCGATGTGTAAATTACGACCCTAACTGTCCTTTATTTGTATGTAATTTATATTCGATATCTTTTTCATCGTTAGAAATTTTTAATACACTCGAACGACTTTGTTCTGAATCAAATACATCACCAAATAAATCTGTCTCAATATCTAATATATTATCACCTTGCTTTAGTGTTTTAACTATTTTATTTATAATACCTTCAGAAGTATTTTTGTCAGAATTGAATGCATTATACTGTTTTTTTTCTTTATATATTCTAAAATTTTCATCTCCTAGTTGAGTTTTGATCTCATCAAAAATGCTTTCAGATATTTCATCAATAATCCAGTAGTATTGAGAATCTTTAACCATATAGCTGCCATTGGCTTTATTAACCCATTCTCCAGTAGGTTCTTCAGAATATCTCAATTGAGGGTTTTTATCCATAATAGGTAAAGTATTATCGATCACAGTGCTGCTACGTATACTATCTCTAAAAATACTTTCAGTTTGTTTTATAGCACTATCCAAATTTGTTTGCATAAATGGAGGCAATTTATTATAAATATCAACAGAGCATCCTAACTGATATGGTAGGTCTGGATATAGAGTATTATTAGCTGTAGTATAAGATTTATTACCCAATAATCCCATTGAGTCCGGGGTTAATTTGAAATAATTTTTATCTTTCGAGAATTTTTTAACATATGAACCTAATGGGCCATTATTTAATATATCCACATAATAGATTATTGAATATTCATCTAGATCTTTCCCTTCCTCGTCTAGCTTTTTAATAAATTTTTCTAATTGCCCAAGACCTAATTCATAAATCTTTTTGAATTCAACCATGAAATCAATTTCTAATTCTGTAAACGAATCTCCTAAATTAGAAATATTCAACATTTCTTCTTTAGTGAAACAAATCGCTCTCAGGATTTCTACTTTGTTATTTTGCATGTTATAAAATATTATTAGGTGAAGCTGATTGTTTTGAGATTATGTTTGCATTTCTATTCATTCTTGTAACCACGCCATCAGATTTTTTAATACTTCTTTGTAGATATTCTTTATGATTCAGATATTCTTTTGCTGCTTGTTTAAATTTATTATTTTTTATAGACAACACAAAATCGAAATCTTTTTTTGATTTTGGATCAAACAAATCACCTCTATAACATATATCAACTAAAACTTTTTTTAAGTCTGGTGAAAACGTTTCCCATTGGGTTGGAAATTTAGATTTGGCGAGGTTTAAATGTTTCAATAAATCTTTATTAAACATAGATTTTACTTGATTGATATTAAGTTCATTTCCATATTTAGATACAAATAAATTTTTATCTCGATTCGAACCATTACCTATTAGGTGTCCTATTCCTATAGTCCATAATCCCTTATCATCTTTGTAAGGAGAGAAGAATTTTTTATTCTGAGGTGATGCTAAATTACTTCCAATTATCTCACTAGGAATAATGTATTCTGCGATATCGTTGATATCGATATTCGTATCTTTTTTTGGGGTTTCTTCAGTTTTATACAACTCCATTAATTTGGCATATGCTTGATCAAATGATAAATTAGGTTTGACTTTTTTAGCCTGTGACAATGCCTCTATTTTTTGTTGAATAGGTTCTGGTCTTTTTTCTAATTGTTTCATGACATAATCAGCCTCGTATGCCATTGCGCCTAAAGAAAATAATGACATCATTATTTCCTTAACTCCTTCATCAAAAATTAATAAATCTTCTTTCATTCGCTGTCCTCCTTCAGATTGGCGTTAGGTCCAATATAAGTCTTAGTGCATAGTATTTGATTCGTATATAAATCAGCAAAGAATATATGTCTTATTTCTGTCACATACCATCTACCTAATATTTTTTGATCGCTCTTCAATTCGTCTTCATTTTTAGTTGTGAATATATCGACAAATTTACCAGATCTTCTGGAAGTACTGCCAATGTTAGAGAACGATGCCTGAAGATTGTAGAAAGTTAAAGAATTGTGTATTTCTGCTTCAACCATTTTGATACCATCTTCCACCGGATATGGGAATTTATATCTTTTGAATTTCTCTAATGTCGATTTATTTATTACTGCAAATGGTTTTGGTTTTCCCGAATTTGATTTGAACACATCAACAAATTTAGTTTGCCATTTTTTCTTAATATCGTCAAACTTAATTTTTCTTATTTTCTGAATACCTAAAATCTTATCGTATCCAAATACAAGGCTATTAATAAAATAATCAGTATTCCACCCGTAGAATGGAGTAGAATATCCAAGATTTTTAATTTGGCCTATATATTCTCCGACAGGTGCTTTTGATATTGGATTGTTTGGATTGGATGTTTCGATTTTAGTTGTCAAGTCTCCAAGACCAAATGCTTCGATTGTATTTTTCTCATTGTCTTCAAATATTTTAGATAATAAATCTAATCGAAACTTTGATGTTTCGGTATCCCAAGAAATAAATCCTTTAACATATATTTCACCATCTTTGGCATAATATATACGCATGAGATGATGTATCAAATCAACGTATCGATAAGTTGCAGGGGGATAATAATCTAATTGAAAATCACCATCTTCCCAATTTTCTTCATCTACCATTTTTTCTCCTAAGACTTCTTTAAATATATCTTTAAGAATTGCTCCGACTTTACCGCTGTAGGTTTTACCATAAGGTATTTTATCAGAGAATGCGATTGCATTTTTATCTATTAAAACAAAAGTCTTAATATTCTCCGAACGAACTACAGGATTGACCGTATCAGAATCATCAATAACGGCAAATGTATATTCATATTTTTCATTTTTACCTTTTGGTTCTTTTGGCTTGAATGTAATATAAAATTCATCTCTTCCATCCCCTCTTAAAAAATAATCTTGTTCGATAAAATCATATGGATTGGCTATAGATATTGTTCCTGATGCGAATGGGTCAAATACGTTATCAATTAAGGTCATGCCGCGAATAGCAGACTTTGTGAATGAAACTTCTTGATCATCTGTGTTAGATAACTTGAACTCGCACTCATACTCGATATCATTAATTTTAAACGTCTCTGCCATTAATAATGCCTTCCTGCAAAAATAGTAGATTGAGTAATATCCTGATAGATAGCTGTTCTCAGTGAATCAGTAATATACTTGAGTTGTGTCCCCCCATTAACATAAAATGGTGCTCCAACGAACTTGTCCTTATTAAGTAAATATATTATCCACCAAGATTTAATATCTTCATAAATCTGATAGGAAACTATAGTTAATGCCGTTCTTGTTCGAACTTCGTAAAATTCGATATACTGACTATCAATTTCTGGGAAGTCGATCCTGTTCAAAATATTGTAAATTTGAAAATCCTTGTCTTCCTCAGATTGTTTGAATAATTTGAATATACGCTCATAATCTCTAATACTTAAAGCAGAGAGTGAGGGTAAATCGTTTTGGTAGTTTCCTAAATCTATCATAATTATTAAGCGTTACTTATAAATCCCGCATGTTCCATGGTAAGTGATTGCATAGACATTGATATTTGATAAGCTTCTGGATGAATAATGCCATTTATCATTCTTCGATATCCCAACAATTGCACTGAAAATTGACTACAATACGCCCACTGAATAAATCTCTGACCATATACCCTTACTTTATAAATTCTTGGCGGTTCTACCGAGATACTATTTAATCTTAAAGGTCTATTTATCTCTGTCAATTTTTGAACTAATTCATGGTTTAATTTGACCGAATCTTCATTGATAGTATTTGACAACACGAATGTTATATCTAATGCCGAATCATTTTTATCAAATTGATAAAACATAGGTGTTTCCACATAAGATCCGGGAGCACTTCTACCCTGTGTCAAGGCATCTTTTATATTCGATAAGTCCGTGGTGGCGAGTCCGGGAATATTGACACCTAATTGAGCACCTAAACCAATGTATTGATTTATATTATTTTTAAGACTTTCACCTATCCCTCCTCCATTTCCCAAACCATCTTGAAACGTATCTCCGAAAGTGTTTGAGAATGACCTAACATTATCACCAAAAAACGGTAGCCTAAAATCATCTTCCGGCTCAGTGGAACCAGAATACATTTTTCGATAAAACTCTTCAGCAGTTTTAGTAACTCCAATTGCTTTATATCCTTCAATCATAGTCATTATTTGATTGGATATTATTTTATGAGATTTCAACCAAACCATAGGTGCTTCTTTCCTGACAGAAGATCCTTTTGGGGAGGATGTCCAATCATAATCTTTCACTATGTTATACATCATATAATTATTTAAGCTAATGAGTAATGACTAGATGCGTATCCATCTCTATTATTATCAATGTTAATATATGATGTGCCATTAGTCGGGGAGGGGGCAGTTTTTTGAATTATTATTGGAGAAGCTGCGCTATTAGACTTATCCCCCCTAGCCATAATTGCAGTATTATTTGCAATAGCCATTAAATATGAATTAGTAGTCAATCCAATTTCGACTAATCTTAGATATGAATCATTTTTAGGTTTAGATTGTAAAAATTCATTGATAGCTCCACCCGATTTTAGACCCATTAATTCATCTTTATTATTAAATTTATGAATTCTACCATCTTTAATAATAAAATCTTGCATTTCCTCTTTAGGTGGTTCAGTATTAGTGAAGAATGCGCCAATTGATTTAGTATACTTTTCAGGTATGATATAATCAGATATTAGACCACCTAAATATTCTCCTGCTAGTGCTCCTCCAAGTGCTCCCACAATAGAACCTATAGCAGTTCCGACTAATGGAATAGGAATAAGAGTTCCTAATGCTCCTCCCAATAATGCACCACCAGCAGAACCTACAGCACCTGTAATAGCGGTTATTATTCTTTTGCCTGCATCCTTTTGAAGTTCGTCTTTGGTTATTTCACCTTTATTGTATTTGTCCTTCATTCCTTTTATATCATAAGCTGCAAAAGCGGCTGTTATAGCTGGACCAATAATTGGTGCTTTAGATAAAGTTCCTCCGAATAGTTTTGGAATTGCTTTAGGTGATGGTAAAATATTTTTAATATTGGTTTTAACTAATGCTTTGGCAGAATCGACTGTTTTTGTTTTAACTACATTTACTGCACTACTTGCTGCTTTACTAACACTACCTGCTGCTCCACTCACTGTTTTACTAATACCGCCTGCTGCTCTACTAATACCACCTGCTGCACTCGATGCTAATCTACCAACAGAACCTGCTGCTCTACTAATACCACCTGCTGCACTCGATGCTAATCTACCAACAGAACCTGCTGCTCTACTAATACCACCTGCTGCACTCGATGCTAGATTGCTAGATTTCTTCGCAATAAAGGTCGCCACCTTCGTAGGTGTTATATTTCTCTTGATTCTTTTATATGCCGCCATCGAATTTCTCACCACATTAGGTGTTAATCTTTTAATGGTTCGGGTTTTAAAATTTTTCAATGCTTGTAATGGTTTTCCAAAAACATTAGATACTACCCCCTTCAAGCTAGTTAATATTTTAGCTCCTAAAATAGCAGCTAATGAAGATAAAAATCCACCACTTGTATTGCCTTTACCATTACCATCATCTTTTCCTTTTTTAGAACTACTGGAAAATTCGCCGAAACTATTTATACCTTTCGGTTTAGACGTTAGTGTTTTTAATTTGGTGTCTTTTTTTTGTCTCCTTTGCTCATCAAAAAATTGCCCAATTACTATTTTAGCCCAACTGAGTGTTCGACTTTTTTCCGCCCCTTCTAATGTAGAAGGTTTGGATTTGATTGGTATCGCTTTAGGCTTTTTATATACTTCTCTACTGAGACTTAACAATGTTTTAGGTTTTTCAGCTTCGGTTTTTTTAGCTTCGGGTTTTTCAACTTTAGGCTTTTTATATACTTCTCTACTGAGACTTAACAGTGTTTTAGGTTTTTCAGCTTCGGGTTTTTTATATACTTCCTTTTTCTGTAAAAGAGGTTTAGGTTTTTCAGCTTCGGTTTTTTTAGCTTCGGGTTTTTCAACTTTAGGCTTTTTATATACTTCTCTACTGAGACTTAACAGTGTTTTAGGTTTTTGTTCAATTTTTGATGAGGCTATCTTGACATCTTTATCCTTCTGTAATTGTTTTCGAAAAAAAATATTCGAAGATATTTCAGAAGCTTCGGATATTCTAGATTTTTCAGTTGAAGTTAATCTTGAAGGAGTGTTGTCATCAGTAAATGTGGAACCTTTCGATTTTAAAATATTTTTGGATGTCACGCTATTCTCTGAATTATTTTTCAGAAAATCCTGAGTCAATTCGCTCTGTTTTTGTAAAATATCTAAAAGTGATCCTACTATATCCATTATATTATTTAATCATTAAATTTTATTCGAAAAAAGTATAATCTATATCTATAACTATATCATCAACCGTTAATAACTTTTCATCATATTCTCTGACATTTACAATAAACTCTGTTATTTTATTGGTCATTGTGGCTGGTAATGCGTTGATTATTTTATTTCTTTCATCTGATGGCAAACTATACATATCGATCATTTTGTCACCATAGGAAATACTCTCTATAAATTTGGGTATCTCATATGAGAGAATTATAGACACATTATTCCCGATATCTTCAATATTATTTTTCTTTATTTCCTCGATACATCCAGAAATAAATTTATTTTCTTCCACTAGTGTCGGTATCTTCAAATTTACTACATAACCGACGCCTTCGATTGATTTATTACACTCGGCATCAAATTTTTTAAAATTTTTAATTGCTTCATTTATTTTAATCGAAGTGTCTCCAATTTGGATGGGTTTGTCAAATAAATTTTTCCTCAAAGCTAAAATAATTGGAATCCTATCATAGATTTTTAATTGTGATTCACCGCTATTCTCTAAAATTATCTCGTTTAAATTTTTAATGAATTGCATTACACCAATCAATCCATTTAGACCAGACGTTATTAACTGTTTTTGTTGTCTAAAATTTAATGGCGATATTTCTATTGTTTTTTTAGAAGATGTCTCAACTTTAATTTTTTTAGAATATTCTTTATCTAAAACATCTAAAAATTCTGTTAAATTATCTTTGCTCATGAAGAATATTTAACATATGCGAGTGAATTGTCAATATATTATCACTTTTTCGATGAATTTTCATCTTCATATAATCGAATTAAATTATCCAATTCCATCGGCGTTCTACTATTTAAAAAAGTTATATCGTTAAATCTCCTCGATAAAATAAATATCATTTCGATGATGGATTCATATTCATAATATGAATATAAAGTTTTTAATAAGTAAAATGCTGAGTTATTAAAAAAATTAACATGTATTGGCTCTAAATTAAACTTAGAATCCATTAAAATAGTGTTTTTATTATTTTTAAGAATGAATGAATTTATACCATCTATTGTACTGCCTTTAAGTTTATTGAGGATATCAAATTTTTGTGATTTGTCAAGATCTGCGAAATCTATAAATTTATCAGATATAAAAATATTTTTAATACAATCAGTGATTAAATCTTCTCTATCATCAAAATATAATTTAGATGGATAATCCAGTAAAATATCTAATCCATCTATTGACAATCTTTCTTTTATTGGTAAGATACTTGTCTTCAAAGAATTTTGAAATATATTTAAATTTAATGTAATATTACTTTCGCCATTGTTTAGTATAAGAGATTCATTAATAAATTTAGATCTAGCAATTAATAATGAGTTAAATTTATCTATTCCTATGTTTGAATGTGTGATCTTTGACATAAGTAAATCATGTATTACAATGTCAGATTTGTTTTCAGATGCGAATGATATATCTCTACAATCTTCCAATGTGAATGATTCTACTTTAGAATAATCACCTCCGATTAAATTATCGACCATTATAAACATATATTATATTCAGTTATTTTTATCAAACTCCGGTGGAATCCTAGGAGAATTGTTCATAATTTTGACATGCAAAAGTTACAGATTTAATTTTAAAATCGGTATTATCATAATTTAAAGTATAACCTTCTATAGCAGTCGGAAAAACTTTAGTGAATTTAAATCCCTTAATAAATTTTCCACTATTACTATATTGTTTTACGAGTATATTAGCCTTTAAGTTTGCTCCTCGCGCAATCAATCCTTTAATTCCTATAGCGATTAACCATGGTCTAAAAAAATTATGTTCTATGTCCACTTGGGTTTCAAGAAAATTTATAGTAAGACCTCTATCTAGAAAATTTGACCTAGCAGTTAGCGCATATCCGGGTAAAAATCCACCAGTATTTACCCCGCTGGGATGTGCATCAAATGTAGAAGATTCTCTTGGTAATGTTATCTCTTGCGCTACTAAGATAGTGTTAGTTTTTATATATGATGCGGGATCTACTCTCGCATTCCAAGATTCTCCAGCATCTTGTAGAATTTGATTAATAGATGATTTCTCCACTCCGTCTATAGTAACAGTCCATAGAACTGGAAGATTTAAAAAATATTTTTCATCATTAGAAAAAGCTGAGAAAAATTCATTAATATTGGGACCAGACATTTAAATTATTTAATCATAAAATAAAAAATCGCAATGACACTTAAGCCATTGCGATTTTAATAAATAGTATTTTAATTTATAATGCCCCGCCGAATGTGAAGTCTTCATACCAGTGATATGACCAAGTGGTGGGTAAAGTTTTAACTTCCCCCGTGCCATCAGCAATTTGATATTCTACCGCACCAATAGTTCTAATATTAGCACCGATTAGTTTTATTTCTCTGGCGACCTGTAAACCAGCCCCACCAGCATTTCCTGTTCCGCATGGAATGCTCAATACTTGTAATTGGACCCAGCTATCGTCACCCGGCATACACATCTGACCAGATGTGGTGTCATTATCGAATGTTTTTCTGGAAATGGTTTCCAATTTTCCACGAAGATCTAAGCTTTGATCCATATAGAACTCAATCGGATAAGATTCAGAACCGGGATATGAGGATTTACCATTTAAGTGAAAGGTTTGCCCAGAATAGTTTACTAATTTATCCTCGATATCTCTTCCGGGTAAAGTGGCAGTTCTAGCGAATACTAGATCATCGTCGCCCAATAGCTCCATCCCAACTACTTTGATAGAAGTAACTCTCATGAAAAAATCACGAGAAAATTGTTTACTTCCAGCAATGCTATAAAATTTATTAATGTCTACAATATCAGCCATATTATTATTTAGTTATTTGATATGCAAAAACTAAATTTCCGCAATCTTTAATATTTTCTTTAATTATCTGATCGTCTGCCATGAAGTTAATTCATTTGGGAAAAAAAGAAAAGCAAGGATTAATCCTTGCTTTTCTTTTTTTAGATGAGTTCGTTGAAGTTCGTATCTGTGCGAGTAGCTGTAAATGTAACGATTATAAATTCCGCAGTTCTTACAGGTTTGATATAAATATCAGCTTTCATTTCATTGGAATCAATAACTTCTGGGGGATTATTTCTGTCGTCGCATACAATCAAGTAATCGTAAAGACCACCATTCTGTTTAGCATATTCGAATATCGGAGTTAGGGTATTAACAAATCTAGTTCTTGTGAACGCATTGTTTGGTTCAAAGACAAAGAAGATAGAAGCTTTTTTGGTAGGTCTTTCAAGAGCTAAGAAAAGTCTACGAACATTAATTCTATCAAATGCGCTTGGTTTTTTACTCATGGTCTTCTGACCAAAGATAGCCATACCTTGTGAAGGACTGAATAGGACAGGGTTTATATTACTCTTATAAAGCTCATCACGTTGCTTTTGATTAGGTGTGATTGCGATATCGACCACATTACCACTTACAAGACCTCTGGTGTAGCCAGCAGGGGCAGACCAAGGGAATTCAGCGGCATCATTGCGAGCATAGGTAGCACCCGCCACAGAGGAGAATGGCACCCAAATCTTATCACCAAGGAATTCATCATATACTTGCGCCCAGTTTGCATAGACAGCAGCATAAGAAGTATTCTCATTTTCTAATTGATGCCTCATCGCCCAATAGATATGTTGTTGGAAATTTTTAGATCTATCAGTAAGAACTTTTGTATTCTTACCAGTAATCATAATTTGACGGATCGGATCAGCGATGAACATACAGTCACCGCGACCACCAGTATTACTCGGAAGATTACAGAAGTTTTCGAAGGTATTGAAGATTACGCTATAATTAGAGCGAATATCTCCACCGACCGAATCCAGAGCATTTGATGTTCTAAGCCTGTCAATAGCCGCACTCATTGCAGATGTATATAAAGTGTCATCATAGTAAGTAGTGCTTAATGATTCTATACCATCAATTGCTAGAAGATTAGTCATGGTGTGAATAGTCCCAAGACCAGCTTCGACAACCACATCGATGTCATAGATTTCATCATTCTTAACTGCTTCAAGAGCACGTTCCAGTTTGCTTGGAATTGAACCGAGGAGTTTGGAGGTTACTTGGGGATTAGAATAAGCACCTACAGGGTAAAGATTGTCGGCGTATCCAAGATTAGCACTGAGAGTTGGATATGCGCCAGCAGCAATACCAGAGATAGTAGAGGATACTCCAGCAAGATTGCGGGTAAGAACCCGAATTTTTTTCTTGGGATTACCTTCAGCATCAATAGCAGTTCCACCAAACTTATTAGATAACCAAGGATTTACTAGAATTTCAACATTCCGATCATCAGTATCCAAAGATTCGAGGAAGAATGATGTTTGTGGTCCACCAGTAGGATTGAGACGCTTTCTATAAGAATCGATAGAACCAGTAATCTTACCATCAAGAACATAATCGATCTTATATGCTTCAGTGGCATATAAACTCTTACGAAGTTTAAATACGCCAATATTTAGAAGATCGTCATCATCTCTACCATCGATGTTGTAATCTGTAAGACCTTCGAGAACTTGAGAGATACTGGTTGGTGAACCTGCGGTATTACTTGAAGACAACGCAAAATCCAAAGTTCCGTTTGGAATTGTGGTGTAATCTACTGTCACGTTATTAACAGGAACCCCAGTAAACTTAGAAGACATGCTAACAGTTTTAGCACCTACGATAGCATTGAATGGAGATGCTGGGTTGATATTGGAGTTATCAGCCATACCGACATAATAACCTTCAAATTGACTATTGATGCTTGTCTGTGATTTATTAAGAATAATAAGACCAGCTTTACCCAAGGCTGGTAGCGTGGACAGACCATTGTGATTACAACCACTTGCAGACCATGTGAAGAGAGATCCATCTTGTGCTTGATTATATTCATTCTCAGTTAGGGAAACATGAACAGGATCACCGAGAACATACACCCCATCGGTTATGTTTAAGTTTTCACTAACACCAGCACCTACACTAATTGCGCTCGTCGCGGCGGTAATATTGAAGATATCCCCCTCGTCGTCAAGACCACTTACTAGAGACGCACTAGTCGATGCTACCATACTATATGGAACGTATCCAGCCAGAAATATAGTAAATGATGAGGTATCACCAGTAGTAGTTACTACTTCTGGATTAACAGTAGACAATGATATCGTAGTTCTTGTTTTAGAAATAACTAGTGCATGAGTATCATTACTATTAACTGGGACGACAATGTTTCCTGATCTAGCAGGAACTGCTCCATTTATTGAATAGACTACAGTTTTACTCAAGCCACCACTGGTTTGAAACGAGAACGCCGCACCGGATAATACTGACGCACTTAATGTATTAGAATATGATAGATCAATTTTGAAATAAGTCACACCTGTGAACGAAGAACCTGAATATGTATTAACTGGATATGCCAATGCGGAATATTCAGATCCAAAACCTGCACCAGCACCTTCCCCATAAGGAAGTCTAAAAGTATAGATGTTTGCAGGAGAATTTAGTAATTCTCTAATACCGTGATAAAAATACCTTTCAGCAGAATTGGTCGGAACACCATAAATTGCTAATAATTCATCATTCGATGATATTTTTAAAACCTCATCTGTTGGTCCTTGTGAGCTGTATCCAGCAATGAATAAATTTGTGCCAATATTGGTTGGTGCTATTAATGAAAGATCGCGTTCACGAATTTCTACGCCCGCACTCTGTATAGTTCTAGTTGCCATATCACTTATTTAGCAATTTTCATCTACAAATTTTAAACTATTAAATAATGAGCAAAAAAAATTTGATTTACGAAAATTATTTGATATTATTTCCTCATATGGAAAACACAGAGACACCGAAAGTATATTTAAAATATTATCTACGAAAAAACCCACTCTTTGAAAAAGATTACACCAAAGACGAACTTATCGCTTTGGTAGAAACCGAGTATGCCAATGAGAGGGAGCGATATTCTCATGACCCCCAGAAAACCTATTTACACACTAAAGCTGAATTATGGGATATGAACAAAACATTTATAGCTGAATTTTCACAATACCCATTTTCACTCGAAAGGACAGCGATCATGGCTTCAGAAGAAGCGAAAATAATGGAAAGGGTTGAAAAATCTGAAGGATTCGTAAGATGGGTTGATAAAGATGATTTCGATGTGGCGAGTGCTTGACTCTCAAACTTTATAGAAAAATCAAAGCAATTTTAAAAAATAAATTATGAATAAAGAATATATTGAATGTAAACCGACAACGATAGTATATGGCACAGAACCATTAGGACCGGAACTTATAGCTAAATTGGAAGCACTTGAGTCTATTCCGTTCGATGCCTTTTGGGATGAAGGTAAGAAAGCTCTTATGATTAATAAAGATGAATTTATGAATAATCCGTGACCAACTCTGTGTGTAATTGAGAGAATAGGAAATCGAATCCGCTTTTGAGTTCGACACCCTCTGAACCCTGTTGCTGATATGTGATACCTTTTAAAGTTGTTGGGAATGCTTTAGTATATGTAAACTTAATTTTCTTATTTAAAAATTCGTCCAATCCGTAAATTGTCATATTTGTTTGGTAATCATTAAAATTACCATCAACAGGAATATTTCCTTGATTATATACACCAGTTTTCTGATCGTGTAGTAAATTTAGCCAAGAATAAATCACCCAGTAGTTATTATATTCTGAATCGATAACAAAATCTATACTAATTGGAGGATATGAATCTTTACTGAATGATGATTGATATAGTGTAGATCCAGCGAATCTAGTTTCTACTCCTTTTACTGTGATATCAGGAACAATACTTCCAAATATAGAAAACTGCACACTATCAGGATTGAGATGTTTATTATCTCTTTGATATGTGGACATTGAAGGTTTGAGTATTGGGGGAATATCAAATACTAGAAGGAATTTGTCTTCTCTTGCTTTGTTTAAATAAGAGGATTTTACAATGTCGGACATATAATCTATTTAATTAAGTAAACCAGCGATTCATTGCATCATAAGATTCTTGTGACATGGATCTACTCGGATCAACATGAGGCATACCACCGTTTAATGATTGCCACCCGTCTGCTAATAATCCAGCCATTTCATCATCACCTTCCCCAAACGCACCAAATGCCATTGGAGACAAATTAGAATTTTCAATTCTGTCTACTTGTTCATTGGTATATATAGAGGTAGCATTTTCGAAATATTTTATACCGTGATCATACGGAGAAATCTTCAAAGGTTTACCATAGTCGTCTAATTCATCGATTTCAAAATAAATTTCCGTGATCTCATTGAATAGAATCATCAATGCCCAAACGAAAGCCATAACTCGGTCATCATGTTCTCCCCCCTTAGCTTTCCATGTTCCATTAGGATAACGAACAAAAGTTTTAAACTCATTTAGTGTATTGATACTTCTAAATGTCACATTCCTCATCTCATTAATGAAGTATCTTTGATTAAGAATTGCGGAATGCTTGGTATTAGTATGAGATATAACACCATATTGAACATTCATTCTATTTGCTTTTTTAGCTCCCCATGATACTACTTTCTCGTAGCCAAAATCAATAGCTAATCGATCACAAACCTGACCACCTTGATTATTTCTTTCGATTAATACTAGCGGGCTACCCCAGTTTAATAATATATCATGTAATTTATTAGAAAACTCTGCGGGAGCTATTTGATTATTATGATACTCCGCTACTTGTTGTATATCTCTTAAATCTGTAATATCTAATATTTGAATAACTGATGCATCTCCACCAACACCTTCAGCAACGTCTACTCCTGCAACATATAATCTACTAGCATCAGGGTCTTCCCAGATTTTATAATGTCCTTCATCCAATAAATGTCTAGGTTCTGTGCATCGTTGTTTGAGGTTGTCAAAAAGTTCAACATCAATGGCGGCGGTTCCATCATCACTGAAATGACATTCGTATTCTTGCTTGAAAGCTTCATATGATCCAAGTTTAGCAATTTCTTTTTTCTTCCATGCTTCATCTCTTCCGGGAATCTCTGTCCACATCACCTCCTCGGCATGGAACTCGTTCCAATCGTCCGTTCCCTCTTTAGTTGCGGCATCATAGTATCTAAAGAATACATTATTCTTGCCTTTGGGAGTCGATGTTATTAAAATTCTGGAAGTCTTGGCTCTTGAAATAGTCGGTATAACCGATTTCATGAAATCTTCGACAATACTTTCGGGTTCAATGAAGGCAAGCTCGTCCAATAAAAGTAATTGAATGGTTTGTCCTCTGGCAGCAGATCCAGTAGTGGTCGATATACCTATAACACTACCATTAGCAAATTCCGAACTTTCTTGCCCCCAAGTTACAACCGCAGGCTTCAACCATACTGGTAATTCTTGATAAGCAAGCTTAACTCTTTTAAAGATCATTTTTGCGGTATCTTCTTTGTTTGCAACAATGACCGTGTTTTTATGGTCGTGGAAACAAGTGAACCATAGTGCTAATATAGTAAGCACTGTAGTTTTTCCTGATTGACGGCTCGACAATACAATATTGAATCGATTCTCTTTAAACGCTTTGAGTAATCTTAATTGATAAGGTAAAAGCGGAATCAGCATTTTTCCTAAATCTGGTTCAATGATGTAGAAGTAATTTTGCGCGAAGTATACAAGATCATTTTTACATTTGTCGATCTCTTCCACCATCGCTGGAGTATATTCAAACCTAGCTTCTGATGAGGGTAGATTAGGATTACCTAGATACATTTCTCTTTTAGAGAGTTTCGGATCTTTTATTTTAGCGGGTCGTCCCATTTTTGTATTTACTAAATTATCTTTATTAAATATAGATATTATGATGATGAGTCAATTCGATATTCTACAAGAGACATTAGGAGTCAAACATTTAAATCCTGATGGTAAAAGAAAAGAACGGAGAATAAAAAGACTTAATTCTTGGAAGATTAGAGATTCTAAGAATCCTAGAGAAAAGTTCATAGAATTAAAAAATCTTTTGAAGGGATTAGGATATAAGATAATAAAGGTTGAAAGACAGTCGGCACATACCATTAGAAATAAGCGAATAGTTGCACTAGAGAAGACACCCGAATTGAGAAGGGGTTCAAACACTCCAAGATACCATAATCAATTATATACACTAGCACATGAAACAGGACACGTTCTTCAATGGGATAATGTGACAAACATTAAAAATTTAAGTAATTTTTTCTTCAATAGAATATATCAGTCTTCAAATGAAGAGGCTGAAAAATTTTTACAAACTATTTTTTATGAACTAGATGCATGGGAAAAAGGAGAGCAATTCATACCTAAAGAGTTGTTAGATGGATACTACAACGATGCTAGATGGGCGATTGGGACATATATGAGAAATAAACCAATCGATGTAAATTTAGATGATTATGATTTCTTGAAACCTTTGCTCGATAAGTTTTTACGATAAACAAGCCGGAATAGCTATTTCATTCCCAAATCCTTTCAATTCAGAAATTTCTACCTTAGTTGGAATAATGCCTCTATATTTTTCTTTATATTCTCTTAAGGGTCTAGCGGATCTAGCCGAATACCACCATACCAGATTACCTTGAACCATGTCAGAATGTTTAAATTCTAAATCTGAAACTCTCCATCCTTCTTCTGATGATTCTCTGATAGCAGCTTCCATAGGATCTTCACCGGGATCGACCTTACCCCCCGGAAGACCCACCTTAACTCCCTTATCGTCCGATGCTCTATCTTTTGGTCTGGTTGTTGCAGCAATATTTCCGTCAGGAAATTGATATACTACAAAAACTGCAAATGGTGAAGCATTCACCGATTCTTTATAATATTTATCGGATGCTACATATCTACTTTCAGTTCCCGTATAATTTCCATCGTAATCATATACTGGATATTCTTCGTATTGTCTTTTTATTTCTGGATAAAATTCCCTAATATATTTAATTGTTTTTTTTTGTGCCGGGGTTTTTGGATTTATATGATCACATAAAAATTCGTTGAATTCTCCTTTCACTATTCTAACCCACCCTTTTTTCAGTAATATATCAGATGCGTCAACATCTTCTGGTATATCCATGATAATTAATCTATTTGCTACCTCATCATGTTGCGCCCAACCTTTAACAATTTCGAGATTTCCACTTCTATCCATCCAGAATCCATATGGGGGATATCTTGGCAATTTTTTTAAATTGTTTATTTCTAATGGATGAGTGAAGTTAGATTCATTCACGATTCCAACGTTATACATATAAAAAAAATTAGAAAATCTCATCATAACAATTATTTAGTTATTAATATTAAATACATATATGAGAGAACGAGACATTACTTCTATCGGAGATATTTATGGCAAAATGCTTAATACTGTTAGGACTATTAAGGAATCTAAAGCACCTAAAACCTTTGACGGGGAATTCCGTTCGAAGAAACGAAAGGATGGTCCTGAATCTGCTGATGGTTATAATAAAGCTGAAAATAAAAAAGCTGGAGAATATAATGAAGAAGAAGACGAAGAGGATGATGTCTCGAAATATCTTCCTAAATCAAAAATGGAAAAATCTTCTAATAAATTGAAGGAAAAATTAAAAAATCCCAACATCACAGACAAGGATAAAAAGATTATTACTAAGTCTTTAAAAAATCTTGAGTCTGGTATGGAAAATTCTGAATCAGAAGAAATTCAAGAATCTAAAAAAATTGCAACAAAAATACTAAATAAGCATATGAGCAAATCAGCTTTCGACACACTATTCAATAAAGTTCTCAAAGAAAACTTCGGTCAATCCCAAGAAGGCGACGATCTCGATGCCCTTGGTCTTGATGATTCCACTCCAGATGCCGACATGGGCGATGATTTTGGAGGAGATGAAGATTTCGGAGGTGAAGAAGATTCAGTAACATTTACACTTGATCGTGCGACCGCACAAACCCTCATTGACGTTCTCCAAGGTTCTCTTGGCGGGGAAGATGAAGGAGAAGATGAAGGAGAAGGCGAAGATGACCTAGATTTCGGTGGAGAAGATGATGACTTTGGCGGTGAGGATGATGGTATGGACTTCGAAGAAGACGAAGAAGAAGGAACCAAACCTGCTCCTGATAAGAAAGCTGCTTTCCAAGCTAAGTCTAATAAAGTTGGTGGTCACGCCAATCCAAAGGGTAAGAAGACCGCTAAAACCGACGTAACTGATGAAACTGGCACTAAGACCACTACTCCATCATTTGCTGCCCTACAAGGCAAGTCGAATCAAGTTCCCGGTTCGACTCTAAAGGCTAAAGCACAGTATTTCCAATAATACTTAAATAAAATTCAACAATCAAAAAAGCCTGCCTAAACAGCGGGCTTTTTTGTTTTTAGATTAAATAATATCAGTGAAACCTTTTAAAGATTTTTTCAATGAAACAAATTTGCACATCTTAAATGAGAGAATATATGGAAACACAGGATGGGTATATCATAGAACAAGAACTAATCCCGAAAATAGTGATATCGTAAAATTTGGTATAAATACAACTCTTAATACTAGTGCTATGTATGGCACTGGATTCTACACTACATATAACATAGAAGATCAAAATAGAGATAGAATGAAGGCTATATATGGAAAATATATAGTAAAGGGTAAGATTAATCTATCTAATTTCGTAATATTGGATAGACCAATATTTGATATGTTGAATATGAATACTACATTTGAAAAATATCTGGAAAATATTTACAGCCTGTTGCCCTCATATGTTTATCAGGTTGAAAATAAACACAAATTTGAAAATGATTCTGACGACCCGGATGATCGACCGTATCGAAGAACGTCACAAATAGCTCGTGATTTTTGGAAACAATTTAAAAAAAATGGATACCGTGGAATAATATTCACCGGAGCATTGGATGGTCATGTCGCGGTCATTTGGGATAGACAGTCATTCATCCCTAGCTCATATTCGACAGATGATGGATCTTCTTGGGTGAAACTGAAATCAGATATCAGATACATATATAGACCCATTGACGAATTGACTGAATATGATCCACAAAAACATAACGAAAAAACAAACAATCAGCTAACATCCAAGCTTCCAAAATCTATACGGGGTGTGTTAGGTAATGTTAAAGAATCACTCCGCTACATAAAAACTCATTCAGATCTTTCTGGAAAAATTAAAAATATATTATTACATGAAATATCCAAAGATCCAGAATCCGCTATAAAGATAGCAGTTGAAGAATTTCAAGGAGTCGATGTCCCGCCCATAATATTACATAATATAGGCAGAAAAATATATACATATATAGAGTTTTTATTAAGAAACAATCTACCCGTCGCAAACGAAGTTATTTCTGTGATGGGTGGACTGGATGATTCGCTTGTATCGGTATATATTGATAAATTAATAAATTCCGGCGTCAGCTTCAACCATTCAATTTTATCAAAGATTGATAATGTGCAGAGAGTCATTCGATATATAAACATCTTCATACAGCGAGGGGGAGAAATTCCTCACGTATTATATACAAAAATTGGACAATCTAAAGAATATAAATATATTTCTGATTTATTATTGAACGATAAAATTGATCACGATTTATTGTCTCAATATATACCATCGAATTCAATGGCATGGGTTTATTATTATCATGCTACTAAATCAGATCCTAACAAAATACCCAAAAATATATTAATCAAGTTATTGGAAAATGGTATAATGGCGGAAGAAATACGTGATCCGTTTGATGCTGTACGCTATGTCGAAAAATATTCTGATATTTCGACTATTAGAGGTGTTATATTTAAACTTATATCGACCGAACCAGATGCGGCGATGATTTGTGTATCATATCTTCTCCACAACAATAAAGATGTTCCAAACATATTATGGAAATCTATAATCGATAATGCTTTATTGGCTAAAATGTTCGCAACGGAAGATGATATACCATACTCTAAAATACCCGTCGAGTGGAAACAGAAATTAATAGATGGGGGTATGGGGTGGATATTTGAGTCAAATGGACGAAAATTTGATAAACTCTTTAAAGATTTTTTTTTATGAAAATATCCATCTAATAGATAAAAATAAAGATATCCTTGATGATGTTACAGATGAAAAAATCGGAGAAGAGAAATACAAAGAATTTAACATAGATTTTGATGATGGTGGGAGGGCATATGGTAAAATTCAAAACGGAATTGCTTATATAGCTGGTATACAATCACCCAAAATTGATATCTTGACTCCAAGAAGAGGAACTAAAACTTATCAGAGAGTTTTAAAACTTTTATCTAAAAACGGAATTAATACTATTAAAATTGATATTCAAAGTAAAGACTCTAGAATAGCTATTGATCATTTACTTAAAAAAAATGTTTTAATAAATCCCAGAGAAATGACCGGATTGAGTATTGATCAATACCCTAGAAAATTTGATATAAATTATGATAAATTGATGTTAGAATATCGTCATAATCTTGCCGATGGAACCCCCGCGCCTTCTCTCCAAGCACATAATGGTAAAAATCCAAATATTTTAGATAAGAAGAATCTACATACTATCGGGCCATATTGAAAAAAGGTAGTTACTGACACGTTCATCCAATACATGACAACTGAGCAAGGGTTTCCAATAATACTTAAATAAAATTCAACAATCAAAAAAGCCTGTCCTAATCGACAGGCTTTTTTTATTAAATATTTATAATGAAATCTTTTAAAGCATTTTTCTATGAGAATCTAAACAATGAAATAGATCCAAATACACCATACATAGTAATTGATAAAAAAACTAAAGAAATAGTTTGGAGAGGAACTTATAGTAAACGTGATATTGCTCGGAGAGTAGTAGATAGACGAGACAATGCTTATGGTGGATATAGATTTATCGCAAGAATTGCTAAACCTGAAGAGATATTGAAGGAATATGCTCACAATAATGCAGATGGAACACCTAAACAAACATTAAAGGCTCATAATGGTAAAGGTGGTGGTGCGAATATAGGATTGGATGCCAAATATCAACATACTGTCGGACCCTATCAGAAAAAGGTAGAAAAATTGAATGTTGTAAATAGTATTCTTACATTTCCTGAATTAGAGGATGCTGGTATTAAAGATATTATGAATATTAAACTTCCTATTATTTTTAAAAATGTTAAGAACAGTAAGGCAGATGTTCAGATTTTCAAGAATCAAAAAGGAATGATTGTCGGTAAAGTTATTAAACCATCCCCCGGTCTGGGTAAATAATGTTATGGGATGCCCTATTACACCACTATCTTGCCTAGATCCAGTTAATATATTTGCTGGTGTATATAATCCTCGATGTGGTGGATTTGCAGATCCTAGTAATTTTCAAGCCGAAAGAGCTATATTCAAAAGCGGTTTTGAAGAACTTATTCAAAACTTTGGAGTGGAGGCAAACTATTATGTGAATGATTTTAATTTATCTGCGATGAATGTTCTATATGGAGAACATCCAACCCAAGAGTATTCTGGTCCATTTATTATAAAGGCGTATCTAGAATTAGAAGAAAGTGTGTCACTATCTAGATGGGGGATGGAATCAGATGATGAATTAACTGCTTATATTAGCATTCAGACATTTACCGATACTTTTATTCAATATATGACAACCGAACAAGGATTGATCGTAACTGATGCTTATGGTAATTCTCTGACTGTCGATACAATCGCTCTTAATTTTTTCAGAGATAATGGGCAAAGAATAGAACCAAAATCAGATGATTTGATGGAGATAACTGCTCTTGGATGCGATAGACCGGGGGATAGAGGATCTAAAATATTTAGGATAACTGAAGTTCTTGATCAGAGTGTTAGCTCTGGTATTAATCCAATGATGGGACATTATATATGGAAGATAACCGCAAAACGTTATGAGTCTGATGGTTCTACGAATGCGCCTAGCGAAGAAGGGAACGATCAAGTATATGATAATACATTTAGTGGGAAGTTATCATCCGTATTATTCCCTAGTTTAACTGCCGAATCTAAAGTCTATCCTTTTAACGTTGATCAAATCTCGAAAGAGGAAGTATATGATATGTCGAAAAATGATAATAGTATTTATGGGGAATATTATTAATCTATTAACTCCAACATTTGATATAATGTGTCCATGCTCATATGTTTAAATGTATCGTTATTAATATCATCAATTGAAATAGTTGTTTTATTGTTATTAAAATCAATAATTCCTCCTATCGGAGTATTATCATATTGTTCAACATATTCAAAAAATAAATAATATTTTTCTATATCAGAGAAATTAACAATATCTGGTAATACTAATGGCCATCCCCAATCTTGGCTATAAGATGATAGTGGATATGTTGATGATAGTGGTTGATACGTGTTTAATAAAGTATATACATTTGAAAATTTCTCCAATGCTACAATCGGAGTATTGGAGTTTACTATATATGTCATACTATCTATCTTATCTCCTATATTAATACCATATTCCTCTTTCGTAGTTCTTCCTCGTATATCGAAATTTTCTCTAAATTTATTAGTTACACCAGTAAGTTTAAATTTATCTATCGAACCCAAATTGACCAATCTCTTAATCTTTTCTGGATATGTATATCGTTCTTCTCCCTTATCATTATATCCAATAAATTGTCCTAACGAATCCAAGAAATCCAATTCACACGAATCAATATCTTGAATATTTTGAGTAAAATTAGATATTTTTTCATATATTTTAACCCCAAGAGCTTCGTGATCAGATTCAGAATTTCCTAATACATTACCCAGAAAATCTTCAAATAGAACATTTTTATCCAATAAGGTTTCTTGAAATCTCAAGTCCATTAATGTTGTTTGTGGATCAAAATCTTCATTTATTTTCCATATATCATAATAATTTATATCCGAAATATTAAATTTGTTGGAAATTGTATTCAATTCGTAAAAAATTGATTGATCATTAATAAATGATCCAGATATTTTAATATAAATATTTGATAGATAATCTTCATCTGAATGTGGAAATTTAATACATCCCCTAAATGATCCCGTATGAACATAGCTCGATAAAGTATCGTTGATAGACATTATTTCATATTTCGAAGGATCTATAATCACATTACTGTCCGTATATACTGAAATATCTAATGATGATAACTGAATTATTGGAAAATTTTTAACCGATGTATTGAGCGAATCCTTTATTTTAACTACAAACGGAATTTTACTATCGAAAAATTTAATATCCGATATTAGAAAAGATGATATTGGATAATACTCACCATCTAATCCAGATGATGTTATGGATAATCTTTCCACATTATCATTTTCTATTATTTGATATTTTAAATCTATACCCAATGTATTAAAATATTGAGGATTTATATATTGATTTCTATCAAATATAATATTATTCGTTTTATCGAATTTAAATTGAATAGTAGAACTATCGACTATAGTATCATCTTTAATATATACTGATTTTGAAGCCGAAAGACCGACAAATATTGCTCCTTCGTCTTTTTTGTCACAGTATATAATAGAATTATTATATACTTTAGCATATAATTCTATAGGATTAAAATCTAATTTCGATATGGGATTAAATTGATAGCTCTCCATATAAAAATTATATACCTTTTCATATAGACTATAACTATTTTGTAAGTGGGAAAATTTATTATTTTTAATATCCCAATAATTTAAACTATTCGAACCATCGACAGTATAGTATATAGACGAAGCATTTTGATAATTTGGGTAATAAGAATTCACTATCAATTCATTAGAAAACTGACCATTTTTTATAATTAAATTGGGTTCGTTTACTAAAATATATGATCCATCCTCTGTTAACATGTAGTAACCATCTTCAGTCAATAAGTAAGATATTGAATCTATGGATATATTAAAAGTAAATGGTATAAAATTATAAACTTCTATCTGTTTATTGAATGTTGATATCATTGCATTAGTATCGCAATCATATACAATTAATGACACATTATATATTCCGGGAAATTTATAAGTTTTTAATGCTGAAATATTTCTTGATGTTGTATTATCTCCAAAATCCCATACGACTCTACGAGATAATTGATCGGATATATCAGGAACAAATAATAGTGGGGCTATTTCAATACAATATGTGGACAATGCGTCCGTATTTTTGTAATCGATAGATCTAAATGTCGTGAAAGTAGTTTTATTCATCTATTACTTGAATTCTACTGGAAATAGTTAAGGGGTTATATATATAAGGAAATTTATAATACGGTAATGTAATAGTTTGATTAATTATGGATTCATCCACATCATCAAATAATGGATTCCACATAATAAAAGAAATTCCATCGAAATATATTTTTTCTATTTCATTATATGTTCTGATTTTTTTAACACCAGCTATCTTAGATATTTTCGATGTTATGTCCGATATATCCAAAATTTGTCCCAATGTTATATTTTTCGGATCAAAGTAATTTAATATTGCATTAACCACATTACTTTTTATGGTTTCTTTGTTTATATTATCGTTAGTATTTTTAGTAATGATTAATTTACAATTATTATAAATGTTTTTAGTAGGTTTACTTATAGTGGTTCCTATATCTAACGCCATATATAGTGGATCTCTTGGGACTATAGTGGCATTCATCATTTTCTTATCTTTGGTTATGTCCTTTATCAATGTTTTAAAATTATTATTCACAAAAGCTGGATATTCACCATCCATCGTATTGACAAATCTAGGAACACAAAAAATATTGATATTATTGAAATCACAAGAGTCTGCGAAATTTACTTGATTTAATATAACCCTATTTACTTTATTTGGGTCTACACAAATCTCATAAAAATAATTAATATATCCAGTTATAAATGATGTATTATCTACAACCTTTACATCATTTAGAACATTGGGAATAGTCTTTTTCAAAAACCTTTCATAATCCAATTCGGTCACTAATCGCAATTGATTTGATAGAAATACTGGACTATTTTCTCGGATTTGATCAACACTCTCGCCTTCTTTAATTATAGTAGAATTCGAGGGATTTGAAAATGTTAGATAAGATTTATTACTATCCGTTATTTTATATGAATTAGAACCTTGATTAATCTGATCATATATTTCATTAAATTTTAAACTGTTATATGTAAACAGTTTATTGCCATTTATTACATTTTTTGATATTTGCCCTTTGTCTCCGTCACTGAGAATATAAAATACTTTCACAATATCTTGTGATTCTAATTTTTTCCCGAACACATTATTCCCAAATTTTATTTCATAATGACCGTTCTCGTTTAATCTTAAATTATAAACTTTGTCAGTGATTTTAGATAAAAATAAACTATCAACATTATTATATTCGACCCATTTATTATTGATTTTTTCTTTAACATATACACTAATAGAACCTTGTGATATAAATTTAGTGTTGTTATTTGACACTAAATTATCCACTACAATTGGAAATGTTTCATAGTCATTACCTTCAGCGATATATTCAGGATATTCTCCCACTGTGCCTTGATGCAAAATTGAAGTGTTTGATATACTATCAATACTTTCGGAATCTGAAGTTATTTTCTCAAATATCTGATCGGATATGAAAGTGTATTGAATACTATCGACTAGGAAATAACTATATTTTTTAATAATATAACTTCCCGGTATTAAATTTTCAGATGCGATACAATCAATAGATATTAATGATGTCTGCTTACCAGTTGGATTATAACCAATCAGTTTAACGATTCTATTCATATTTTCATAAATAGATGTTTGTGAAAATGATGATTCTGATGATGTTTGATTCAAGTAAAACATCAAAACATGGGTATAATATGCTAATATATCTAATAGTGATGATATATTGGACCCTTCATAATTTTGATCGGTAAATTTACCACTCTCATTCAATCTCTCTATTATAAAAGACTTTAATGATGTCGCATCAAAATTCGTATACGCATTTGAAGGTAAGTTATATTCTGGAGTATTCGCCATCCAAATTATTTAATCATAAGATCGTATATCCAACGCTATTCAGTTTAGATTTTATACTTAGCCCTTGTATATCTAGAGATGGGACATCAATCTGTAGTGATATATTGTATTGGTTGTTATCTTCATCCGCCTCTACAATTACATTTTTGACATTTATTCGTGGTTCCATGATGGGTAGTTTAGTTTCAATATCATCTTGGATAATATCCGATGTGAAATCATCAATCGCTTCAAATAAAAATCTTCTTAAATCTATTCCATATGTAGGTGACAATATTTTATCACCGGGAGAAGTTAAAAATGCAGTGGCTACACTATTTTTGACTGCTTCTTCATCGAATAATGCCGCAACATCTTTTAAAAATTCCTTTTTATTGAGTTGATTATTATAAGATACATCTTGAGATAAGTCAAATGATAAATCTTTATATAGATAATCACTTTTCAGAGATTTTTCTGAAAGTTTACCTACCTTTAATGAATTAATTTTTATAGCCATAATATATTATTATTTAATATAATGACTAGCTCCAATTTTTACAGCTTTCCGCCTTCGCGCTTCCGGGTTTAGCATCTGAGCAGGAGTGTCTAGATCTAAATGCCTTAGCTCTTTTAGAATTCCCACCACCGACTCTTACACCTTTTTGTCCAAAATGAATTTTTTTATACGATCCATCGGGTTGTTTAGCGCATTTCATCCATTTTTTACCTTTTCTGTCACTCGATGCTTTTTTAGTTGGCCCAGTGCATTTTTCTAGAACTTCTATAAGATCGGTTTTATAATCATCTTCATCGAAAACCATTTCCAACATCAAATTATCGAAATAGTCATCAAATGATTCATTCTTAGTCGATGTCTCGTTTTCAATATTAAGTTTTAGTAATGCTGATGGTGTTTTACCTCTATCGACTAACCATGGGCGATCAACTCGCTTCTTCATTTGTTCTTTAGAAAAGTTTGACATAAGTAGTTGGTCAATTAACCCTTTGATATATGTTTTTGTGTTTGGATTCGTCCACTCTGCTTTACTCTCTTCATTATTTGGTGATATTTTATCTAGTAAAGCCATTAACTCTCCTTGTGTAGCATCACTTTGATCGGTATCTAGTTTATCAAGAGCTATAGGGGTCTTATCTGATGATCTGAGTGAACTATATATTCTAGCAAGAACCATAAATGGGAGCTTGTTGAAGTCTCTCATAGTCGTGATGTTGACATTTTTATCCAATGCTCTTCCAGTATCGAATTCTTTGTCCCTATAATCACGCTCGAACCTAGCAAGATATCCAAGAATAGGATTAATATTCTCATCATCTGATGCCAATGCTTTTAATTTATTCACCGCATCTAACAAAGTTTCTATAGGGTTGTTCCAATCTACTTGATCCGGGGAAGTATTAGCTATTTCCCCTACTTTTGTTTCATATTCTTTAGCAAGTCCCCCAGCAGTAAATTTTATAAGGTCTAAAAACCCATTTTTTGCCACACTATCAGCATTTTCATTAGTTTCATTGATTTGATTGATACGATCATAGAGTAATTCAAGTTCTTCTGTGGTTTTTTTCAGTTTATCTTCCCACTTAACCATCTTTTCCCCAATATCGAACACTTTAGCTTTGATTTTTTCAACATCCTCGGGCTTCATCATCGCCTGATCGTAGCGATCTCTTTTTTTAGTTAACATTGTCGCCAATTCGCTAACAGTCTGTTCGATTTTACCTTTTTGTTTTTGACTCTTCGCTCTTGCTTTTTGAAGAATTAAGGTATTGATATTAGCTTCAATGGTAGATATGTCAATCTCCATTTTATTTTTTTCTGATGGTGGTAGCTGCGTGCGATTGATGATTTTATTCTTTTGATCAAGCTCATCCCTCATACCAGTCAAGTCACTTCTATACTTGGTTTGATTCCGTTCAAGTTTTTCTAGTTGGTTCTCTTCGTCATATTTTTCAATACCACCTTCTCCACCTATACCTCTAATATTTTTATAGGAATCGCGGGATTCGTTAAATCGTTTAGTGATCTTCTGAACTTGTTTATCGAAGAATGGGTCATTGAAAAGTAACCTAAATGATGTTAACATACTTTTCCATATTTTAGATTCATCAGAAAAACCAGATTTACCTTTATTTTGTGATGGATTATATTCCCAGCGATCCAAATTCTTCTGAAGTTCAAAGTTATCAGACTTACCAATAGGACCAGAAACAATACCCGCTGGTCCTTCTCTATTTTGTACAGAGAAGAATCGTGCTCCGGGTTGTTCATTTTTAGCTTCGGACAGAATTTTAACAAGTTTTTCGAACTTCATAAGTATATTTAATAGTTCTTACTAAATACTACTATCATGGGATTAAAATTTGATAAAATTTTCGAAAGTGTCGTGTCTCGCTATACCGTGGGAGGTTTTTTACCCGGAGATCTGGTAAAATTTCGACCAGATTATAAGAGCTGTGATTGTTACAAAGCAATGCACTCAACTATGAAGCAAGAACTTGATGAATTAGTCAAATCTGGATTGAATATTAAGGTCGTTCAAGTTGGTGATAAGTTATCTGGTGTTTCTGCTGGCAATCAACACAAGACTGCTGATAATGCTGTCATTACTATTGCTGGTGATCAAGGTGGTGGTCGTTATTATTGCACTATTACGGTTAAGCCTGAAATGATCGATGTCGTGGATACAAATAATCCAAACCCTGAAGTTCCTGAACAATTCTATCGAGATGATAGTAAGTATATGTCTGGAAAAGCAGAAGAGTATGTTGCTGACATGCAAAATATTACTCGCCTTACCGATAAAGGCAATAAAAAGAATACTCCGACTAATTTAAAGCTGGCTGGTGAATCTACTCTAATTACTAAAGATAATAATACTCTTGGCGACATTATATCAGAAATGTATCAGAGCTAATTACATGAAATCTATCGAGAATAATAACATATTTCAACTATATGTTGAAAGCGTTAATCCTAGTCAACCTTCACCGGAAGATCAAAAGAAGTTAGCAGACTTTTTTGTAAATTTGATTGTGAAAATTGAAAATGGTGATCAAGAGGCTCAGAGAATATTAAATCTTCCTCAAAACGAATTGATGCAATATATCGAATCGTCTAAAGAAAATGTTCAGACTGAAGCATTCGAAAATATTCGAAGCAGGATCGGGGGGGCATTTAGTGGTAGTGGGCCAGCGACTAAGAGATATGAGATCTTTTTAAATTCGATTAAAAAGAAGTTGTGGGAACTCGGAGAGGATATCAAATCAACAAATGATCAGAATAATATTCAAACCTATGACGATTTAATTCAACAAATTCAACAAGTGGAACCGAACATGGTTCCTGAAGGTGGAAAATATCAAAAGAAATTATATGGTGCTGGTAAAGTTGCAAGCAAAGTTGGAAAAATCGGGGGATCTATTGTCGGTGCTGGTTTAATAGCATCGGCTCTTTCAACTATTGGTCTTCCAGCAGTTGCTATTGGTGCTATTATAGGCGGGGGTCTGAAAACTCTTAAAAACTTATCTAATACTAATATGACTCCACAAGAAAAGCTTAAAAAGGCTTTGATGGGTGCTGGACTGGGGGCTATTACTGGATATGCATTGGGAGAATTGAGAGAATTTATGTCAGATACATCAATGGATGCGGCAAGAGCAGAAGCGGATAGAATAGACCCAGATGAGCAAACCCTCAGAAGATCTCAAGAATTAATAGATCAAGGCGTTGAAGGTGTTCCAGAAACGGGAGTTACTCAAAACACATCCGGTGAAATAGATTCTACTGTAAAAGTGCGTGTGGGTTCATCGCTCCCTAATTCGGAACGATTAGCATTTACTAAAGGTAAAATGAGAGCACTACAACAATTGGCAGCACATTTAGGGACTGACACAATACGGGGCGTCACATATGACCATGTTATTGACACAAGTGGTGATATGTATGTGACTGCTACATGGTCCCAAGCATCATCGGATACAGCTAAACAAATAGCTGACACAATGAGCAGACCCCAATGATTTAACGAGGTAGACAATAATATAATGAAAAATGACGACCAATTAAAAATAGCAGAACTTTATGAAGAAGGTTTCTGGGATAGATTTAAAGCGGGTGCATCTGGGATTAAAGCTGGTGCTACAAGTCTAGTATCTGGACAAGGATATGCAAAAGCTAATCAGTCTGCTAAATTATCGAGTCTCATGTCCGGGAAGTTAGCCTCGATAATGTCGGACATCACAAAATTCGAAACTGACATAGCAAAATACACAAAAGACCCGAATTCACCGCAAATGGCACAGAAGGTTTCTCAATTAAAACAAATTATTTCATCTTTTAACTAAATAATACCATGGCATCATACTCACAACGCGATCAACAAATGTTGACTGAAGCATACACTGTTCAACTTCTCAAGGAATCTATTCCTGATATGTCTCTTTCACAAGTTCATGCAAATTTAAATTTGATGAATGAATCAGAATTAGAATATGTCAATACTGTAATGCAAAGATTGAACGAAGCATTTTTTGGAAATATCGGAGCAGGACTCAAAGGAGTCGCTAAGGGTATTGGTCAAACTGCTGGTAATGTCGGCAGAAGTGTTGCTCAGACCGCGAGCAATGTCGGCAGTAATGTTGCTCAAACCGCTAAAAATGTCGGTAGTAATGTCGCTGGAGTTGCTAGAGGTGTCGGTCAAGCAGGTGCTCAAGTAGCGCAAAATGCCAGTGATATGTATACCACTGGTCGTGATGCTTCAAAACAAGCAGATATTTTAGCAAAAGCCACCAAATCAATCGAAGAACTAGCATCCTATCTCCGTCAAGCAGAAGAATCTAATCTTATTGGTGTTGCTCGCGGACAGACGATGAATATGTCACTCAACAACATTATCGCAAAGTTAGAAAAAGCTCAACAAAAAGCAGGTTCAAATGCTCAAGCCTCACAATCTGGTGGTCTTGGTGCTGGAATGAGTCAAGCCTATCAACAAGGACGACAAGGTTAAAGCTGTTCTAACGTCAATACACAAGCAAAGAAGTTAATCTCTTTGTCATTGACTCTACTACATTTCTCAAGGTGATCGGCAATGGTTAAAATCATTGCCTTTTTCTTTGAGTCTTCTATGGATATTTTATAGATATGATTTAGTAAATCAACTAGAAGTTGTTCCCAATCAGCATTAAAAACTTCATCGTTCTGGATGAGATATTTACGAAGACTTAAGGTATTCCCCTCTTCAATGTGTGAGCAAATCTTCACACAGACTTCGTTATTGTTGACCTTTTGAGTAATATTCAACTCGTCACCAATAACAAACTTCTGCATTTCATTGAGGCACTTTCTCAAATCTGGAAAATAAGATTTGACTAGACTCGCCAACTGTATCTTCTGCTCTTGGGATGTTTCAATACCTTCAGCTTTGAGAATATACAAACATCTTTTCAGGGCTTGTTGTATGGAAGGTTTAATATCCAATGATTGACACCTAGATTGTAAAGGTGATGATATTTTATGCTTTTGATTACCAGTCAAAATGAATCTCGCATTGTCCGCATAAGATTCCATCATGTTTCTTAAAGCCATTTGTGAGCTATGGCTTAATCCATCTGCTTCATCCAATACAACAACCTTTATACCTCCGTCAAATGACTTCGTTTGAACGAAACCACTTATTTTTGTTCGAATCGTATCTATGCCATTTTCATCCGATGCATTGATATACAAATAATCGCATTTCATTATATCCATTACAATTATCTGTGCCAATGTGGTCTTTCCGACACCAGCACTCCCCGTAAGTAATAGATTTGGAATATTTTGCCCGAATGACTCGATGATTGCCCTATTCTCATCAGAAATACATAAATCATCTAATTTTTTTGGCCTCCATTTGACCCACCAGACCCCTGTTAAATCGCTCATAGTTGTCTTAGGAGAATATCACGGGTGGTCCTCTTTTGCAAGGCTCTAACGTATTCAGAGCATTCTAAAAGATCGTCGTGTGTGCCACAATCGAACCAGACTCCATCTATTTCTTGAACTGAAACATAGTCTTCATCTTTATATAATTTAATCAAGTCTACTATCTCCAATTCTCCTCTTTTGGAGGGTTTTATTCTTTTGGCTAATTTAGCAGCAGTAGAGTCAAATACATATAATCCAACCACTGCATTATCGCTTATGAAGGTATCCGGTTTTTCGATTATTTCATCTAATTCTCCATACACATCTAAAGTCGCTACCCCATAAGCAGATGGATTCTTTACTTTATATGTGAATATAGTATTCGGTTCAGCGACAATGGGACTATTCAATAAAAACACATTATCCCCGAGTATTAGGGTCACATTATCGTTTTTGATAAATTTTTCACCTAAAATGAAAGCTTCTGCTAATCCATTTGGGGATAATTGGATCATATATTCTAGTCTGATCCCAAACTTAGAACCATCGCCAAGATATTGTAAAAATAATGTTTTTTGTAACTCTGAAGCGACAATTATCAATATTTTAGTTATCCCCATGTCCATTAAGGTTTTTAATGGATAATAAATCATAGGTTGATTATATACCGGAAGTAATTGTTTACTAATTCCTAAAGTTAAAGGGGATAACCTACTTCCCGATCCCCCCGCTAAAATAATCGCTACTGTGTCCATCATGCTGTTTGTATTCCATTAATATTGTTCATAATCATCCACATAAAATCTGTTTCATTGTGAAAATTATATAATTTAGAAGCCTTTGTATTGTCTAATACGCAATTACTTCTGGGTGCGACGATATCTAACTCTGACATTGTGATCCAGTGAGGATCTAATTCCTGCCATGCCCCTTCATTTCCTTCATTCAACAATGATATTACATCATACGTGGTTAAAGGGGTTGGGTTTACTACATTGTAAATATCTTGCCCAACCCACGATACCTCACTATCAATCAATGCATTTACAAAACCACCTAAATCAGGTATAAACGTCTTAGAATTCACCATATCAATCAAATTCGGATATTTCATTATCTTACTGAGATAATTTCTAGGATTTGTTATGTCATAACAAATGGGCATTCTGATTCTAATAATTTTCAAATCTTTATATTCACTCAGAGTTTCAAATGCGTGCTTGCTTTTACTGTAGAAACTACTCTCATCGAACATCCCAAAATTTGGAATGTCTTTTTCGGTGAAATCTTTAATATAACCCGAATATATACATCCTGAACTAATATGTATATATTTTACTCCAATTTTATTGCAAGTATCCACTATTTGAAGTGGTGTTACAACATTAAGATCCCAACATATATTTTTTTTACTCTCCGCTTCATCGACATTGGGTCTGCCAGTGAATCCAAAACAATTCACTACTAAATTTATACTATTGTTGAGTATAAATTTAGTTAATTCATTTTGATCGGTATAATTTAGCTCATTTTTATTTCGATAAAAAACATTATTATTTTCCGATAATGTTTTGGATAATTCTGTCCCTATATACCCCTTACCTAAGATGAGGATATTATTCAGATTCTTCGATAGATTCTTTGATGTCATTCAAATTAACTGTATCATTAGAATTGATGAAGTCAAATACTATTTCTGAGAATGTGTCTCCCATGGAACTTAGGGCAGCATCTTCGGTTGCATCCAACAGTTCTTGTATTTCATATATTGCATCCATTAACTTCTCTTCTTTATCTTTTAGTTTTTTCAGTAGTTTCTTACTCATTTGATCCTATTTAGTTTAAATGTGTGAATGTCAACAAAAAATATGATAATGATCCATATTATACTAAATAATCATATGAGCAATAAAAAAATCTCCGAATTGACTTCTGCATCTCAACCTTTATCCGGTAAAGAAACTGTTGTTATGAATCAGAATGGTATTACGGTTACTGCGGTGTTGAGTGCTATTAAAGTTTATACCACAGATTCTAATACTGCATTTACAAATATTAATAACAATTTTTCAGTAGGCCAAACAATATCGGGAGAGTTGTCTGCTACCGCTATTAATTTAACTGGAAGTGCTCTAAAACTGCGTAGAACTTCAACCAGTAACTCATCAATAGGATTAACAAATGTATCATTGAGCGGTGGTAATGTCAATTTATTTCTTGTAGGTAATAATGCTGGTCTTGGTGCTAATGCTAATAATTCTAATTTCTTAGGTCAGGCCGCTGGTCTTGGTGCTACTAATGCTGGTAATTCTAATTTCTTAGGAGCGAATGCTGGTAATGGTTCTACTGGTGCTGGTAATTCTAATTTCTTAGGAGCGAATGCTGGTAATGGTGCTACTAATGCTAATAGTTCTAATTTCTTAGGTAATGCTGCTGGTTTTGGTGCTACTGATGCTAGTTTTTCTAATTTCTTAGGTGTCAATGCTGGTCTTGGTGCTCTTTCTGCTTGTCATTCTAATTTCTTAGGTGAGAATGCTGGTAATGGTGCTACTGATGCTAATAGTTCTAATTTCTTAGGTAATACTGCTGGTTTTGGTGCTACTAATGCTCACCATTCTAATTTCTTAGGTTACGGTGCTGGTGGTTATGACGCCGCCGAAGGGGGATTCGCTACTAATGCTTATTATTCTAATTTCTTAGGTTGTAATGCTGGTAATAGTGCTACTAATGCTAGTTATTCTAATTTCTTAGGTGTTAATGCTGGTAGTGGTGCTCTTAGTGCTAATAATTCTAATTTCTTAGGTTTTAATGCTGGTAGTGGTGCTACTAATGCTAATAATTCTAATTTCTTAGGTAATGGTGCTGGTATTGGTGCTACTAATGCTTGTTATTCTAATTTCTTTGGTGTTAATGCTGGTGGTTATAGTAATGCTACTTTTACCGGTGCTACTAATGCTCGTTATTCTAATTTCTTAGGTTATAATGCTGGTGTTGGTGCTACTAATGCTTGTAATTCTAATTTCTTAGGTTACAGTGCTGGTCGGACTGCTCTTTCTGCTTGTCATTCTAATTTCTTAGGTTATGGTGCTGGTGTTGGTGCTACTTATGCTAGTTTTTCTAATTTCTTAGGTCGTGATGCTGGTAATGGTGCTACTTATGCTTGTTTTTCTAATTTCTTAGGTTTTAATGCTGGTGGTTATAATTCCAGTGGGGGTGGGGTATTCACTACTGATGCTCATAATTCTAATTTCTTAGGACAGAATGCTGGTAGTGGTGCTTTTTGTGCTCATAATTCTAATTTCTTAGGTAATGGTGCTGGTAATGGTGCTACTAATGCTTGTTTTTCTAATTTCTTAGGTAGTGATGCTGGTTCTGGTGCTACTAATGTCAATAGTTCTACTTTTATAGGTAAAGAGTCTGGTAGATTTATAAAAACCGGAAGCAATAACATTATGGTGGGATTAAGTGCAGGAACTTCAAGTCCTAATTTATCTGTAATATCTAATTCAATTGCTATTGGAACCGGAGCTACTGTGACAGGTAGCAATCAACTCTCATTAGGATCGACAACAAATCCACTTTCGGTTATTCCCGGAGCTACCTTCTCTGGATCTCTATCCGGGTTGAAGATTAGAATAAATAATCAATTCTTTACTATCCCTCTTTTAGCATAATACCGTCTATGTTTTAAAAATTGTAATGAAATTCAGAAAATTTTGAATGTAGAGAGCCTAATATCTCTCTACTATCATCTGCTTGTGGTTTAATAATCGGCCTGATGGTGTGTAGATCAGAAAATCCATGTTCTGTATCCCTTTCGTGGGTATATTGTTGGACATCATTAAAATTATGATCGAAATATGGCTTATCTAAAAATTTATAGACTTCTAGCATAGAATTTTTAGGATTCGTGGTCAAAGAATCATAATCTATTAGATGAAATCTATCACTATATCCTCGTAAAAACGCATCTTGGATCGAGTTAAATGCTGATCCGACTACACCATTGGACCAAGCATTGACTCTGCCTGATAATATAGACATTTCTGGCACTCTTATCATCGGAGAGTTTATATCTTTCAATTCTTTTCTATATAATTTTTCAAAAGATGCTAAAATACATGTTAATTTTCTTGTAGTCGTCAGAATTTTTACGGGTCTATCTAATGATAATTCCAATAACTCTAATAAATGCGCCCATCCTCTTGATTTATTAAATACTATCGGTCTATCAGTATCTGAATGGTATGAGTATACCATATCACGAATGATCTGAAGTTGTTTTTCGACTGGTTCTGATGCTTTAATAGATGGATGCTTCTGCCAAAGATCATGAATATTTGATACGATATCAGATAAACCACTTGTTGGTGTTACGTGAAAATCAGGATTTTGAGCAAGAATATTGCAGAGTAACGTAGATCCAGATCTCGGCATTCCATTTATAAATAATATCTCTTTTTCCATATTACAATAATTTAGTTGTATATTTTCAATAGTCAATTAAATATTTTCCATGACATCAATTTTTCATATAACAGGTGGATTAGGCAAACATATTTTAGCTAGTAATATTATCAATTCATTTAAAGATAACTTTCCCGAAAAGGAAATTGTCGTGTCTAGCGCATATCCAAGTGTATTCGAGAGAAATCCAAATGTATCAGAGAGTCTAAATATCGCTAAACATCAATATTTCTACAAGAATTATATTTTTAACAAAGATGTCGAGATTTTTGCACAAGAGCCATATAAACAAACATCACATATAATCAAAAATAAACATTTAGTGAATACATGGTGCGATATGATTGGGATAGAGCTTACTCAAACAGCTTCTATACATTTAAATTTTAGAGAGCTTGAGTTTACTCGAAATAAATTAAGCCAATATGGTGATAAACCAATTTTAGTTTTTCAACCTTTTGGTGGAATGCCTAATGATAATCAAAAGTATAGTTGGGCTAGAGATATCCACCCAGAATTAGCTCAAAAAATTGTAGATAAATTGCAAACCGAATATACAATTTTACATATTTGTAATCCAAGTCACCCACAATTACAAAATTGCATCAGAGTTGACGATAGATTGAATCCAAATATGTTATTTGCAATTTTGAGTTTATCTACTAAAAGAATTTTAATTGATTCTTGTTTGCAACATGCTGCGTATGCGCTCAACCTGCCTTCTTTGGTTATTTGGAATGTTACGTCACCGAATCAATTCGGTTATGGGTTACATGAGAACATTGTATCTCACAATGAACAGTTGAGTGGTGGTATAAATTCATATTTATTCAATTATGAGATAGGTGGCATTATTGAAGAATGTCCGTATCAGTCATATGATGATATGTTTGATGTGGATACTATCATGAAACATATAGATAATAACTTCTTATAATAGTCAGATATATTAAATAATTCTAATGGCATTATCATTTCAATTAGGATATCCTCTAGTTCCTAGATCTATAACCAATCCTAATGTGATTAGGAATGATGCTATTGATGTCGGTGGTCCAATGTCATATTTGACATTTATAAAACTTATAAATGTTTCGTTCGAACCAGATTCTTTACAAGACTATTATAATACTTATTTAAATTCTTGGAATATCAAAAACAATTCTCAAGATAATGATAATTCAGATATAATAACTGAGAGATATAGAGACTTTTTAAGAGAAATATCTATAAAATACACCACACTAGAAGAAAAGGACTTTTTATCTAAAATAAATTTTGATGATCCATATGATCTAGATGTGGTTATGAGTTTTTATGGTGATAAAATCAAAGAACTTATATCGTATTATAATTCCAAGAGAGATAACATAAAGTTTAGTATTGTCAGGAATAAATTAATCGGCACCAACTTTGGAACCGAGAAAACTCTGACTGAATTGACATTATCATACTTGAAAAGTATTGATGACGGTAAAATGTTGTTTAATTACGACAATATTGCTCAAAATTTGACTATAAACATAGACGAATTGTATGACAATAATTTAAATTATTATAATCAAACCCCTGACATCTACAAATACGATAATAAAGATTTAGATTATGGATTTGATATTTTTTTAAAAAATGATCAGGAATTAATCACTGAAATATTTGGAAATATTTCCAATAATCTCCAAGATATAAAGGAAGTCGATCAATTATTCGACAATAAAAGAAAATTAACTGAGAAATATATCTCAACAGATTTTTATTATTTATCTACTGGCAACACGTTGTCGGATATGGTATCTGGAAAGTTATTTGATAGTGATAATACTATACTTAATTTTTTAAATAGAGACTATCCTACCACTGCATCAACAATTAATTCCGATTATTTAATCGATGAAAGAAAACAGGGGTTTTTCAAGCCATCTAAAACATCAATAATCTTATTAGACGGGGATAATAAATCATTCTCATTTAATTTACAAAATATTGAACCAAATTCATTATATTATTTTTCAGATCCATCTATTGGTGGTGGCAATGATAATATATTATCGTTTATAGTCGATACATCATATTTAAAACGAAATTTTTCGTCAGGAATTGCGACTAATCAACCGAAATCGAAGTCGAATGATACAAAATATTACGGATATGTGTCAAACATCGACCCAAATAAGATCAAATATTTTGATACCGTATTCGATTCTGGTTTTATTGAAGATAGTAAATATGATATATTCGGAAATCAATTTGGATTATTTAAAAACGATTCCAGATTTAGAAAAAATATAGAATTTATATCAACAACTGATATAAATTCTATGATTATAGACGGATATTTTATATATGACGAAATATTTGGAGAGGGTTATAATTTTAATTATACTACCACTAATTCACAAGATGAATATCCACATAGAACTGGTCTATACACTAAAACATCACCACTATCTAGTGATGATGTAGACGTAGTTATATCTTTCGGCAAATTATTTCAATATGCTGAGCCATATTACGAGTCCCAATTTATCTCAAATGAGATAATTGATGTGATTGAAGGAGGATTCGTATCAACATATGATTTAGTGCCTTATCCAGACTCGTCATCATCCGATTTATCATCATATGAATTTGATAACGGTGATTTTTATTATGAAGATTTGATTGAGTGTGGACTTCACACCGCAGATCCTCTACAAAGACCACTTTTATCCCCGGTCCTATCGGCTAACTTGACCCAATACATTAGAGGATCGGCTTTAAATGTTTTAGACGGTGGAGTTTTCAACGATTCTAGTGATTTTTCATATAGCGTGATCAAAAATGAGTATGCATATAATGATGAAGTATATAATACTACTGAGTTGATGTCATCCACATTTATAGATAATATTATTTCTGAAAATGGGACAATTTTTGTAAAAAACACTCAAACTAAACAATGTTTACCGATCTTATTATCTATACCGCACTTACAATATAAGTATAATAATTCTATCGTAAGCGAATTAAGCAGTAGTATACTAAAATTTGATATAAGTAGTAATATACTTTTCATAGAAACATCTTCTTATTTAATTATCGATAAATTAGAGTATAATGGCGTCTTCTTGGATTCCAATATTTCGCCAATATCTATAGAATACAATCAAGATAATTTCGATAAACTATCAAATAGATTTAAAGTCGATAATTTCGTATATTTTTGTAAAATGAATACGCTATCTAGTGAAATGTATTCAAATAACTTCACATTGTATCCAGAAATATATAGATTGGATATAATCAATTGCATATTAAATAAAATATTTCCATTGTCTGAAACAGACATAACTCAATCTTCACAATTCTTCAGTGTTTCTGGAGACAATACCCGCTATATATCATTAGATTCCCCTGTTATTACATATAGCAGTAAAAACGATATTTATAATATATCATTTTTACTAAAAGATCAAAATAATATGCCCATTATACACGAATATGATTTTTATTTAAATCCTAATGCAAACTTTTTAAACCATAATATAGTAAAATTTAATAATTATCAATTATCCAATATATTCGATAATTTATCCACAGTGTCACTATATCTATCATCATCTATCCCTATGACTATACAAGAAGAACTAATATTATGACTACTTACAATTTAAATTTATCATCTGATTCCACTAGCAACGTAAAAATGTTGCAATTGATAAATTTTGACGATATTACCGAGTTTTCGATAAGTTTCAATAATATAGACGAAAGTTTTATTCCAATATCAATTCAAATTGATTGGGGTGATGGTAATATAGATTTTTATGATAATAATGTTAACATACAAGATCTGACAATAGTCAATAATTTCAATATTAGTCCAATTTTTCTCAATACGTATACTCACAAATATTACCCATCGATCAATTCATTATATAAAACTCTATCTGGTCAAATTTTGATAAATTACTCCAATTTTGATCAATCTTGGTTTATTTTTCCCATAAAAATACGAACATATGATTATTTTGAATCAGTATATGATTTAAAATTGGTCAATACTAATATATTACCATATAATAATAATCCAAAACAGCATCAATTGATAACAGATATTGGAAAATTTTTAGTAGAAGTTCGTAATGATTAAATATTTTAGTGGTAACTTCTACAACATATTTATCTTCGTTCGTAAATGCAAAAATTCAGACAAACACGGACAATTTCGTATTAAAACAATTTCAGCGCACTTATCCGGGAAATTACGCTCTAAATTTTGTAGATGCATTATCTAATATTAATGATGTCAATACTAAAAATTATACAAATTTTTATTTGACTAATAATTATAAGATATCTGATATTTTCGAACAACCAAAGACTAACAATAAATTGGTTAATATATTCGGAACTTTAATATCTGGGGACGAATTTTTAAAATTTAGCGATATTGATCCTATGCCATACGCTATAGTGAACAGATTGGATGAACACTATAATTATGGTGTTCCGGTATTTTCTAATATTAAAGATGAATCAACAAATTTCACTATATCCATTTTTAGTGATAATAGATGTAACATATTTTATACAAAAAACTATAAAAAATATTATTTATGTGCGGATATAAATAATAAACTTGTTTTCGTCAAACAAAATCTTTTAACATTTGATAAAACTTCTACGAATGCTCAAGATTTTCAATTTATATTTTCTGAAGCTAAAAACGAAATTTTTCTGTATAAAAATACACAGAGTGGAAATTATTCAGTAGTAAATTATAATAATTCGTTAATATTGAATAATATAATCAGTAATGATTTCATTTCAAATACTTCCACTTCTTTTACTATAAGTAGAAGTATATATGATGGTCATTCGACTGTTCCAAATACCTCCTATATCACATATTCTACTGATAATACTATTGATATAGACAAAAGTATATTTAATTTATCAAATAATATACTATTACACAAAACGTATAGTGTTGAAGACTCTTCAATAGATTCAATAATTTTAAAAAATCAGTTATTGCAGTCTGATATTTTTTCTTCTTCTAATAATTTATTATCCAGTAATACTAATAATCTATATGTAAATAATTTACGTGAATATTCGTCTATATTTCAAAATATAGACGAAGAAACTTCAGAATCATTGGAATTAAATTATGTATACTATAACAAAAATTATAATATACTACCGGGAACTAATCTTTTCACCAGTCCCTCTAGCATGTATCCATATAGCAAATTAAATGTTAATGATACTAAATTTGTCGATAGTGGGGCCTTTTCTTATGTAACACCACAATTTTCAGATAAAATTTATCGTTTATCCGATGACATCATTAATAATGAAAATGGTCAATATTTATTATGCACATGGTTATCTGGATCTGTGACATCTATTGATAAAATTTGGGTTGATAGATATTATTATCCAGACTTAATCGATAAACAGACTGCTATATCCACAGTCAGTGAGTTATATTCGACATATGATAATTATATTGAACAATTAATATCCAATAATAATAATATTTTAAGTTCTGTCCAGTATAAAAAAATATTTGATAAGAAAAGTGACCTAATTTTTGAACCAAATCAAAATTATCAATATGTTAGAATATCTGATACAATATTTTCAGAATTATCATCTCAAATTTCAAAAATTGATCCAGAAATTAATTTGAATTACTTTAAATCTATAAATGAGTCGGGAGAATTAATATTAGCGTTTTATTTCGATGGTGATGAATCATCTTGGAGCGTTAAGAGTGAGAGAAATAATATAAATTCTGGGTTATCTATAGAGAAGAACGGATATGAGATAACTATCACATACGATGTATATGATTCTACCATGTTTAATTATGATTTTACGGAGTTTTCTTGGATAAGAAATAGTAAAACCATAAAAATAGAACCATTGCAATCAAATTTTGTATCTGTTGGAATTAATACCAAAACTAACCAGTGTTATTTTTTTGTAAATAACACTGTTGAGTATCAATTCAATTTACCTGAATATCAATTATACGTTAAACATTTATTATACGGTGATTTTTTTGTATACTATGACTCTGATAAAAAGATAAAATTATCGGAATTCGCATATCCTAAAATATATAATATTATTATATCGAATTCTTATATTCCAGTAGAATTAATTTCCTTTATATTTTTAATGTCGAATAATAAAATTTCGGACAATATTGCTATAACATTACCGTGTGGAATGAGAAATAGTAATGATTCTATTGAATTATTGAATAGTATTTGCGGATCATCGACATTTAAATCCAATTTTATTGATATTGATATTAATAATTTGAATATATCCGATAAGAATATTTTAGATGGGTTGAGTCAGGTAATTGAAACCAATATATTGGAGGTGTTGCCAGCAAATACTAACATAAATAGTATAAATTATAAGAATTATAAATCATGAATTATTTCAAATATACAAACGGTGAAGCATTCGTATTAGATGGATTTGATTATATCGGTTATTTTAACATAATTGATCAAATTGCATATACTGGTAGAATTTTCGATAAAGATTCTCAAATATTAACACCTAAAGACACATTTATATCGGAAGTATATATCGGAAAATATGAAACCAATACAACATATAAAAATATTCAACCCATTGAAGAAAAATATTCTAATGCGTTTGATATTTTTAATAATGTTGGATTGGCGAATGCGACAGATAATATTAAAAGTAATAATATTATCTGCTATAAGAATTTAATTCTGTCTAATCCCACAGTTTACAATTTTCAAGAAAATAACGGAGTATATTATGCTTTATCAAGCATATCTGAAACAAACTCTTTGAATATTCCATCCAAGAAAAATTATGTCGGTAATTGTGTATTGTTTGCAGACAACACCAATCTAAAATTTATGGATAATATAATATCGGGGGTATTATTGGTCAATTCTTCTGAAAAATTTACTTATTTATTAACTGATGGTGAAAAAACTTACACATATAATGGACAGTTTGGAGAAAATACTCCACTAGAATATGTTAAATCTGTGGATAATATAAGTTTTGGAGTTGATGATTATGCTTATAAAAATCCTGATTACGTATATTCTATATATCAAGATGAGCCAAATAATAAAATAATATATGTAAAATCATCAAATATAGAAATTCACGATTCTTTAAACTATAATGATTGTCCTGATACTATATTAGAAGATCGCATATCATTAAAACCAAGTGAAATTAAATTCATGAAATGGAATAGTTTGGATGAGAAGTTTTCCAATCCTACTATAAAATTTAAATGGAATGAAAAATTCATAATTTATAATGAAAACAATCCATCCAGTATAAAATTTGGTTATAACTATAGAACTCAAATAGATAATGTTACTAATACATTGATTATATCTAATAAATATTCATCCGATACTATATATAATATTTCATTAAATGCATTGAATATTTTTAATATTATATCAATAGATATACGATCTATTGATGATCACATACTAATTTTACATAAAAACTCTGACAAAATTAATATTTCTCATTTTCCAGTTGCTAATATATCTGATATTAAACAGTGGGATATTGAAAGTGTTTTATTATCTTCTAATAATTACAATGTTAAATTTACTGAGTATGATTCAGATGTTTTTACATTATCGAATGATTTAGAATATCAAACTAGATTTTTATCGAATCCAACTTATCCATCTGGTAGATTAGAATTGGCAGAATTGAATTATCCAATCTTCACAGTATGGAACAATACATTGCTATTATGGAATAACAATAATTATATGTGGAATTCACAAAAAAAATCTTCCAATTTTTATAAAAATATAATATCTTCGACATGTATTAAAAATAATAAGATGTATATGCTATTACATAATGTTGGTAGAATATACACTATATCTCAACCGATAAATGAAAGATTCTTAGATATAATTCCACTAGATTTGGTTAGACAATTCGGGAATTCGTCATGTGATGACACCTCACTTGGATTAAAATTAAATATAATTTTCAAAAGCCTAATCGATGACACATTATCCATCCTCAGAAATTCTTCGAATGGTGTGAGCTTCGAAGAAAGAAAAATAATCTATAAACAATTAGAAGATTTTACCTTAATTTCGGAGAATTTGTATATGAATACCAATGAAACTTTTAATGTGTTAATGATTAGACGAATTTTATTTGAAATATATAAAATTCAATCGAAAATAATACCATCATGACTTGATAATTGAATCTTCTTGCTAAATAAGTCAAATGAGTTCTTTTTTAGATAAATTTATTGCCGATACCTATAATGGAATACTTCATTCCGATATTGGATTAGATGAAACATCAATATCACAAATATTCGATGGGGATGGAAATAAGTCCGCATTAAGCCTTGGTAGAGAAAATAATGGTGGTAAAATTACCGGACCTCTGGTATCAACTTCATCGACAGTGGAGCAAAATCTATCAGTAGGTGGAGGTATTACTGCTAATAATATATCATCATCATCTATTAATACTGATAGTATAGTAATTAACAATTCATTGCGAGCATCTAACGTCAATTACCCCGTTTCAGATAATTTGACAAGCCTATTTGCATTAATTTATCCGATTGGGTCTATATATTTGAACGCTGTAGGTACAAATCCGGGAATTATATTTAGCGGGACGACATGGAGGCAGATATCGCAAGGCAGATTCCTTGTCGGGGTAGGTACGGGTAATGATGGTATCAATTCTTCACAGACATTTGCTCCCGGTAATAGTCAGGGTGTATATAAACACCAGATTACAATAGACGAAATGCCAAGGCATAACCATACATATCAGACTATTACAGATGCTAATGTAAATCGAGAGTTTGGTGAAACCAAAATCGATGGTTATTTTGATACAAGAGATACATCGTTTGTCGGTGGCGATCAACCACATACCAATATACCGCCGAGCTTCGGGGTATATATCTGGCAAAGAACAGCTTAATATATTTAAAGTATGCCAAATATAAAAATTTCAAAAATAAAAACAAGGCGCGGGACCAACGAGCAATTAAAAACGACTGCTTTGGATCAAGGTGAGATAGTATCAACAACTGATACTAAACGTTTATATATAGGCACTGGTTCCGGGTATGGTGGTTTTGTAGTAGGTAATAAAATACATTCACCCATAGTGAATTATTCATCATTAACTACTTTAATATCGGAAGTTGGTGATATCGTAAATGCTAATAATAAATATTATCAGCTAACGTCTGCTGATTATACTAATATAACATCGTGGGGTGATGTATCTACCAAAATAGATCCTATTCTGTTTAACTATACAGCCACTAATAGCATTACTTTGAATAGTAATTCAATTTCGGCAGCATATATAAAATCTTCCACTGTTTTATCTGGTATTAAGATATCAAATGGTGTTCTACAGACCGATATTAACACTAATAGTTTAGAAATATCTTCTAATAAGATTTCTATGAAAGCTGGTGGAATCGGAATTCGAGAAATCAATTCTAATTCGTTTGGGCATGGTATAAGCGGGGGTTCTGGTAATACTATATCATTAAATTATGATTTGAGTGGATTAGAAATAATCGGCGGTAAGTTAGCACTACGGTCTGATGGTGTCGGTGTCAGAGAAATCAATTCTAATTCGTTTGGAGACGGTATAAGCGGGGGTTCTGGTGGCTTAATTGCATTAAGGGTCGAACCTTCTCAATTTTATTTCGAGTCGTCAGTATTGACATTATCATCGCTTCCAAGTTCTTGGATAGGTGATGGATTAATCTATAACTCTCCGGTTATATCGACTACTTTGACAAATGTAGATTCTACAATAAGTAAAACCAATACAGGAATAATTGGTTTATGCGCTATATCAATGGCGAGTAGTCATCAGCTTGCAAAGGTGCAGATAGATGCTTATGGTAGAACCATAAGCAATGAATCAGCAATATTTGACGTATTGACTGGAAATTCTTCACTAAGTTCCTTCAATAGTAGTAGCTCATTGTCCACTATATTCAATGGTCATCCAAATCAATCACTATCTGGTGCTATTCCCGGTCTACAACTAGCTAATTTCACCGCTATATCGGCAAATGGTGCCACTATAACGCTATCATCCGCTGGATTTTTATTATTCGATCAACCATCCACAACTAGATCTGGCGCATCTGTTGGGAGATTCGCTATTCCAATTTTTTCTTATTAATTAATATATGATTATCAATCAAGATACTATTTTAAAACTAGTTTTTCGTCAAGGATCGGAAAATGATCGACGTAAAGTTATCTTTACTTCAGGTGAGCCCGTTTATACTACAAATTCTAGAAGATTATTCATTGGAAATGGATCATTGAGTGGGGGAGATGTTGTCGGTAATAAGTTTTTGGGGTATGATACAACTCTAGCGACCCTAGCGACCAATAAATCACTTGCAGTGGAAGGTGATTTGGGATTTGTTATAGATAGTAATAAATTATATGTATTATCTGGAAATAATGGAAGTGATGTGAATAGCTGGAAGAATATTGGTGGCATATATACCACAGGAGATTCATATATTGATATATCATCATCGAATGCTATAAAATTGAATACTCTTTCTGCTAATACAGTATCATTAGATTTATTACAATCACCATTGACTTTAAATTCTGGAAGAATTGCTTTATTGCCATTATCGGCAAATTATATTTCTTCTGATTTATTACAATCACCATTGACTTTAAATTCTGGAAGAATTGCTTTATTGCCATTATCGGCAAATTATATTTCTTCTGATTTATTAACTGGTCCAATTATTTTAACTTCTGGAAGAATAGGTCTTTCATCTACTATTCCATATCAATCAGTGTCAACTAAGACAGTATTGGTATCAAGTGGTCTAGTATCTACTGCAAATGGAGTTAATACTACTGGTATTGCTGTAAATACTCTATCTTCTGATATTGTAATCAAATCGAATCAATTATATGCCAAATATAATGGATTATTAAGCGCAACATCTCCTGAGTATGGTCAAAACATAACCACTGCATCCAGATTATCATCTGGGCATTATAGATTTACTTTTGGACCACTCCCAACCGCTAATTTAATTCCAAATGTTCAAATATTTGGGACTGGAGCATTAGGATATGAGGCTAGGACTATTTCAATATCTAATTCATCATGTGATGTTAAGATTTTAAGCAGTAATGGCACAAGCACTGATGCCAATATCACTCTTTTAATATCATACTAAAACATGCCATTCCCATCTGACATTTCATTATCATCAACCGCTAAATATTTTGGGATTATAGACCCTAAAAAGGCTTATAATTTGAATTGGGATGTTGTTTGGAGTTTTACCTATGCTCTCACAGGAACTCAACATGGGTTTTCATCATTTTTAACAACCTCACCGACAATTACGGGTGGTTTACCGGGGCAATATTTAGGTTCCGATAATCAAAATATGATTTTATCCATAGGATTTGATTCTACTGGATATTTCGCATTATCTTCGCCTTTAAGACCGGGTATACCTTTATCGTCAACTATTCCTAATAGTATTATTGTTCGAGATTCTAATGGTAGTGTTATTTTTAATAAATCTTTGTCATCTTTAGATACATCTTTTATACTTTCCTCTAGTGTAAAAACTTATCAAACATTAAGATTCAGATATTCTAATGCTGGCAGGAAACTCAGCATAGATTTTAAAAAATCCAATAATAAATATTCAACTTTAACAAGTTTGAATATTACAAGTTTAAATATTACAGATAATTTAACAGTTTATCCCGGATTTTCATTTTGTTCTCCTATATCTGGTTTAAATATTGAACCTTCCAGTATGTTTATTCAAAATTTTCACACTCAGGGAAATATATTATCACCCACTTATGAGACTTTAGAAATGATACCTCTCCCTGGAAATATATTGAATACTTTTACTACAATTTCCGGTATTACTGCTACACCTTTTGTATAATGAATATATTAGATACTATATTAAGTGAGACTATTTGTTCAAATCTAGTGATAGCCGATAACGGAAGTAGATACTGCAAATTTTTAACAAATAATATCGGTAGATTACATCCAACGAGTAAATCTTTTTGTAATTTAAAATGTAGAAACACTGGTCCCTATAATAATAGGGATATATCTTCAGAAGAAGAAAAAACATTTATAATATCCACTCTGAAAAAATATAATCCATTTTTTAACATACAGAAAGAATTTATTGATAGAGTTTTAAAGACGTATAGATTACCTGTTGATATCGTTTCACCAGAAGAGTATTATGATGTTAAAAAATGTCTAGAGTTTTTAAATCAATATGATGGTTTTAAAAAAATTTTATTAACTGGATCTATTATAACGAAAAACGCAACCACTCCTTTACATGATATTGATATTGTTTTATGGTTTTCTAATCTAGAAGTTTATATAAATAATAATATTGTATCTAAATTGCCAAAAGAGATAAATGGCATCAAGACTGATTATTTCATCATAATAGGCGATAAAGATATATCGTTATCTTCTTTATTTTTTTGTTGCGTATCCCCGGAAGATAAAATATTATATAAATCCAAATGGTTTGAATTAGATTTACGATCTATTCCAGACGGGTTTACTATAATTGACGCAGAATGTGAATATTTTGATATAGTCATGAAGGAAATGTTTTTAAACGATAACAAAAAAAATAAAAAATGTTGTGGGGGTAAATCATGAACGTTTCTTGTGGAAATAACTTTACAGATTGGAGAAATGGTGTAATAAATGATGAGTGTATATGTACATATTTAGATGAATTGAATCCGGGTGAAGATACTGGTTTTCTAGAATCTAGAGCGTTAGAATCTGCCGGAGTCCCATTATTTGGAGAATTTGTATATAATGGAAAAAATTTTTATGTCAATTCACCACCATTAGAACTTATACCCAGTGGACCGACGGATAACATTGGTAATTTCTATACCATAACTAGGATAGATGATGACACAACTTCTACTACTTCTACTACTTCTTCTACTTCTACTACTTCTACTACTTCTACTACACCACCACCTACACCACCACCTACACCACCACCTACTACTACTACTACTACTACTACTCCTAATACTACTACTACTCCTTCACCATCGTGTTGTGTGTGTTGCACGACAGCAACACCCATCGTTATAATACCGCCTGTGATTTTTACTCTTCCGCCAGTAATACCGGGGACTAATATCCCCCTAACTACCACACTACCACCCAATTACACTTCATTAACTTCGGAAGAATTGACAACAACACCGACCACTGCCACCACAACTGTCAATCCGACGACATTCACATCATCTACGACTACGACCATATTCATTAAACCCACATGCGATTGCAGTGGGAATAATTGCAATTATTTAGGTTTTTGATAATTATATCAATGAAGAAATTAACCATAGGTATGGCGACTCATGATGATTATGACGGATTATATTTTACTATACAAAATATAAGAATCAATCACCGTGAAATTTTAAATGATATTGAATTTGTTATCGTGGATAATAATCCAAATAGTAAGTATGGTATCGCCAATAGAAAACTATTAGAACATATTAAAGAACCTGTTCAGTATCTACCATTCACAAAACACCAATCGACTACTGTAAAAAATAAAGTATTTGAATTAGCTGATACCCCATATGTGATGTGTATTGATAGTCATGTATTCATAGAACCTAACGCTATTAAAAAATTAATAGACTTTTATGACGATAAAAAAGATTTCGGGAATCTTTTACAAGGTCCGTTACTGTATGATGACATGACAACAATATCGACACATTTTGATTTAAAATGGTCTAATTATATGTGGGGACAGTGGGGGACTGATGCGAGAGGAATTGATATTAATTCTGAACCATTTGAAATTCCCGCTCAAGGTATGGGATTATTTTCATGTCGTAAAGACTCTTGGCTAGGCTTTAATAAAGAATTTAGAGGATTTGGGGGAGAAGAAGGATATATACACGAAAAATACCGCAAAAATAATAAAAAAACGTTATGTTTACCATTTTTGCGGTGGATTCATCGTTTTGAAAGACCTAATGGTGCTTCTTACCCCAATAATCTTAAAGAAAGATATAGAAATTATCATATCGGATTCACCGAGCTTGGTTTAGATACTACAGAGCTAGATGAACACTTTAAAGATGTGATAAACCAATGATTATTGTCCTTTAGACCACTTCAAAGCGTCATATTCACCTTTATACAGGTTAATTTGTAGACGCCCGCTTTTGTCGGGTATTTAGAATGTCTTACCATCCAAAATATTTATCCATGTGACCTCGAAATTAAATTAAACCCATTTTAATCTCACATTGTACGTCATGAAGCATACTTATGCTTCTTTCTTCCATGTATTTCTCAATTGCTGCTGGTTTTATCAGCAATTCTAAGTTGTTAATTCCTAATTGTTCTGCTTTTTCTTTAATGAAATCAAAAGCTTCAATTAAACAAGCCCATCTTGTAAATTCAGTATCACTCATTGTCTCCACTGACCCATCCCCACGTTCTATTGCCACTGTCATATATTTTCTATATTATCTATTAGTGTTTAATGATCAAATATTGGAAATAGACTCGTTTATACTGCGTTGATCTAAAGGTTCGCTAATCAATACCGTATCATAGTTGATATTAACTCGATAATTGTTTTTACACTTCTCACATTGAACCTCATTAGCTGTATTAGGAGTAAACAGCCCTTTGAAGGTGTTTCCGCCGCAAACACACGGCAATTCGACTAACTGAGTATCGAAAATATCCTCATACTCTTTAATAACCTTCAAATGCTCTGTGGTCATTGTCTCATATTCATCAATTACTTCCAATAACCTTTGAGTTTCTTCATCTTCTTCAATATTTGGATCTTTAGTGATCAAATAAGTAAGAATTCCAGCGGGGATAGCGATTAATATGGGGAATAATTCAATAAATTTAAGCCCGAAGGCTCCAGAACTTGAGAATAAGGCGATTAATACGCCCCAACCACCAAAAATAATCGCACGTTTCTTCCAATTTGTTGTCATCTGGGTCATTTTAGCAGGATTTTGGAAGAAGTCAATATCTAAATTCTTGATATTGGTACAGAGGAGCCTTTAAATGCTCTAACATATTTTTAAGATCTTCGTAATTATTCAAATTACTCGGATTTTTAAAATATTCTTCCTTGTGATGTTTATAATACGAGATAGTTCCCTCTAATTTGTGTTCGATGGCGTGACACACTTCTTGAATTTCTGCTTTCATCTTTTCAAGTTGGGGATTATATCCTGAATCATAGGATGATTTAAAATCTAGGGCTTCATAAATGTTAACTAAGTCTTCTTGAATTTTCATATTAATATAATTCCTCTTCCATCTGTTCGTCCTCAATATCGTCCATGACATGCTTGGCACCGATAGTATATTTCTCTAAAACATAATCAACATTTTGCATTAGGTATAAAACAATCTTCTCAGTGTTCTTCTTAAGCTTAAGAAGTTCCTTCTTATGTTTAACGTCTTTAGTTTTTAAGATGTCTTCGATAGTTTTAGCTGCTTGCATCCCGGCATCTACCATTTGACCATAGTAAGTAGGAAGATTTTGCATTTCATAAGGTAAAGCATTTGGACCATTATGGGTTTCACGCTCTTCTTTCTTATAATTCTTCATTTGCGTTGAAGGATCACGATCATGATCGATATCAGGTGATGCAAATTTTGTTGAATAGGGAGATTCTCCTTTAGCTGGCATAGAATTATTTAATACATTTGACTAAATATACTATATGAGCAAATTCGCTAGAAATTTCATGACCGTCCTCAGAGAAGCCGATTCATCTGACCTAGAGCGTAAAGCTATGGAAGCATCTTTAGACGATGGGACCAATCCAGAAGACTTTGATGTTGATGTGACTCCCAACACAAATGCTGTAGTCGATCAACAATCGAAACAAATAGCAGATGCTTTGTCACAAAAAAATCAGAATATGATTAATGAAATTCAAAGCTGGATTGATACCACTCAAGAATTTTTAGCTTTTCTTAATAGTGAAGACCCAAATTCCATTCAATCACGCCTTGCTGCTGCTGAACCTGATACCGTTATGGACAAAATGAAGCAATCCCAACAGACAAAGATCAGTCGGGTTGCTTCAGATTTAGCCTCTCTCCATCAAAACTTCTTAGGTTTCATGGCCCAGACATCAAACTCAAGATTTAAATATATTTAATTTTTGTTAATGATCAACGAGTTATAGAAAATAACATTTTAAACTTCAAAACAGCACCTTTACCACAGGTGCTGTTTTTCTTTAGCCATTCTGGAGATATCTGATCTAATCCCTTATCCCCACATAATTCATTTAAATCTTTATATTTCTTACCCCACTTCTCAGGCCAAATGAAAACACATTCCCCGGATTGTAATAATGATAAAGTCTTCTCTCTAGATGTCTGATCTATCCATTGCGAGTCTAAAACCCATATCTTATCGAACAATTTTAGAGATTCCATTTGATCTTTCTGGGTCTTTGTCAAGGTAAATTCTTTAGCTTTATTGATCCCTGCTACTCCTAGACCATTCTGAACAAAAAATGAATCTATTGGCCCTTCAAATAGAAATACAGAATCCAAATTCGGATTAATTTTATCAATACCGTATAGAGTCTTATCGGCATTCAGCTTCGATAGATACACCGGGCGATCATCAGACTCAAATAGTCTGCGGGTCTGGAAGAACGCTATATCGCCTTCCTCGTCCTTGAAAGGTATCACTAGACGGTCATCCTGAAACTTGTCTTTAAGGCTGATATAGAGGGCGTCGGGGCGGTTTATAGCAGTGTCTAGTCGCCTCTCCTTAAGATAATTCAAGGCATACTGAACTTTCCAGTTATCCTTGTAATAATTGACCTGATTTTGATCAAAAAGATTGATTGAATCAATTGGAAGAGTATCGACAATAAGCTTGGGTTCTTCTTCTTCGAAGAAAGAATCGATATATCCAAAATCACCTTCTTCTAAATCATTACACAACTCTTTATGTGTAATTCCTGATACTTCTCTTATCCAATTATAAGTAGATAGATTAGAACCACAGTTGTAGCATGATATATTACCATCTACCGGACTATACCAACATCTTTTTTTTCTTCCCCAAGATGCGCCCTCCCTACATATAGGGCAACATGAGTTATATTTGCCAGAAGCTTTGTTATGGGTGACTTTATACCCTAACTCATAAAACTTAGATGTTACGTAATCAGATGGGAGATTAAAATCAAAGCTTTCCTTCTTTTTGGAATTTAGAAGTGGTAATTTTTTTAATCTCATCTTTTTCTTGTTTAGTTGGTTGAACGGTTGCTAACTCAAGTATAGCTGTTCTCACCCCAAAGTCAAAATCCTTTTTAGGAATCCATCGCGTTTCCATTTTGCCATCAAAAACATCACAAAAAGCGTATAAATTACCATGTTTTTTAACAAAAATCAAGGTATGACCTTTATAAACACCATCAATGACGCCATATGTTTCGCCAAAGTTTATATCTTTTTTCCAAAACATAATTATTCCATTCTACTCGACATAAATTTACTTATTTGCTCTAAAAAAAGATTATCAAGTGCAGATTTCTCTATTTTTTCTTTATAAATAGTCATATTAATAGGATCTCCATTCAAATCGTATCCTATAATTTTATAACAAGTCAAAAACTCACCCAATACTGAAATCATTGCTTGATTTATTTGAATTTTATTCGGTTTTTTTCTTTTTTCTTTAATTTTAATAGTTAAAGCTTCTTTAAGGATATTGGTGACTTCTTCATCGCTGAATTCTTCTGGAATTTCTTCATCTTCATCCTTCATACAAATATTTAACTTTTTTTCTCGAAAGAACAACCCTCTTGTTTCTGAGGTATTCCTTTCTCAATCAAAGTAGTCACAATAACTTCCATAGATTTGGTTTTAAGATTGAAGTTTTTAATAAACTTATTTCCACCATCATTAAATTCGAAAATTACTTCTCCTCTGAAGTCCTTGTTTTCATAACAAGTAATGATTAACGATGCCCCACCCGGATCGACCATGATAGACCATCTACGAGGATCAATAATGCCGTAATCTTTGAATAGACGTATAGTTACGAATCCTGAATCTCTCAGTCTTTTGATAAAATAACTTCCAGTAGTGATTTTATTTTTATGTATCATTTGGTCAATGAACTAATAATATAGCAATTCTGTATTGTGTTAGAATCAATTGTAATCTTTCCGATTCCATTCTTAGATATCTCAAATTTAGCAATATCGGATTCACCAAAATCAATCAGTCGAACATTATCCAAATTCATGATGAATTCATCCATTTCGAAATCAACTGGATCGCCAATGATTGTCAGCGTGTCGGTATTCTTCATCGTTCTATCCGCTAATGACCATATCAAGCAATCATCTTCAGTATAGACATATAATTTATTAGTATCCTTAAAAATACTACTATTTGTCAGTAATGACTTGATGAAGGACTTCTTAATTTCAAATTCATAATCGAATTTTAGTGCTTTAATCTTAGCTAGGGTAATCTTGGGCTTAGTAAGAATACCATCTTCGTATAGATGGTAAGTAAACTTAGCAATCTTAGATTTATAGTCGAGATTATTATGATTTAGCGTGAATGAAATATCAGGTGATCCGACCATATCCAAAAGCTTAGATAACTTGGTTAAAGAAGGGAGATTTAATGTAGTCTCTACGTCAAAATCTCCCTTCATTACTGACCAAAGAAACATACTCCTATCGTCAGAAGCGGCGATGGAGTATGTTTCGTCAGACTTGATCTCTAAAATTGAAGTATCACTAATCTTTGAAAGACTTTTGAGGAATTGATTGAATTCCTTTGATTTTAGTTTCAAGTTTGATTGTTTCATCTTTGTTCTTGGATTCTAGCAAAGAGATTAGCTTTTGCAAGAGCTTATTATTCTTTTCCAACAATTCGTTAGTCTTCTTCTGTTCCGTTAAGCTAAAATCAAATTCTAGCTGTGGATCGAATTGGTTTACCGGATATGCTGGACTCGCTTCTGGGTAATATTGAGTCGCGGGAAGAGGAATATGGGTCGGTTGAGGCGGGGCAATATATTGCGGCGGGGGTTGAAAAGAAGGAGGGGATTGTGTCCTCACTGCCCCTTGGACAATGTTCTCCAATCCCCTCTTCAACTGTTCAGTTCCCGATACAATAGCCCCATTACTGTCTTGGGGTCTGGTTCCCGTCATTCTGTCGATCTCTTTCGATTCGGCATATAACGGTCCTGCAATACCCATCAACAATCCAATATCATTTGGATCTAGTGCTTCGTATGGTTCACTCATAATTAATTAATCTTCAATATCTAGTCCAGCGAGCAGTTCATCTACATCATCCTCTACAGGTGCTACCTTGACCTTTTTCGGCTCTACTTTTTGGACAGGCTTTTCGAATTGCATCGGAATATCATCGTCATCATCTTCTACTTCTGGCGCAGATGTTTTGCGCTCTGATAATTGCTTCTTAACTTCCTTTTTTTCTTCTGATTGACAGAAGAAATGATCGTCAAGAAGCTTATTGAGTTCTTCCTTAGTCTTAACTTGATAGATCGACTTCAGATCATGAACTTGTTCATATACCTTTTCGACTTCATCTTCATCTAGATTGAGCTTAGACTTACTAGTGAAATACGAACTCTTGAAAGTTGTGTATTCGCCCTGTTCTTCTGCTTTAATCTTGAGATCAGCACCTTCATTGGATAGATCGAAGATTGCTGCACCAAACTCTTCAGCACGATCACCAGTCATTGCATCATCAACCAATGATTTAATCTGGAATCCCATACGAAGGATCTGAACTGTTCCATTTAGTTCTGGATTAGATGGATTATCTACCCATAGTGCATTAACAAGCCATTGCTCCTTGTTAGAAACTGGATTATCGAACTTTGCCTTCTTCCCATCAGGACCAAGAACTGGATTCGAATTTTGTTTCTTCCAATCTTGGAACAATTTCCAATATAGATTAGTGATTGGATCTTCCTCTCCAAATGTTTGGAGGGAAATAGCGGAGACATACTTGCCGCTAGAGCGACTTTGCCAACTGTTAATGAAGTGATGGAAGAACGTGTCATCAATATTATCGACATTTGGAATTAGTCGAATAGTATAGGTGTGTCCTGCTGGGAACTTCATGATATTGGCGAATGAACCGCCACCGTCTGTCTTTTTCAAAGAATCCTTGATCCTGTCAAACATGGATGCTGAAAATTTAGTTTTTGCCATAATTTATTTTTATTCTGTTGTTTATTGTTAATTTACTTTTATTACTCGCTAGGAGATCTTTATTTAGTCAGAAGCGTGGTTTATAAGGACCAACACCTGTTGGACTTGGATTCTTTAATCGACTTTCTTCCAGTTCTTCTTCTGTGATATCATCAATTTTTTCACCTGAAAGTCTTCGAATATCAAAATCCACGCTTAAGGGAACCGTCCCAGTCTCTTTCAAGATCTGTGTGGATTGAAGAGAGACATGCACACACCCATTAATGTGGAGTCTTAGTGAAGTAATGTTGCCCTCGTATCCGCTTGCATTATCTTTAGCATACGATCCGAGAATGTCAACTGGGAGATACGGTGGAGTTACTATAACACCGCCCTCGACTGATGTATCTACAATCCAACGACCTTCGAGCGGTTCTCCATGTTTTGGACTAACTCCTCTGGGTTGAAAGTAATAATAGATGTTTTCGTTTTGCTCAACTTGCATGAGAGTAAGCATACCCTCCTGATTAGTTGATTTATCTTTAATAAGTGTTCCTAATTTTAGCATAATATTGTTTCTAATTTTTCTTTAGCTTTCTTTCCAAAATTTTTCATTCTTTTTGAATTGTAAAACTTTTGCTTTGTCCTCTGATAATTTATGAAGAAGTTTGGTATCACGAATTCCAGTAACTCGGAGTCTATCACAGATTTGGATAATTGCAAGGCGTGAAGTGTGTGAAAATCAATCGAGTGTTTTTTGAGATGCGCCACCCAGCAGGGCAGGACTTCCTCAGAATATACCAGATACTCAGCGAATGTCAAATTCTTTTCTTTACAAAATTTAAAAACATACTTTAGTCCAGATTTTAAACGCTCGATTGATTCATCTTTATCGGGATCGTCTAAAACTTGACTCTTAACATACTCGACATATAACTTGATAGCTTCCTTTTCTGGGATATCCCATGGGGGTATAGAAGCGAGGAAGTATTTCCGATTAATGTTGGGATACTTTTGAAATATATGTTTGAGTTGCATCTAATGTTTCAAAGAAATCTGGTGTAATTTTCAGCGGTTTCTCGAATCTCTCAATTGTGGATATTATATCCTCGACAATTTTCACCTTGTCTTCTCTAGAGATATGATCCCTACCGTTTTTATAGCAAAACTGATCAACCCCAATGTAAATTTTCACGAAAGGCTCTGCATAATCATAATCAAAATTGTTCGGTAATTCTACGATTCTAATAACATAAGAGTCATTATGATTACCATATTTTCCACCAATAGTATAAGCCTTATTTTTCGATGTCCAATCCTTAACTGCGTCAATGGATTCGAATCTCTTCGTTGCAAATTCAAAAACACCAACAGTTTTATCTTTATAAATCAAACCCACGGGACATTTATCATCCTTGACTCGAAACCCCAAATCTTTGAGTTCTTTAACCGTCAAATCTCTAACGGTTCCATTATCGGGAATTTCTCCGTCTTTAAACATCCATTCAGTTTTTCCGTTTAAAGGATCTACTATTTCGGTGACTACCATTTGTAATTGATTATTATTCATATTTCGTATTATTTCTTTTTATTCTGACCATTGATTAGCATCATGCAAACTTCATAGGTTGTTTTGCGATTGCTATAAATGCTGCGTGTATTGTTACCCACCCATCTGAATCTCTTTCTTGATAAGTCACGGCCCCAATATGATTCTGTAAACCGGGACGATCTAGCATATTATCGATTTGGTCATAATAATTTTTTCCAAGTTGCCAAGAATCAAATGTGTCGAGGGACTCGATATACTCTCTGATGTCTTCGACCGAACCCGCAATCAAATCAAATTTTTGAATCATTTTTTCTTATTTTTTTTGCTATGTAATTCAATCTCGATTGTCTCATTTTTTCTCTAGTTTCAGAACTTATAACTCGATTTTTATTACATTGTATTAATTTGTCTATATGTTCAGGTGATAATTTCCTTCCTTTACTAGCATTTCCAATTTTCTCTTTATGCTCGTCTGAAAGTTTTCTTCCTGTATTGGCCAATCTACACTTTTCTACATGTTCTTTAGATTTAGGCTTTCCTTTATTACCCATACTAATTTTTAGTTTAGCTTCTTCTGACATTTTCCTCCCCTTTTGAGCCAAACTCATTTTATTTCTAGTTTCTTCAGAAAATGGTTTTCTTGGTTTTCCCAGAGCCTTATTCAAGGCTTTTGTTTTATTAGTTTTTTCTATAGTTTCTCTAGAATGTGGTTTTCTTGGTTTCCCAGTTTTGGATTTTCTCATTTTTTCCACATGTTCTTTAGATTTCGGTTTACCTTTACTTGCTAAACTCATTTTTAATTTTGTTTCATCTGAGAGAGGCACCCCGGTTCTGTCATTCGACCATTTGCAAATATTGTAACCCCTTTTCATATCGGTAGACTCATATAAATTAATATAATATGATTCTCTGTCTAAAAGAGCGGAATTGTCTGTATTTTTATCAAAATTCTCTAAAACTTCTAATATCTCAACATTGAAAGAATCCCATCCATGTTTTATTATGGAATGGTGTATAGGATGTTTTCCATTTAATTGTTTTTCACTATTTTTATGCTCATTTAGTCTTTTATACAAATTAATAGCTTTACCGATGTAAATTTTATTATTTATTTTAGAAATCAATTTATAAATTCCTGCTTTTTTTGGATGTTCTTCCATTAATATATTTAGCAGACCTTGTGAATTTTGTGACGTATTTAGACTTACTAATGGAATTATCGAACGCTAAAAAGACTCGCACCAATTCATAATCACTATCCAAGGATAGCATAGTCTTGGCAACATTTTTCAATTTTTTATCCTGTAAAGTTTGAACAAATACATTTTGGACAGAGAGTTTCTTTCCTTTCAAGTTCATTACGAATGTGCAGAAACAAAGGAAGAGATGTTCTGACTCGTTTTCTATGAGGTTGTGGCTGGGGTCAGTTGTCATACTGTATCATATTCTACGGTGTCCATCCAAAAAACTTTAGTATCTCTGGATTTTAAGTAATTGAATAAAGTATATGGATATCTTGCGTATAACCAATTATCAAAAAGGGCTATTGATGGATTCTTTCCTCTGATTGCATCTGAACTTATCACAAAAAATGGTTCCATCTGAGTCCAAACCTTTTTAGGATATTTTTCTCTGAAATTAATCATATTTCTTTTATATATACCCACACAATATTTTCTATGATATTCTGAAAATGTAATATATGATACAGTTTCGTTCTTAAGTGATTTATATGCAGCTAAGGTAATTAAAAAAGTAGTTGTTCCAGTTTGCCTATTCATCGACATATGTTTATAATCTTTATTATACCAATCATAAAACATCTTTTGGTCTTTGCTTATCGGAAAGCCATTAAATTTATGAAAAAATTCGTAAAAATCTTCTTCGTCCGATTTTATGATTTTAACTTCTTCCGCCTTCGCTTTGATGGTTGTCCCAATTAAAGCAATTGACGATAATAATCCTCCTATAAAATTTCTTCTCTTCATAATAAACTCAAATTTGTAGTAAACCCGATGAACTTTTCGGTCATTTGTCCACCCGATGCCCATTCTCCACCTCCACCATCACATAAATTCTCTGCCATGTACGTGATATCAGCAGTGGAACCTACGGGTTTCCTAAAAGAGACGAACTTTGTGTCGGGATTGACCACGATAATAACATCAGCTTTGTGATTGTCAATCAACTCCTTGGCGATTTCATTCACAGACAGCTTTGAGAATGCTGCTAGAACCTTCCAACCCTTGAATTCCCCTGAATAAAGGTCCATTGTCGATACCTCATCATCAATTTCTTTGAAAAATCCTTCTGCGAGGTTAATTTCCTCGTCTGTAAGACCATCATACCCATCAAAAAATCTATTTACAAATTTATAGAAGTTTCTATATCCCATTCTACGATAAATCGCATTCAGATACTTGGATTCTTCATGTTTTAGGAGATATTCGTTGTAATCATCCACATAAACCAGTAATTTCTTAACATTTACCGAAAATTCTTTAATCTTTTTGAACTTTTTGTAGATTAATTTTGAACAAGATGTGTATTCTTCAGTGATTAACATAGAATCATAAGCTGTAAGCTTCTCTCCACGATCTGAAATGATCACAAGTCGAGGATCATCAATCTTATTGAGCAATCTTTGATCAATAACCATACCAACTACAAAAACTTTATCATAGTTTTCTAAATTGGTCTTAGCCCATTTCCAATATAGTTCCTCAAACTTGCCAAAAAAACAAGATTGATATTCAAATTCTTTAAATACCTGTCCTAGTAGGATAACAGAACAAGCCCCGTCTAAATCGGAGTTGGACCAAATAAAAATACGACTATGCACGTCGATATTTATAATATTTTTCATAAATGTCAATCAATTCTTCGTCAGTCTCTCCAATATGCTCAAATCATCATCCTCCATCAATTCCGCAGATTCTTCGCTTTGTAATACTGTGAGTGTTTCATATTCTATTCTCATTGGTTGAACCATTCCTCTGGCCCCATATCGATTTTTAATCATTCCTAGTTTGATAATACCCAATTCCATATCTTCATCCGATTGAAAAATTGACATGATACAGTCAGAAACGTGAGCAATTCCCATGCTTTCTCCGATACCTTCTAAACCGGGATTTTCTTTACCATATCCCGGTTTAGATAATTGACAAGCTGAAAAAAATGGACATTTAAAAATATAAGATAATGCTCTTATTTGTTCACATATGTATTTCACTCTCTCATAAGAGTTTGCTCCCTTCTCAGTCGTCAAAAGACTCAGATAATCTATAACTACCGCATCAATTCTCTCCCCAGAATCGACAATCTTTTTAATAAAGGCTTCGATTTGTTTCGGGGTTATACTGGATGGGGGAAATTCTTTAATTAGTATTCTACCATCTGGGTTATTCTTTTTCTCATCTATCAACAATGACCTAAGAGAATGAGTATTGAATTTAAAATCCTTCATCGGAATCTTTGAAATATTAGATGCGATTCTCTTAGCGTAGACCATCTCAGACATCTCCAGCGATATCACAAGGACGCTCTTACCCTGTTTGGCGATGTTTGCTGCCACATTACCAAGAAAGATACTCTTCCCAATATTAGCCTGTCCTGCGAACATATATAGAGCCTTGCCAGACTCCAAATATCCACCCCCGAGAGCATCATCTAACCATTCCCACCCAGATGAGATATAGTTTTCAACATTTAGAATATCATCAATAATTGAATCAACATCTTTATAAATCTCAATACCTCTATCAATATTCAAACTTATTTTACATATCTCATCAAACGCTTCTAGAACTTTCTGTGGATTCTTTACTTTATCCTCGGCATTCTCCGCGATATCTATCATCTGACACCATGTAGCTCTTTCCTTTAAGAACTTCTCGGTGTTTTCATACAATTCATCTTTGTCAAACTCCTTATCTAAGGTCTTAAATGATTCTAGAAGTTTGCGGAAGTTGTTTTTAAGAATATCATTAGTGAGATATGTTTTAACTTCTGTAAATGTCGGGAGCTTTTTTCTCCTATCGTAGAAATCATTTACAATTTTAAAGTATTCGGCTATATTTTGATTCTCAAAGTATTCGGGTTTTACATAATCAGCTATTGTGTTGAGATAAGTGGAATTAGTAATAGCGTGATAGCATATAATTTTCTCGTATTCGTCTAAATCAATTTGCATATTTGTTTAAAAAGTAGGTTTCACCGTCAAGCCACTCTTGGCTTACTTCTTGAAGTCCGGGTGATTCATGAGTAATCAAAATATCACCAACTCCGACCCTTAATCCAGCCAAGTGACAAGAAAGTGACATTACCAGATCGTAAAAATGGAACTTCGATGGACAATTCTCATCAAATCTCACTGTCTCCATAGCTTTCCTGTTTAATGCCATGAAAACACCGTCAATCATTACTGCTCGATGAGGATGTGGTCCAAAAAAGGTTTCATTTTTTCTAATATTATAATTATCATCTTGATAAGTGTGTTGAACACATCCATGCAGATTTCCTCCTTGGAATCCTCCACCCATCAAATGCCACAATGCTGGCGATTTTAATTCTACTTTAGATGCTCCAGCTACCCCAACTAAATCATAATCATCGAATAATTTCTCTAATTTAGGGATTGGGTCTTCTTCTAGGATTACATCATCGTGGACTAGGATGAGACAATCTAAATCATTTTCCAATGCCCAAGTTATTCTTTCATTATAAACCTTAGACAGCCCATCTTCATTATTGATGATTGCTATCGCATTTTTCCATAATTTTGGAAAATTATTTACAAGACTTTTGCATAAGGTGGTTTCGGAAAATACGCTCCCTCTGGTTGCAGTGACTATTCCATACTTTTTAATCTCCATGAACTGACTCTAGCACAGTGGACTCCCCGAGTCAAGGTTCTAAATACGCTCAATCACTTGCTGTGGAACGTAACCAGATTTGTAATTCAGATTCGGATAATATTTCACATAAACCTTGGGAACCAATCCATCTTCCTTCAATTTTCCAAATTCTCCATAATTTTTTGTATGTTTATGTATAACCAATTTATCTCTGTTAAAATCGGATTTTTTTACAATCTGACCATTATTAAATTGTATTAATTCTTGTCCGTCTAATAATTCCCCATACATTTTACCATCAAATTTATTTATTTGATGTAGTTGAGTTTCGTAAATATAACCATCTCCAGAGATAACTTTAAAAATCTGTGGATTATTCATATTTTCCAATAATTTGATAATTTCCAGTTGTGTCATCTTATGTTCATTTAATTTTTTTATATTTCCTGTCCCATTTAAGTTTGATGTGTAATAAAAAATAGGAATATTTGTCGGCAAATTTAAAGAATTTATATATGCTTTTAGCCCGCCGATATCAATTCGATTTCTATTTTTGATAATATCATCATAATTCAAATTTTTCAAATATTGAAATTCATTAGTCAATCTAGACAATTTATCTTCCATCTTATCATAAAGATTTACTAATTTTGGAATATCTGTATCCTTGAATATGTAACCGTGGGATGACATAATCCTATACAAATCTCCAATAGATTCATATTTTATATTTGTAATATCTAATACGTTTATATATTCCCCATTTCTAGTTTTGGGATATAAAAATTTATGCATTTTACTATTATATTTTATATCCTCAATATATATAAGAGAATCTATCTTAGATTTTATAGAGTGCATCTTACTATTCAATCTATTTGATAAGCTTTTGATATTTTTATCTAAAAAATCCTTTCGTGTTTTTGCCTGTGCTATTTGATCATCATCTAAGTCATCATCATCTTCTCTAAACTCATCTGCCCCGATCAAAATTGCTTTTGGAGTGTAATTACGATGTTTTAAAACTAATCCATCATTCGAATTATATCCCTTGGATTTAAATTTTATATCAGATTTATCATACATCAAGGTTATACCATCCCCAGTAAAGGACTGATTCGGTAAGCTAGAATCTATAGTAATATTTGAATTTGGTCGAAGACCATTTCTTAATATCGATACTAAATCTTCTTCATTTCTTAGAGTGTGTAAAATGCCAGAAATCATATCAATATATTTAACACTCAACTAAATATACTCATGACTTCTATAAATTTTGACTATTTTGTTGAACGTGGGACTATTTTGACAGAAATGGCTAGACTCGCAACATTGTCGGGGGTAAAAAACCCTCCCCCAGCTCTAGTGAAAGCGTATGCAGAATTAAGAACTGTTTTAGGAAAGAAATATGGATATGATCGATCATCATCAATTGATTGTATTGTTTTCTCATTCATTTATCAAGAATTATCCAATGATACTAGTCCTGAACATAATGCTTTGTGGAGAAGTGCTAAAAAAAATTGTCCCCAAAGAAAAAATGCTGCACTATCTATATTAGATGATTTAAATTCCAAAGGATATGATTTCACGGAACTTATTTCAGCAATGCATGATGAAGACAAAGTAAACGGGTTTGTTGAAAGCTGGCAGAATAGTGATGGTTCGAGAAATAAGGGAATTGAAAATGTATTGAGCAAAGCTGGCTCTTCTCGAAAAGAATATATGCAATTAGCATCTGAGCTAAAACCCATAATCGCCCAAATGATGAGGGAGATGGGGTGGAGAAAAACCTCACGAACACGACGAGGAGAAAAATCCAAATATTTCAAAATTCCTTCTTCGACCCCGAAAGAATCAGATAATCAAGAATCATTTGAATTAAAATCCGACCCTAATTTTGCAAATACTGAGTTGGTTTTAGATGCCATTGAACTTCTAGAATCCTATAATGATACAGTATCTTCAACTATCAAACAAATAAAACAATTATATCAACAGAGATTAGATGATGGTAAACCTATAAGCAGAGAAAAGTTTTTATCACACATGGTGAAAAATATTTCATCTATACCAAATGCTAATATCAAATCAGAATTAATAGATTTGGTTAAATTATTTAAAGAATTGGAAAGCGATATTGCCGAAATTGAAGACCCCGACACTGAAATGGGTAGTATCGCCCTAATGATCAATAATATGAATATGTCTGATTCTGTAACATCATCGGACTTACCAGAGAACATATCTATCGACAACGATATTCTTTTAAAATATTTGAAGGATAGTGATATTTTGAACAAGTTTAAATTATTACTAAATCTGAAAAAGGAATTAGATCAAGACTATGCCTCCAAAAAGCTCGAAAAAATTAAAATGGCGACTGAATTTGAACCAGATGTAACAAAATCTTCTTCCGGTAATCAACAAACTATCATATTTGCTAAGGAAAAAGAAATTGAACAAAAGCAAGCATCTGGTGAAGATGTATCTAAAGATTTGATTGATCTATCCAAGATGAAGAAAAGATTGGAGTATATCGACTCCGCTGCTTCTAGTAATACTCCACAAGTAAAATCAGCAAATCAACTTGGTGGTCAATTAAAGGCTCTGAATCGACAATTAGAATTATTGCAAAATGATTTAAGTAAAGCTGTGGATGAAGAAGATAAAGCCCCCATTCAAAGAAAAATTGATGGTCTAGAAAAGCTATATGATAAACTGACAGGTGATTTGATGGACGCTAAGGAACGTGAATCCACAATGTCAGAATCCGTTCTATCTTATATGGAAGAACAAGTCTTTAGAGACAACAAATTCGGATCACAAAAAGGTCAATTTGTTGATAGAGGATTCAAGAAATTTAAAAACTATAACCATTGGTTTAACGCAAATGAGTGAATTTGATAAATTATATAAACAGTTGATGTTGGAGATGGCTAGACCAGTCACAATTCTACAACATAATCAAACATTGCAAGGTGCCTATGCGAAAGCTTTAAAGGTTATGCGGGCTACTGGACAAAAGAATGCTCCAACCTTTGCTATTTGGGATTATATTTGGAGATGTTTACCAGATTCTATAAAAACACAGGATTTAGTTGACCAGAAAAGGAAAACCAGTTCCCCGACTCTTAAATTTTTCATCATAGATATATTAAAAAAGCTGCCTCCCGAAATTGAGAGACAGCTTATTAATGATTTGGGTGATGATGCTAGAGTAAAACAATACGTTCTTCGTCCTCTTAATGATAGAGGGTCTAGAGCAATCGGAAAAGCTAGGGCAGTTGGAACAGATTATTCTCCGAAGTCTATTCCTCTGAGGTGACTTCTAGTTTATCGAGTTTATCAGAAACTTTTTTCTTAAGCTTCCTTAGTTCATCTAAGGGATTTGAAGGTTTTTCTTCAACTACTTCTTCGATATCATCCTCCTCTTCTGGAAGCTCCTCATCTTCTTTAAGATTACCATAAGACCATTCTTTTTTAATACGACTCTCAAGTTCGGGTAGAAGTGTATTATCCCATAGATCTTTGTCACCTTTCCAATTCTTATAAAATCCTAATTTTTCCCCGCTCCAATCATAATAAATAGATCCTTTATTTTCGACAACGCCCATCCCCTTCATAATCTCAAGCAGACCGTAATATCTATTAAGTCCAGTTGAAAATGATAGATACATTTCACACTCAAGATACTGCTTCATGAAGCGATTCTTAGTTGTAAGTGCTCTGACTACAATACCGGAGTATTTCTTCTGAGCGACTGCTAGTTTAGAATCCAATGTCTTACCATCATCATCAGCTACTAGTTTTCTGGCTAGCTGAACAGTTACCGATGGTAGATAAATACACGATTTACCACATGCGATATTGTTTTCAATAGATGGAAACATCTGAGCAGGATTATCAAAAACATGATTACTGAAAATAATCGGAGTTTTTGTAATTGTTGACATGTTAGTACAGGTAGTCAGTAATGATTTAACTGCTTTGGCTTTACTACCCATATCTGACGACACCGATTCCTTTTCCATACGAGTTAGATCCATTTCCGATTGAAGATTAGCCAAGGAATCAATGGCAATAATAAATTTACCTTCAAGACCCTTTTCTTTAACTCCTTTCAAGAATTTATAGATAGCATTTTTGGTCTGCTCTACAGTTACTGATGTAATATACTTCACTTTGCTTGGATCTAATCCAAATGCAATTGCAGTTTTTTGATTGATCGCATTTTCGCTATCAAAAATTACTACAGTCATTCCCATTTTCTGAGCATTTGCTAGAATCTGTAGAATAAAATAGCTTTTCCCGCACATACTAGGACCAGCGAATTGGACGAGTCTGCCTTTTGGAATACCTCCAAAAAGTGAACCGGAAATAATAGCATTTAATGCATAATTTCCAGTATCGATCCATTCATCGACCTCTGATAAAGTCGAGTCGTTCAAAAAAGTAGCGTATGGATTCACGCTATCAATTTCGGCCAATGCTGACAATATATCTCTATCCATAATTATAGGTCATCAATAGAAATCACGCGAGGGGAAGATGTTTTTGGTTCTTCTGGTGGAGTGTTAATCTTCTCGTATTGAGAGAGAATACGTTCATCGAGAATTACGTTACTAGTAACTACACTTGATTTGGTATATGTCCAAGCATTCTTGTCTCGATTAGCCTTATCGATAAACTCAAAGAAGAAGACTGGGAATGTTTGAACTTCAAGTTGACCACTTTGTTGTGGTTGAACATGAAGAATTACTGGATTCTCAATTGTAATTGTTGAGTCGGTTTCCTCGACTAGTTTTCCAATGATGTTACGACCTACATGGTCGATTAGTGCTACGTGTTTGTTTGTCATACAGTTATAATTTACCATACTATTGTTGAGAGTCAACTAATTCTTGACCTTTTTTCAGTTCTTTTCTCGCGTATTTCGCTAAATTACTCTTCGGGTTATTTGCTAATCCATTGACGTAATCCAATTGAATTTTTAGAGCATTTTTTAATGACTCTAATTTAGGATTATTGAATGTGTCTAGAGGTTGATTATATATCAATTGTGTCAAAATCTTGATTGTGATGGCTTCACTATCTTCAAGGCCGCGTATGTAAGCTTCATTTATTGTCATTGGTGCATTCTTCTAAAAGTTTAATAAAATTGGGTGAGGTGTTCCAGCAAGCCATTGTAGATAATGACACAATCTCAGCGGAAATAATCTCGGGAAATGTTCTCCTAATCATAGGAATCAAAATCTTGGGCAGTTTATTCTCCATATCTATATCTTCATTAATCGTCATCGCTTAAGAAATCCTCTAGTTCAATTTTCACATTTTCGTTTGGTTTACGCAGCTTCCAATTAACGACTTCGTAAAATCTTTGAATTGCTGCGAAAACCATCTTATCAAACATCTTTTCATAATCAACCTGAAAAATATTTTTAAACTCTTCTGGATATTCTTCTCTAAACCCAATGACTGATAAATTATACTTATTTGGAGTTTTGACATATACGCTGCGGACCTTATCCCCAGACTTAAACTTTTGATATTTGGAAACCAAGTTCAATTGTCCCATAATATAATCATGATGATATGCTGCCTTTAAAGCGAAAGGCATTTTTGATGCGGTTTGTAGCCCAGAACACAACTTCGAATACTTCTCAAAGTTGTTCATACCACTAATTTTGCATATATCCTCAATTGGTAAAGTTTTGAATATCTCATATGCTTCATTAAACAGTTTATTTGTCTCTTGTAAGTTCTGAGACAAAATCATATGTTCGATGATCTTCTTAATATGGGGCTTAATTACCTTCGGCATGGTGGTTTTTACCACATCGACACCTTTATATTTGAACTTATCAACAGGAATTCCCTCATCGTCTAGACTATGTAAAACATAGTATTTCTTACCAATAAAAACACCAGAATCACAAATAGCTTCTCTCTTAAAGACGAATCTAGGATCAGTGCTTCTCAGGCTTTTTGTAGCCCATTTGGTCATACCCTCATTGATATATTCTTCGATTCGATCACATAGAGCATAGAATTCTGGAGTAATTAAACCATTTTCTCCTTTCAATGGAATATCATAATCCTCAAAAATTTGCAATGAGGTGTAGATACTGTCAGTATCATTATAAATAACCGAGTTGTTTTTCTTTATAGTGTTCGAATCTTCACAAGCGTCATCTAAAAACTGTAGAAATAGCTTATTACTTTCTTTGATTGCTGCTTGTCCGGTCATCGTGACAGACGTTCCAATATCTTCATCTCCCATGGGGGCATACTTGTTCAACATATAACCATAAAGGCTATTCAAGTGAATTTTATAAGCATATTGGATGGTGTCAAATTTTTGTGCTGACTCTTTATCTCCTCGTTTTTTAGCCTCGGTCATTCTGGCTTTCATTTCTTTACGTTTGGTGTAAAGCATGTCCAAGAATTCTGGCACAATCCCGATTCTTTTCTGCGAAAACAAATGACCGGATTTTGATAATGCCGCCTTTTCCTCGCATATATACTTTAAGAAATTCTCCTTCGACAATTCAAAGGTTCTACCAGATACATGATAAATGTTGACAATATCACCATGTTGTTCGACTCTACCAATTTTGGTTTCCGGTGACAAATTCAATGAAATCATCACAGATGGGTATAGGGAGTTTGCATCAAATGATACAATGTTCTTAGAAAATCCAATAATAGGATCTGATACATAGCCTCCGGGTGCTCTATAGTCGGTTACAGGCTTAATGAACGTGGGGATACATTCTCCTCGTTCTCTTGCCTTAATAGCGATAGCACCATTCATACATGGAACCGTTTTGATGGCGTTTTCCAAGCTACATAAACCAGTATATGCGAGAAATCGTAAGAGGGAAATATAGTCCAATTTAGCATCTAATTTAACTACTAAATCAACATCGCGGATACAGTAACGGCAAAAAGTATTCCAATCATCCCTAGCCAAATCCCAAAGACTTCCAGAATACTCTACTTTATTCTCTCCCACTTCAACCTCCCCGATATAATCCAATTTATAGGACTCTTGTTTTTCCATGTTGAATTTCTGATACATCACATAATAGTCCAAACATGACATACCCTCAATTACATACTCAGTGGTGGATTGTCCAAATTTTCCATTAGGGTTCACCTTTTCATAAATTCTTCCAATAGGCGATAATTCATCGGCCCAATCTTTCCCTAGTTCAAATGTGATTCGGTTGATTAGATATGGAATATCGAAGTTGTTGCTATTGTAACCGCACAATACGTCTGGATAATCCGATGAAATATGACCAATAAATCTTTTCAATAAATCGTGTTCAGATTTACAATGAAAGTAATCAGTAATAGTATCGTCTGGAATGAATTTTTTTAACCCAAAAATTGTTCTCCTTTTTGTCAAGGAGTCATAGCAGACAATTAAATTAATTACCTGCTCGGCTAGTGTGGGTTCTGGAAAAACGCCCCCCGATATATTCGGATTTGATGGACATTCCAAATCCAAAAAACAAACTTTCAATGGATTTTTAGAAAAATCATCATTCTCACAATCTCTGTAATATTCATCGATTAAGAATTGTTGATACGGTGGTAAGTTTTCGAAGATTCTTTTGATTCCAGACTCTTTTACAAATTTACCCCTATCGTATTGGGTTTCGAATTCTTTTTTCTTTAGAGGTGTTCCATAGATGCTTTTATCTTTACCATTCTTATCTTCCAGAAGAAGATAAGGTTTGTATGGTATTTCTTGTTTTACCCGATTTCCTTTTGAATCCCAAGTCCACAAATGGATGGCTTTACTTCTTTGTTCATACACGCAATTCCTGTAACTCATTAGTATGCTTACTATACTCAGAGAATCATATTTGTCAATACCGAATATCGAAAATACATACGGTATTATTAAATATTGCTATGTTACGAGAAGATGCTCGAAATCTTAAACTTATTTATGAAAGAATGATAATCTTACAAGAATCCATAACTTTTGAAATCGAATCAAATGAATATGACACTCCGAAAACTTTATTCGACATATGTTGGATTTTAAATAAAAAGTTTAGGGAATATATAATAAATAACTCTAAGTATACTACTCAGACATATCGTTCCAAATTTGGAGATGAAAGAGTCACGCCGGATGGTGAAGATTACGATAAAACATCAGGTATTATTAATGTATATGTTCATGATTTACCATCCAAGATAATTTCAAAAATTTTATCGATGATAATTTATCATATTGGTGAATATGGTGAAGTTTTACAAGAACCTTATCTTGATAAATCTAGAGTTCATGGCGGTGGAGTATATCGAATTAAAACGAGAATTGATGTTGATACGCCATCTTTACCATCATTAAATTTATCTAATGATAATGCTAATATTATTTTGAAGATATTAGGGTTGGGCAATAATTCTCATCGAATTTTAGCCACAGAATTACTGTCAAAGATTCAAAATGTTATAAACAATAAATCATTAATACAAAATTTTACAAGAGATACTGAATCAGTTGAAAATTTCACATCATTCGGATTGACCGAATCGAGAATTAATGATATTTTATTGAAATTAAAAAATATTTGCGAGAATGCGATTAAAAGTAATAATGCTTATATAAGCATCGGTTAATTATTTAATTCCACATCTTTAAGAACTTTCTATCTGGACTACTGAAGGGAGTATTCAGGCTTTCCACAAAACTTCCTATATTCTGTTCAAGTTCAAGGAATCGAGAAGCACCAACTTTTCGCAATTCAGGAATTAAGCGATAATATCCAGCTTTATTCTTCAGAATTTTTTGGATTTTATCCTCTAAATCTTCTGCTGTTGTAAATCGTAAGAAATCTGGAGCGGTTGAATATGTTACAAGATCTTGACATAAACAAGGAATACCTAATTGTGCAGCTTCGATAAATTTAATGTCGGATTTTGACTTATTAAAGTTATTGTCTTGTAGTGGAGCAATGAATAATTGAGCATTCAAAGAAGCTAAGAATGTGGGGTATTCGAGGAGGTTTTTCCATGGGTGGAACTCAATCTCCCTAGAGACAACATAAGGCTGTAGAGGTGGCGGATATGCGCCAATAAAGACAAACTGATACTTGTGACGATTATCAATAATAAACTTAACGACATGTTCAAAATCATCCTTTTGACCGACCGCATTTTTCATGTCAAAATGTGCTCCTGAACCAGCGTAGACGATTCTTGGTTTCTTTTTAAACTTATCGAAACTATTACAAATCTTCTGATAATCATATTGATGCCCTATCCACCAATAAGGCATAAAATTAGGAACTGCGGTGATTTCTTTCTTTCCGGTTTTTTCGATATAAAGATCACGCATGAATTTACATGTTACTGTGACCTCATCAACCATGTTGATCATATCGACACAATTTTGACGAATACTATCATCGTCAAAACCGTGCTTGGACGCATTGTAATCAGGAATTTCTTCACGGAAAACGACATCATCTACTTCATAAATCAATTTGAATCCCATTTCTGGTTGAATCGATTTCAGGAATTTTATAAATTCCTTCTGATGATCTGATGCTTGTCTTTGGAGAGTGATTGTTTTAATATCTCGGTAAAAGGATTTATCTAAAACCATTTTAGTAGTAGACATTGAATCCCCAATACCTGTCATATTTATATGATTTTCGACGAATCCTCTGCGATAACTCGCACATCCATCACGACCAGCCAAAAAATTCAAATACCTATTCTCTTTAGGCTGCTGATGTTGAATAATTGAAATATTATTCTGATATGGATTACTAGGAAAAGGATTTACAAAAGGTGAATTTGAAAACATGTCGATATTTATTCGACATGTTTTCTATGTCAATATCAATCTCCATCTCTTCTCTGCCATGCCGGGACTCTTGGTGGGGGCATACTACTATCCAAGTCGATTGATCTTGTTCTAGGTTTATTACCTGCCATCATATCGGCCATTAGTCTTGCATTTTTAGCTTTTTCTCTAGCTTCTTGGTCTATCGCGGATAATTCATCTTCGCCCAATTCATCTTTAACAAACTCATCATATGATTTAAATTCATCTTCTTTTCCACTATATAAATTAGGATCAAATTTATATTCGTGATTATAATCTTTTATACGATCTAAAATAGCATCAATAGCAGGTTTATATTCGGGTCTAAAATTTCTATCCCATGTACTAAAAATTTTAAATTTTGGCCATAATCTAAATTTAGTCTGCCCTGAATAACCTAAATTGTATATATCGTCAAATGAATCAAAATTATGTATCAAATCTGGAACATCTTCTAAGTTATTATTTGTTATATACCTTAGTAATGTACTATGTCCTATTATTTGTTTAGACATTAAAAATTTACCATTCATATACATGAGTCCAGTATAATTACCAAGATCTGAATTATCATAACTATAATAGTTATCTCCTAAAGTGAGCGTATCTGGATTTTCTTTTATAATACGAGTATTATACAAATTATATAAAAAATTATTTTCTTCGGAAAGTAGCATTAATATATTTATCTCAATCCACTAATCTTCTAGTAATTTTTCCAGATTTCTCCAACAAGATTAATTCTCCGTCAATTTTATCTTTTACTTCTTTTCTATGAGAAATCAGGTAAACACAAGTATCGTTTTTATCGATTCTATCTTTAATAACATTCAGAATCAATTCTACTCCAAGTGAATCTAATCCACCATCTAGTGCTTCATCATAAAATTCCACATTAGAACTTACTTGATTAATCTTTCTTCTCATATCAGAAAAACTAAAGGCACAAGCAAAATCTAATGATTTCTTTTCTGCGCCTGATGCATTCTTATATGAAAATACCTTACCATCTGCTGTAATAATTTCCTCAAAATATTCATCAAATTTGACTCGAACATTTAATCCAAGTTCGATAAGATATTTTTCAATTGTATTATTGAGTAGGTCGAGTAATTTCTTGACGACGAAGCTTTTGACCCCTTCTTCACCTAAGATAAACTTACATATATCATAATCTGCGAGTTTTTGCTGAATTTCTTGTAAAGTTTTTGATTCTTCTTCATTTCTATCCTCAGTATCCTCGATGCTGTTGTCAAAAGAATCAAGAGATAGTGATGATGTCTCTATGTCATTCTCAATATCGGTCAAAGAATTGGTTAATGTGATCAAAGTTTTGTTTAGATTTTTGACTGCCATTATGTCTTCCTTAATCTGATCCAGTCTTTCCTCAATTTCTTTACTCTTAATAAGTAATTTACTTTTTTGAACCTTAAATTTATCAAGTTCTTTCTTCGATTCATCTAAATCATTCTGGTATCCTCTAACAATGGATAATAGATCTTCTTTCTTCTTCTCTAAATTTTCTACATGCGAGTGTTCGATTTCTTGGAGACATTTATCACACTTTACACCCTCGTTAATATTCGACAACTTCTTAATGTTGTCATTCCAAGCATCAATCTGAAATCCTTTATGGGATATCCAGAACTGTAAGTCTGATAGCTTCTGTTCAATATCTTCCGTTGCTTTCTCTACCTTGGAAAGATCGCTTTCTAATTTAGATGTGTCTTCTATGGATATATCTCCAATTTCAGATTGGATGGTATCTATTTGTGACACCAAATCATCCTTCCTCTTTTGTAGAACAGCATCTCTTTCATCAATCTGTTTCCTGATGATCTCTTTCTGCTCGATTAAAGACTTTAAACTCTTCTCAATTTCAGATACCTTCGCTGCCGATACATCCTTATCCTTTTTAGCATCGGATATCATTTTCTTGAGATCTTTTAACATGATCCCGAAGACATCAATATCGAAAATGCTCTCGATAAAGGATCGTTTATCCTTAGCTTCCATCTCCATGAAAGGAATAGTGTCTCGGACAGTCATAATATCACAACATCTGTGAATATTGGCGTTGGTGGAAAGTAGATCGCAGATATACTTATCTGTTTCTTTGATACTTGATTTTGTTATATCGACATCTCCTAGGAATAACTCAACCTTAGATGCTTTTTTGACATATCTTTTAATAGTATATGATTTTGTTCCTTGAGTGGTTTCAACATCAAACTCTAAAACAATAAGACCGTCTTTATTTGTAACATTATTTCTGACAAATTCTGACTTGATTTTATTGATAGTTTCACCAAACAAAGCAAAGAAGTGTGCATTGGCAATGACGGTTTTACCTACTCCATTTTTGCGGTCAGGGATATCAGAATTCATACCATCAATTTGGTTTAATCCTTTTTTGAATTCTATTTGAATTATATCATTGCCAACACTCAGGAAATTCTGAATTTTTATAGTTTTATACTTAATTTTTTTCATCGTATGCCTTTTTAACTCTCTGAACAGTTGAGATACCTTTTCCGGTATGTTTAGCTATTTTGCGAATACTTATATTATCCAATAAACATAAATGTATATCTGGATGTTTTTCCAAGAGATTATCACATATTTGCTCTCTTTTCATCGAAATTCCCTTGGGTCTTCCAAGCTTAATTCCATCTCTTTTTAATTTCTCTAAAGATTTTTTTATTAAAATAGAATGATTGGTAAAATTTAAACCATGTATTAATCCATGGCATTTACCACATAATCTGATTGTTTTTTTACCTCCTAAACTTCTCGGAATAATATGGTGTCTATGTAACTCAACAATACTTCCACATTCGAAACAATTATCATTTGCATCGTTCATATAAATCTTTCAAAATTGAGTCCACTCTAATACTTTGGTCATTTTTCAGTTTTAATTCTTTAGTAAATTCGTCAAACATATCTGGAATATTGATAGAATCGATCTCCTCAACGTTGTCGATGGTAGACTTTGCCACATTATGCTCGATAATCAAGCGATAAGGTGAGAACTTCCCAAGATAAGCTTTAAACTTGTCTAATTTTTTGTCATCTACCTCCAAATCAACAACCATCTTGACGAAGTTATTCTTCACATCGTCTCCAGTGATTGATTTTATTTTAGATAGATTGAACTTTTTAAACTTTGGAGATACAATGTTTTCAAAAAACTCAAGCTCACCCGTTTCAACATCTAAAATATGATAACCTTTCGCATTATCAACATCTGCGAAATCCATGGGGAAAGTATTGCCAACATAATGAATCATACCCTCGTTATAAATTCCATCACTTCTTCGGTGGAAGTGTCCAGAAAATACTCTATTGGTCCTAGATGCTAAGAAATCAATTGGTGATAATCCTTTATCACAGACTTTAAAATTATTCATTTTGAAACTGACAATCTCAAAATGCCCAAACATATAGTCATACTCCCCATCTGGGAGTTCATTATTCCAAGGGACGAAAGCAAACTTCTTTCCATAATCTTCGAATTCTAAGTTATGATCAATAATCGTAATATTAGGATACCCCGCAGCTAATCCCATGCTATGAATATCGGATCTATTCTTGTAAAAGGCATCGTGATTACCGATCACGCACAACATATTAAAATCCTTGAATTTATTGAGGATTTCTGATGCTACGTGAAGAGTCTGAACTGATATTTCAGACCGATTATCGAAGAAATCTCCAAGAAAGAAGATATCTTTGATTTTTTTATCATGTAATTCTTCGACAATCCAATCAGCCCATGTTAAGGCGATCTTATGCCAGTCTTCAGAATTATTGTGAATTCCAAGATGAAGATCGGAGAATATTGCTACTTTAGATTTTTTTAACATCTATTTTAATTTCATTTAAATTTTTTCTTTCCGTTTTACATATAGAAAAAACACGATCAAGCATCCTATTGGCATTTGCTAATAACTTATATGTTCTAAATTCTTCCAGTAAATCATATAATTTAGACATTCTGATATATTCACCATCGGTCTTTTCTTCATCTAAACGATTTATAATATCATCAACCGATTTCAAATGTCCCCATTCCAATGAATAAGGAATCCGGGTAAATTGGGATTGATGTTGAATCCAATATTTAACTCTATCTTTCTCAATGATGAATATCGGTTGTTTACTCATGATATTAATCGATTGTATTCTTCTTTATACTCGTCAGTATACTCTATATCAAATTCATCAAAATTACAAAACTCTCCATCAATTCTTTCTTCGCCGGGTTCTGAAAAATTTCTTTCATTTGGATTGTCTTCACATACTCTAATACCAACAAAACAAGCTGCTGGATATACTGAATTTTTAATATCTTGATATTCCTCAACTGTCATTCTACGAGATTTATATTTAGAATCTTGATAAAATGCTTCAGTTCCTTCTTTAAACCATTCTTCTGGTTTGGATATAAATTTAACGTATTTCATTCGTAATCTCCATCGTTTTCATCACTATCCATCATCGGCTTAACATAAACATGTCCTTGGGTGGAAGGATCGTGCATTGCTTCTTCATACATAATTTGTTTATACTCTTCCAATCCATCATGCTGCTTCTTTTCCTTTTTAATTCTGTTGGAAAAAGCATTCCAAGCAATCTGGTTGAAGTATGAGAATGGATTGAATTCTGAATCCAATCTGAATTTTTTCGATTCTAATGCGGCATACATTTTAACGATTGCATCCCCAACCATGTCTTCGCGCCAACTTTTAGTATAATTCAAAAATCTCCAGTTATAACTAAGACCTTCTGCGATCTTAACCACGTTTTCAGCCAACTCATTTGTCATTTTATCACTAGCATAGTATATTGTTAATTGCTCACGAAATAATTTTGAGTTTACATAAAATTTTTCCTTAATAGTTTGCTCCACGATCACAGCCATACCTCCGTTTCTTTATATGGTATAATTTGTTCATCGTAAAATTGTTTTCTGTGTTCTATATGTTGCATTGAATACTTAAGGTTATCACAGATATCAATCAAAGTCAATTTATTTTTCGAATCGTGTAATCTTAATCCTCGTCCGATAGATTGAATGATTCTAATAAAACTTTTACCACCAGCTAAAAACATGATATAATGAATATTTTTAATGTTGATCCCTGTAGAAAATATGGAAGACATTGCAATAGTGATTATATTGTTTTGAAGTTCCATCTTTTTAATAATTTCCCGTCTTTCTTCAACGGGCATTCCACCATGAACAAAGTATACTTGTTTGCCTTCAATAGAACTTAACAAGTCTAAAGTATCCATACCATGTTCAATATGATTGACTAGAATTAATGTATTATTTGTTAATTTGGATGCAATCTTTTTAACTATAATATGTCTTGACTCAGATTTATAAACATATTTTAATTCCTGTTTATAATCCATCTTTGGAGGATTATTATGATTCAATTTTACTATCTTTATACAAGCTTCTGTTAAGTATCCAGCATCTCTTAATTCTTTGCTTTGTTTTTCAAAAATTATAGGTCCGAATGTTCCGATAATTTTCCACCTGTCTATATCTTCCTTTGGTAAGGTTCCAGTGAACCCATATTTATGATGAGTTTTTATTTTAGATATATTCTTAGCCAATTGGCCAGAATTTCTAACTTTATGACACTCATCTTGAATTAATAAATCAACATTTTTAATCCAAGGATGTTTATCGAACGATGCGCAAAAGTTTTCAGTATTGCAAATAACAATTTGAGTATTCTGTAAAGGATTTTTTCCCGTCCACCCTGAATGGGTGAAAGTGACGCCATATTCAATAAAATCGTTATTCAACTGTTCGACAAGTGATAGTCCGGGAACTAGAATCAGGCATTTAAAATTATCAGAACACTGAGTCATTTTGATATTCTCAATTAACGAAGCAGTCAACATAGACTTGCCTGATCCGGTGCTACTTAGCACCGTGCCACAACCACTCTCTAAGGCATTTGAGACAGCTTCTAGTCCATAGTCTCTATGTTTAAGTTTAAGCCCGTCAAAAATGGTTTCGACATGAAATCCTATATCAACATTTGAGGTATAATTATCGGTGAATTGATAATCAATTTTATTATCGATCAAATATTGAATAATCTCTTCCCGTAATCCAAAATCAAACATTCCCGTTTTAGGAATTGCGTATTCCCGATCAGGAATGAAATTATTTCTCGCTTTTTTTCGAAGCAATCCAATATTTGGGATTTTGACAGAGAAATGTTTTCGGATTTTTTCTAAAGTGATAGAATCAGTTAATAGTTTTCCCCTACTATAAGACTTATTGTAATCGATAATAATCATTAATAATAAAGAGTTATTGATGTGGTTGGCATATTATTTTATCGTTTCAAAATTCATAATTAAAACGATTCGGTCTGTAAGGTATGTGCGGCTATCAAGTTTTTAATATCCTGTGCGATATACGTATACATTTTCACACTAGCTTCTAGATATTCTACTAGGAATTCACAATCTTTTATTTGTTCATTGATGGATTCCAACTCGTCAGAATTATCAATAGCAGTCAACATCGATTTATCTAAATTAACAGGAGATTTAGATCCTGCAATTAATTTATCAATTACTGCTTGTTTGAGTAATTTTTTTTCTTTTTGAAGTTTAAATAAATCTCTTTTCATATCAAAAAGCCTAGCAACAATCCACTGTTTTCTTCCAATTGCTTGCTTGGTCTTATCTCCAATATTCATTAGATCGATAGAGCACCATTCAGCAGTGTCTTGCTTAAGACGGTCATATTCTTTTTGATAATCTTTCATATTTTATTTATTATTAAATAATAACATATGAGCTTAAGATTGTCAACATTAGAAGAACAAAAACTCGCAAATCTTTATCAGGAGATTCTTGAGGATATGTCTGCTGGTGAGGGAGGCATGTTTGGGACTCCACAGGATACCGTAGAAGACCTTGGGGAGCCAAATGGTGACAACTATGCCAAAGGCGTTCTAAGTATCCCTAAGTCGATTTTTGGAGGTAATATTATGTCAAGAAAAGGTTTAATAAAAAGAAAGACTAAAAAGATTAAAAAGTCATAATATAATATTATATTATATAAGACCAAAGCCCGCCCGCTACACCACTATTCGACTCCAGCGTTATAATAAACTTCATCTGTTTCCATATTGCTTATTTTTACGATTTTTGTCTTACCTCTAAAGCCAATCGTTCTGGTAATTCTAACATTAGGAGAAGCTGTTGGATGTTCTGCCATTTTGGGTTTCATGGTATTTAACACATCTACCATCAATTCTTTTAATTCAGGTTGTTTTAACAACCACGACGCAACATAAAAACTCCCCTCATTTACAGAGTAGTTATTACGTTTTAGAATTGACATAGCAGTGTCAGCAAATTGCTTTATTTTGACAATAGTCTGTTGATTTGGCTTTATTTTGTTTTGTAAACGGTTTAAAATATTAGATACGTAATCTTTAGTATATGGAGAGGTCGGATATCTATATGCATCATATGTAACTTCAGCAGCAATACTGAAAATATCATCCTCGTCAGGTGTACCCGATGAAGTAACAACTTGAATTGTAATTAAAATAGGACTACCACCATATTTTTCTACAGCTTCTTGAGCTGCGAGTCTTGTTGATCTACCGGCTGTCGAAGCCATATAAACTCCACCTAGAGAAGGCATTGAACCTTTAGAATCCCAACTTTTTTGTTTAGGGTTAGCATCAAGACCAGTTTTTAAAATTGATCGTAAAAACACAGAAGAGGTACCGTGATACATTAATGTCGTTGGTTGAAGTCTTCTTTCAAAGAGTGTCTCGACTTTAGAGGAAGTAAAACTTTTGAGAATTTTTTCGACAAGTAAATCAAATTTCATATTGTTATTTATAATAAATAAATTATTGAAAGAATCCAACTGTTGTTTGAAGGTTAATAACCAAAGCCCGCCCGCTACACCCATTAACTATTTTCGATTATTTGATTATCAATAGGGAATTTGAAAATAATTTAAAATAATTTCATTTGACAGCTTATTAAGTAATAATATGAGTGATTGGATAGGAATGCCTGATATTATAGACGAAAACATACACTTTAGTATTATATATCGTACAACTAATAATATTACTGGTATGAAATATATTGGTAAGAAACAATTATGGTCAAAATTAACTAGACCTCCATTAAAAGGTACAAAGAGAAAAAGAAAAATTACTAAATCTAGTGATTATTTGAATTATTATGGTAGTTCTGAACAATTAAAAAAAGATTTAGAATTATATGGTAAAGAAAATTTTACTAGAGAAGTATTAGATATAGCATCATGTAAGTGGGAATCAGCAATGTTGGAATTATTGTATCAATTACATAATAATGTATTAAACTCTGATGAATTTCTTAATGGAATTATTAATATAAGATTAACCAAATGCCCATTACATTTAAAGGATAAATATAAAAATTTTAAGCTTGACTTTAGTTTTAATAATGATATCATCAATTTATAATGAATCATTACGAAATTAGTACTGAAGAAAATTATACAAAAATTATTTTTCATGATGATCATGTAATTTTTACAGATATTGACACTCTTTTTAGAGAAACTAATATATTTTTTGCTAAAATTTTAAAAGGAATGTTTATAGATGTAACATTTGACTTTTCTCAAAAATATAATAGAACAATTTATAAACATGCTTTCTTAAAAATTATATGTGAACATATACAATCACAAGAATTAAATTATAAATTATATTTCTATAGTAATAATTTAACTAAGGATAAATTTCGTAATACTTTATTAAAGAAATTAAAAACTATTTTTGGATTTAAAGTTCTTGAAGATGTTATGGACTTTTCAGAAGTTATTGAAAGGATTGAAAATAATAATTGCGAATTAATTGCAATACTTGAGTTATTTTTACAAACAGATACTAAACCAAAAACCTTTAAACATATAAAAAGATATTTAGAAAAAGAAGGATTGAAGGATATGGGGGAACATTTCAAAGATGTATCATCTAAATTAGCAATACTTGGTTAAATATTATTCATGAGTAAGTTTTTATCCATATTAGAGCAGTATTCACCTGAAAATACTGGAGATCCAAAATGGGAGTTGATTGATTTCCTTAAATCTAAAGGTGTTGCAGTTTCCTTGGTTAAGGGAACTGATATGGTGTATATTGATACAGGCAATAAAACTATCGCGTTGACGGTTTCCGACAATGAGGAAGAAGCTGAGAGCATCAATGCAGGGATTGGGACTTATGAAGTGGATAAAGAAGTTGAAAAACTTGGCAATACCGCAGCATCCGGTATGAAAGGTCTTGCTGCTAGAGGTCTTGGAACATCTGCCCAAAAAGCTAAACAAGCTATGAAGAAACGTCAGACTCTAGCTGGACAAGCTGTTAAAACATATGAAGATTCTACAAAAAATTTAGAAAGATCATTACAAAATGCCAGAAGGCAAAATTCTATTCGAGTTAATTACTAATATATGAAATCAAAAACTTTAAAATTAATCAACGGTTATTTGAAAATCATCAAAGAACAAGGAGAAATGCCTGATATAAGTCAGGAACAGCCTCCAGCACCCCAAGAAGATGCTCAGGCAGCACCAGAGACACCCGAACAAGAAACTATGCCATTGTCATCCGCTGGTGAAGACAAGTATATTTCTGATATGATTGATGCTGCTCTATTCGAGCCATCTCCTGAACAGGCAAATACTCTATTAAATTTGCAATCTCAAATGCAAATGAAAAAATATACTAATGCCAGAGAAGAAATTCTTCCGAGTGTTCTTGGTATTATTTCGGCATCTACATCCGGTGGCGATTTACGTAAACAGCTTAATAAAATTTAATTAATAAATAATAACATGGCCAAGAAATTTAAAACACAGGAGAACAATTTAATCTGGGAAAGTTATTCCACACCAAACGACCAGAGCTATGCCGATTCATATAATGACCAATCCTTCGAAGATGCTGAAGACGTATCTAATTTGCCTAGTTGGGTAAATGAATTTGATGCTGGAGACTTGCTCGCTGGTGTATATTGGTGGGCGTCTGAAAATCATGGTGGTCAATGGTCTGATGGTTATAGAGCATTATCTATTGCTGGCAACTCTTATCGTCCCGGAAGAATGGCAAATGGGCCAGAACCAGAATCTGGGGAATCATTTGTATATGACCAAATTGGAAGCGAAGAAGAAGCCTTGGCCATTGCCGAATACGCGAGTGAACAACTTAATGGCGTAGATGAAGATGCAGAAGCAATTATCTCCCTAGCACCTACGGGACCAGTTGAAGCTGAAATGGGAGACGATGACATGTTCGAAGATGACGATGATTTATTTGAAGATGATGATGATGACCTAGATAATGAAATTATTGTCAAGGCTCTTCGTAAACTAATCAAACGTGCTGATATTCTTCTCAATCATTGTGAAAGTGATAAACTAGATACTTGGATGGTCGCTAAAATTATAAAGGCCGAAGATTATATTTCTGATGTTTGGAATGAATTAGATGATGTTGCTGATTTTGCAAATGATGGGCCTAAAGACATATTCTAAATGATTAGTTTTAAACAATTTTTTATGGAGAAACTTATCGTAGGATTAGAAGAAATCATTACGCTGGAGGGTATTGGCCCTATAAAGGCTAAACTTGATTCTGGTAATGGTGCATTTAATGTTCTACATGGAGAAGATATTAAAACTGATGGAAATATTGTGAGATTTACCACAGAAGGTGGAATTAGTGTCGAAAAAGATATTCAGGATACTATTACAATTAATCTAGGTGCGGGAAATAAAGAAGAACGTCCAGTTGTTTTGTTTAATGTAAAATTTGGGAATAAAGTATTTAAAGATATACCTTTTTCCATCGGAAACAGGTCTGAGAATGCTCATAAGGTTTTGATTGGTAAGAGTTTTATTCTGGATTCCTTGGATGCTCTGATTGATGTGGGTTTAAATAATGTGGCAGAGAAAGGAATTGAAGTTAATGTCTAAAATTTTACAAAAAGATTTACTATCTGAAGGTTTTTGGTCTACTTTGGGTAAAGGTGCCATGGCAGCTACTAAAGGAATTGCAAAAACTTTAGATTATGTTGCTCCTGAATTAACCAATCCTATTCACGGATTAGAAAAAGGATTGAGAGATATTGGAAGCTCAATCAAACAAGGATGGCAAGGTGAACAAGGAACCATTAAAAAGAATTTGGAAGATCAGGGTTATAAAGTCGGTAATATGAAAAAAATTGGCGATAACTGGAATGTGAATGTTCAAGAAATAACATATGATAATTCCGGTAATGAAATTTTAGGACCGAATAAGGTTAAAGTTGTCAATCCAGAGAAAACAATAAGAACATCCTCTCAGACACAAAGCCAATCTCAATCACAAGCACCTTACCAATATCGTGGCAAATATTACGCTCCTGATTATTCTAAACAAGCGGTTCAACGAGGAAGTGATTGGGAGATACCCGGATATCAAGTCGATGCTAATAATTCCAGAGTAAGTAATAGTCAAAATATTATCATAGTTGACCAGAATGGTATTGTGAAAAATATTCGATAAAATAAAAATGGAAAAGTTTAGATCATTTTTTTACGAAAATTGCCCAGAAGAATACGCTCAATGTGGGAGATTTGGCCATACTACTTGGAAGAGAATGGAAGATGAGAAGATTCTAACGGAAGGATTAATTACATCTTATTCATTCGAATCAGTGATGAAAATGCTCCACCAAAAATATAAAGAGTATATCACTTATATGCAAGCCGAACCAATCGTCTCAAATAAAGGTTCGGGGAAGGCTTGTGGAATAACCGTGTATTTCAAAATTCAAGAAGCTGGTAGTGATTTATTTGATAGGCTATCGGAAGATTTGAAATTTTATGGTTATTTTATTGGACTCCAAGAGCCACCTGAAAATAATGAAATCGGATTATTCATAGAACCAAAATTTCCATTCGTGGTAGATATGAAATATTTGAAAGGATATGATTTTTATCATGTGACTCACAAAGATTACTGGGAAAAAATTAAAGTGAAGGGGTTGCTGCCGATGGATAGTCAAACACATTATTCCCATGATGGTAATAGAATTTATTTTATGGCAACAAAGACTCCGATTGTATCTAAAGCACTTGGACAGACTATCGGAAGGTCTAAGGATTGGAATCATGATGATGTTGTTGTATTAAAATTAAAAGTTCTTCCGAAAAATATTAAATTTCACATTGACCCAAATTTTCAGGATACTGATTCATATACTGCATTATTCGCCTTCACTGCGATATATCCAAAAGATTTAGAAGTAGTTGCTTGACATTCATAATTTATATGTCATCATATCCGTATGAATATTGACATTCAGGCAGCAGAAGACGATTTTTTTAAAATGAGCGTTGTTAAATTTGGAGAGCAACACTTAGCATCAAACGGGGAGAATATTGCAATCGCGCCTACCCCAGAAGAGGCAATTGAGAAGGTTGAAGAACAATCTCAACCACAACCTGTGGAAGTTCAAAGAGGACCAAAAGGAGTGCCTCTAAATAATCATAGCAGTTCAAGTCATCATTGGTTTGAAGGGACATCATGGTCAACTAACAATCGATAATATTATCATGAACTATCATAGTGTAAATAATAACGAGGAAAAATATACAAAACTTAGAACAATTTGGGAAAATTCTTGTATTATACCCAAATCAGAATTTGATAAATCTTCTACCAGTGAAGAAATTTCAACTAAATTTCAAAAGGTTATAAAGTATTATTACGGGGTTGAACATAATGTAGATTTTAATAAAATTACAAAAACTTCTGATGATTTATATCTAGAATATAAATTCCCGATGCCCGAAAATCGAAATCGGGGCATTTGGGATGATCTTAATGACGTATGGGGTTATAATGTGCTTAATAACATTACCGAACATCCAGCAAGATTAAAATCATATGAAGATTTATATGATTTGAGTGATATATATGAGGCGCAACTAAAGGACCAAAGTGATACACAGTGTGATAAAATTTTAGATATCTGTAAAAAATATTTAAAATTTATGACTAAGAAAAAATTGAAGAAATTATTGAACTTGGATAAAGATGGTAACTTCATTGAAGTAGAACAGATAAATTACAAATTGTCTTTATTAGACAAATTTAATAAGAAAAAATCATTAAATATTAAAAAATTTCTTCAAAAAAATGGGAAAACTATTTCCAACTTTAATTACGTGAATAATGAATGGGATTCTAAAAATAAAGAAAATATGATATTTGGAAAAATGAGCAATGAACTAAAAACCGATATGGCGACCTCCGGGTTTAACGATAAATTAGTATAATATGGTAAAATCAATTAAAATTTTAAACGGATTTCTCACAGAAATGCCCGGTTTTCATCCCGGTATTCAGTTTGATTTCGAGGCTGATAAAGTAAACTGTTTCTTTGGTCCAAATGCGGCAGGAAAAAGCACTATTATGAAAATGATCAAATCTTATTGCGGTATCGAGAAAGGTGGATGGTCTAAAATCAGTTCTGAATTAGCTTTGGGTGCTCAGTGTCAGGCGCACTTTCCTTGGGTCTATAGAGCCTATTCACCAGCATCTAGTGACTGTGTGGTAGAGTGGGACGGTATTGCATCATTTTATAATGATGGAGATATTAAGATTGATGAATGGGCATGGTTTTCCAATAATATTTCATTATCTGAGGATGGGATGACTAGCGAATCTGAACAGTTTCAATATTTGATGGACAAGCCATCATCTGGCCAATATCGCATGATAAAGATCAACAAACTTCTCAACATGGCGAAGAATCCACCCGATTTGACAGCGTATGTCTCAGCCCATCCGACACAAAGAGCGGAATCTGATTATATCAGAACCTTACCCAGAAATGGTAAACCTACACTTATTTTAGATGAACCAGAACGTGCGTTATCTTTACCAAAGCAAATGGAATTGTTTAAACTTTTAAACGAATTGACAAGCGAGTATCAAATCATCATTGCAACACATTCACCATTTGTTCTGTTCCAAGAAGACATGAAAATCTTCAATATTGAAGAAGGATACTCTGATAAGTGTCTGGATATTTTCAGACAATGTGTGGAAACTAATATAAATAAAGAAAATGAAACATTATAAAGAACCAGATCAAGTTAGTATGGTTGGTGGAAGACCCGTATTAAACAGCAGTGATTGTAATATCTCGCTTGGATTTCTAGAAGGTATTCTGAATACCAGAGATGGGAGAGCCTTGGGGGAAATTTATGAGAATTTTGTTCGACCCGTTGGCTCTATTGTTTTAGAGGAATCTGATGCTGAAGTTAATGGTATTAGTTTTAAAGTTAAACGTTGGTTATAAACTATCTAACCATCGGTTTAAAGGTTATAAAATAATACCGTAAGCTCGCAACAGCACAGCTTATAAAAAACTTCTTGCATAAAAAACCCTCTCAGTAATTTGAGAGGGTTTTTTGTAACTTATTGAATATCAAACACTGAGCACCTGAGTAATATGTTTTAAGATGGCAGATCGAGAGATATCATGTATATCAAATTTCATACAGTGTATGTTATTCTTTCTAGAGAACTCCGTATCGAATAATTCAAATACATTCATGAATCCCGAATCTCGAATATCGGACTGTTTGGCATCACCACAAATAATATATTTCGATCCTCTACCAAATCTGGTCATAATAGTGGTTAACTCGCTCCTAGTAGCGTTCTGAGCTTCATCAATGATAACTACTGCATTATTGAATGTAAGACCTCTCACGAAGTTTACAGGCATCGCTTTAACATACTCCTGTTCGAACAGCGCATTTACTGTTGTTTTATCTGTAATTTCCGATATTTTTTCGAATAACGGTAAGGTATACGCTGCGAATTTTTCATTCTCATCACCCTTAAGATATCCAAGAGATTTTGATGCACTTTCTACCACTGTTCTAATATAGATAATTTTATCAACTTTTCTATCACGAAGCATTTCCATCGCAGAATAAACTGAAATATAACTCTTCATAGATCCAGCAGGACCATCTAGAAATACCATATTAGTTTTATCATTTTGTGTCAGATAATAGAACGACGTATGATTATCTGTGAATGGGAATGGTTTTTTAATTTGTATATTAGAACAGTCGAAGTTCTTTTTATATTGTTTAGTGAACTCATCCGTAATATCTACCGACTCTTTCCTCTTCCGAGGTACTTTTTTAGGTGTCATCCATTAAGTATTTAATATTATAATTTGAATGTCAAATACTTGACTTCCGAATTAAATATGCTAAATTATTGACATGCGAGCGTCAATATCGGGCTGTACAAACAGTGGGAAATCAACATTGGTTCAGTCTTTTCTTCAAAAATGGCCAATGTATCAAACACCCTCTAAAACATATCGTGATGTGATCCTAGAATCAGGTTTAGGCCATAGCACCAATACATCTGCTGAAACTCAACTTCTCATTTTAGACTGGATGATGAAAGAACAAGAGAAATTTGGTCCGAAGAGTAATGTGATGTATGACCGTTGCCCACTAGACAATCTAGTATACACTCTCTATGCTAACTCAAAAGAATTAATTTCTGATGAAGTATGTGCAGCAACTATCTCTTTGGTCAGAGAGTCTCTAAAAGATTTAGATATTATTTTCATGCTCCGATATGAACCCGGAATTAAAATTGTGAATGACGGTATGCGAGATACTGATTTGGATTTTATTAAAGAAACCGATCAAATTTTTGGAGACTTATATCATCAGTATTGTGAAAATCTTGAATCGGATATTTTCTTTCCTGCTGAAGATTGCCCTGCCATTATTCAAGTTGATGGTAAAACTATTGATGATCGGCTATGGTTCATTGGTGAATTTATCGATTATAAGGGTAACTTAATCGAGACTACCGATAGCATATTAGACCCAACTAATGTTGATCTTCTTGAGAAGATGCTGGGAGAGCAACAAATCGAACTAGGTAAAGATGCTCAAATCAAAACATTAATGAATCAAATTAAAAAAGGACGATGAGAGAGAAAATAGGAATAGGAATTGTTACTTGCCGACGACCGGAAATGTTGACAAAATTACTTGAATCTATCAAGTATCGGAATGACTGTGAATTGGTCATTATTAATGATGGGGAACCTCTAGAAGTAGAGGGTTATAATTTCTATGTTAGAAACAATATTGAAAATCTTGGAGTTGCAAAATCTAAAAACTTAGCTTTAAAACATCTTTCAAATAAAAATTGTGAGCATATATTCTTAATAGAAGACGACATGTTAATCAAGGATGATACTATCTTTGAAAGATATATCAAAGCATCAAAAGCTACTGGTATTCAACATCTAATGTTTGGATATCATGGTCCAGCTAATAAGAACGGTATTTCCAAAGGAAAGCCATGCCCAAGACTTATTGTCAATTATTCTGATGATGTATCAATTGCATTGAACCAGCATTGTGTTGGGGCATTCTGCTATTATTCCAGAAAGTCTTTAGAGGAGTGTGGATTGATTGATGAAAAATTCAAGAACGCATTTGATCACGTATCCCATAGTTACGAATTAGCTCTCAAAGGTTTCTCTACTCCTTACTGGTGGTGGGCAGATTTAACTAATTCGTGTGATTACATTGAAGAACAAGCATGTTCTGAAGAATCATCAACTATAAAAACACCTGAGAAGATGTTGCAGTGGAGGACCAATATTGAAGAGTCTATGAAATATTTTAAAGAAAAGTTTGGGTATATGCCATTTGGTAACGATAGAGTTCCTGATAAATCAGAACAGGAAGTTAGCAGCTTCTTAAAATTTATAAAACCATGAAAATTTTAATAAAATTCCCTACCAGAGATCGGCCAGAAAAATTTTTAAATACTTTAAATAGGTATTATGAAATGTCAGCGAACATTGATAATTTAAATTTTTTAATATCGTGTGATATAGACGATGATACTATGAATAATAGTAGAATGTTAGATATACTCAAATCATATAAAAATTTAACAGTAGATTTTAGATCGAATAAGAATAAAATAGAAGCTGTCAATTCAGGTATATCCGAGTATACCTCATCATACGATATAATTTTATTAGCTTCTGATGATATGATTCCCGTAGAAGTTGGGTATGATAATATTATTATAAAAGTTATGGAGAGGTATTTTCCCGATGGTGATGGCGTTTTATGGTTTAACGACGGTTTACAGGGAATGAAATTAAATACCTTATGTATTTTGGGAAAAAAATACTATGACAGGTTCGGATATATATATTATCCCGAATATAAGTCACTTTACTGTGATAACGAATTCACAGAGGTTTCTAAAAATTTAGATAAGGTGGTTTATTGTGATAAAGTGCTTATAATGCATAATCATCCGGGACATGTCAATTTATTTGATGACCTATATAGGAAAAATGATTCATATGCTAATGAGGATATGTTATTGTGGATTACACGTTCAAAATTGATATGATAATATATACACACTACAGCGAATCACATTTTGATATGTTTAAGGAATACTTTCTCAAATCACTGAGAGTCCTTTACACCAAGGAGGAACTACCACTAAGAGTAGTGTATCATACTCAAACAACAGAGAATGGTGAGTTTATGAGCAACGGGTGGCTTGAGGCAATGGATATTAAATTAGATGTAATATTACAGGCTATAGAAGAAAATTATGGAAAATCATTTATATTTTCTGATTCCGATATTCAATTTTTTCAGCCATTCGTGAGCGATATTGTAGAAAAATTAAAATCTAATGACATTGCTTGTCAAGAAGATCGCGGAACATTATGTGCTGGATTTTTCGGATGTAATGCCAATCAAAATACTAAAAATTTATTTGAGACAATTAAAAAAACATTTAAATCGATGGTCAACGATCAAGTATGTTTAAATTATTATAAAAATTTAGTGACTTATACGTTACTTAATAGAGATCAATTTTATACTATAGGAAATTCATTTGATAATTCAGATGGAACCAATGTCTGGGATAATATAACTGATATTATCCCACCTAAAAGTATATTGATACATCACGCGAACTATGTAATCGGTAGAGAAAATAAATTGAAACTTTTAAAGATGATTAAGGATAATTATGGTAATTGATTTTTTTAAAGATATATTCCAATACGAAAAATTCCCTGTAGAATATCGTTGCTTTCAACAGCTAGAGAATGTCAGTGACATAAACTATGTCGCTATTCCATGGACCCAGATATTGAATAGTGGATGGTTAAACTTTCCGGGTAGGCGCAATAGGAATGAGTATCTGAAAGAATTGGCATCCTATAAAATAAATCAATATAATAATTTCACTGTATGTCAGCACGATGATTATATGCAATTAATAGAATTTTATAGGCATTTACATATCACAACAGTATTTTCTCCATTACATAATAGATACAATAATATTGAAGGTATTGATATTATTCCTATATCATTTACAAATAGCTTCACATTTGAAGAGAAGATTAAAGATATAGATTTTTCATTTGTTGGTGCCTATGTTACTCATCCTATACGTAGATATATGAAAGAGTATATAAATGGGGACAATATAATTTATAGAAACGATTATCATGTAGGAGGAGATATCTCTATAAGTAAACCAATAGAAGAATCTGAGTATAAAAATATTTTAGAGCGAAGCAAGTTTTCAATTTGTCCAAGGGGGTCATCTCCATCATCTGTCAGATTTTGGGAAAGTATAGCTGCCGGGGCGATACCTATACTAGTTTCAGATGATTGGGTGCTACCTGAGTGGGATTGGGATAATACCATTTTAAAAATTTCAGAGGATCAATTTACGAGTTATGGTTATGATGATATTTCACATCTCGTAGATCGGGTGTTGAATGATTGTGATAGATATAATAGATTGCAAACCAACTGCAAACTCGCCGCTAATAAATTCAAATCCGACAATTTCAAGGATTATATATTAAAAAATTTATGATATTTGCCCACAACATGCCCGGTATAGGACTGGGTAATAAAATGTTTATTAATGCGTTTTGTTACATTATATCTTTACAAAAAAGTGAAGAGTTTACTACTATACCAATAGAATATTTTCAAAATACTTTAATCAATACACAATACAGACAGTTAAAAAATCCATTGTATACTAGTTCATTTGGATATCAATATGTCGATATGGAAAAGGTTTTAAACCACTCCGGGGATATTGTTGTGGATTCATACGTTCAAAGATATCAATATTATGATAATTATCGGGATGATTTGAAAAGATTTTATGTAGAATCTCAAATACCCTCCACAGGATCTATTGACACTACTCTACATATACGAAATGGTGATTATAAGACCCTCGATTGGTATCTTGGTTTGGATTCATATTATAAAATATTATCAGAAATAAATTTTAATAGTTTGGACATAGTGGCAAATCATATAGATGATGATGTCATGAAATTAAGTGATAAATACAATGCAAATGTATATAATTCAAGCACCATTGAAGATTTTATATTTTTATCAAATTCTAAAAATATAATACTCTCACAATCAACATATGCATGGTGGGCAGCTTTTTTGGGGAGTCCAGAAAATGTTTATATACCCGTTTCCAGAAAACATATATCTAAAGGTATATGGCTGGATAAGCCGAGTATTGATGATATTGATTTAGTTGGAGGATTTAAAGAATTTACTAATATTATTTTATGAGAAATTATATAGACATAGGTTGTAATGTTTTGGGTGGTTATAATCATCTAACTAGATTAGAAGATTTTTCAAATTTTGAAAAACTGATATTTGTTGAACCGAATCCCGAATGTTGGGAATTTTTGGAAACAAATTTACCCATAAAATCTAAATTATTACGAAACGCATTATCAACAAAAGTAGAAGAGGTGGAATTAATAACTAGAGCAGATCAATTAGCTTGCGTAGGTGCTACTATTCTTGGACAAGAATATTATGATTTTAATCTACATAAGCATAATCTACATGTTGACAAGTATAATAAATATAAAATAACCACCACAACACTGGAGAATATATTAGTTGAATGTGATATAATACCGGAGCACACTTTATTAAAGATAGATGCCGAGGGTGTAGAATACGATGTATTAGAAGATGTAATCAATAAACAGTTAAGATTTGGAAAAATATATTGTGAATTTCATATTCAAAAAAATGTTGACATTGAGAGAAAGGCTGATATCATCAGAAAGATGAATAAATTAGGAACAACCTTAGTAGAATGGTATTAAATTATGTTAATTGAATTTCAAAATATTAATAAGTATAGTATAACACCTAAAGGTGTAATACATGTGGGGATGCATAAGGCAGAAGAATATGAAACGTATATTGCATCCGGTGTATCTTCAATAATCTTCATTGAAGCTAATGAATCTTTATGTAAAGAAGCTGAAACTAAATCAATGGCTGCTTGGATAAAACATGCAGCAATTTCCGATAAAAAGGAATTGATTCAATTCAATATCACCAATAATGGTGAAAGTTCATCAATACTTGAACTTGGTGATCATTCTTATATATATCCATCAATAGTTAATATTGAAAGTGTTGAGATGATGACATCCACACTAGATGAAATATTTCAGATTGGTGAATATGAGCCTATCGATCTAATTGATAGAGTATTTCACCAATTACATCGTTTCAATATACTCAATTTAGATATTCAAGGGGCCGAGTTAAAAGCTATGAAGGGATTATCGGATTGGAGTAACATAGAAGCAATTTTTACCGAGGTAAATTACCGAGAAATGTATAAGGGGTGTCCACTTATAGAAGAAATTGATGAATTCTTATTGGAAAAGAGATTTAAAAAGGTGGAGGAATCGAATACAGGTGCCGGATGGGGTGATGCCCTATATATTAAAATGTAATATGTTTGACGCAATAAATTATTTACTACACGAAAAGAATAAATCCGAATTAGATCCAGATCTTCTTCAGGAATTTAATCCATTCTTCACAGCTAAAGTTTTCTCATATTATGATTCGGGAAAATACTCTGGATATATAAACGACACATTAAATCTATACTCGGGGATTTTTAAAACTAAGGAAGAGGAGTTCAAGTTTTTTGATGCTGTTATTCCAAAATTAAAGAGGAGAAAATCGGAGTATATTAAAAAGCCAGCACCGGGGAAAGTTAAAGAAGAATCCCAACATATACCGGAATTCTTTTCGAGAAGAGAAATTGAATCATATGACAAGTGACGAAATAAAGATAAAAAGATTAGCTATTCAAAAAGAGGAACATTCAGAAAGAAATAAAATTCTTGACCCCCATTATACCAAATATCACAAGATGGAGAAAGATTTGGAAGCTGAATGCGAATTGATTGGACATTTTTTTCAAAAGGCTTACTATAATTGGGGGAGTTTTGATGAAAGACAATTCACACATGAAACATTCAACTGTAAATATTGTAGAAAAAGAATACATGTTCATTATTCAGAAGTTGACAACGTAAATAATCATCTTAAATAGTCATATGTCTAATTATACACACCTAGAACAAGCCCCGATCTCAATTGACTTTGCACCAGTCCAGAAGTCCCATATCGATCTTTCTGATCGCAATCTACCGACAGATTTTGGACTCGATGATTATATCTTTTCTCAGTTGTTAGACGATATCATCCTAATTGAGTATGCTGACATGGTGATGGATGAGGTCGCAGGTGATTATATTATGCGTGGTGGGATCGCAATTCCGGTGAATCAGATTCATAATGCTTGGAGGAAGGGTAAAATTATCATCACTGGTCCACAAGTTCGATGGGTTAAAAAAGGTGATATTGTAGTATTTCCAAATAACATGGGAATCCCGATTACGAATCTGGAAGTTGAAGACCATGGCAAAATTAAGAATGGATTGTTTTTGAACGAACAACGACTCTTCGGTGTTTGTAAGGTTAAATGATATGAAAGTTTTCCACATGATTCCTTGGAATACCGATAAAAATATCGGGAGGGCGTACAATGAGATGATGTTCCTAGTGGGCGATAATGATTGGGTCTGCTTTATAGATGGTGATGCTGTTCACACATCACATTTTTTCGGAAAACGGATTGAGGATGTGATCACATCAAACCCCGAATATTCAATGTTTACATGCATGACAAACAGGGTGGGTAGACCATATCAAATACCTGCAAATGTCGATACCAAATCAAATGATCAAAAATATCACAGGGAATTTGGCGATTTATTATGGGATAAAAATGGGGTTAATGTGTTGAATATAACAGATCGCCCAAACCTAAGTGGTGTTATGATTTTGATAAAAAAAACTATGTGGGAAACCGTAGGAGGATTTAAAGAAAAGAAGATGATTACCATAGATGGTGATATGCATCAACGAGTTAAATGCTCTGAGGGCAAGGTTGGTTTGATGCGAGGAATATATGTCCAACATTGGTATAGGGGTGGAAACGCCCAAAACAAAAAACATTTACAATGAGTATTGAATTGCTTTATCTCTCATTTTAGTGTCTATTATTTCAGGATAGTCATATCCCAACATTTTACTCGCATTAAAGTTATACAAACATCCATTTAATTTACGCCTTATACATTCTTCGGAAAATATCCTATAGTGATAACATAAGAGTGTAGCATTTTTAATGCCTACCTCATTAAAATTTTGATAATGTATTGATTTTTTTGTAGACATGTTAAAAGGTTCGTTATTGACACTATCAACACTCACAACGGTATTAATATTATAGGGGGAGTATGGATTATGAGGACCACAGTTTTTAAATTTAATTGGTTTAAAAACTGATTTACATGGTATCAGTTTCGAATAACATCTGAATTTATATTGAGATAAATGTTTAGATACATGTGGCAGATCGTGATTCCATCTATATGTAGTGTCCTTCAATAAAGATTGTGGATTGTTCACTCTTCCATTTCTAGTCATCATAACCCATGGGATCTTAATCCTATCAACATTTTTATAGGTTGTTTCTAAATGTGTTCGGATAGTTTTTTTATCATTGGAGGTAATAAATTCGTCAACATCAACATTAATAACCCAGTCAAATGATTTAACCTTATTATATAAATGTTTTAAAATTCCACCATTTAAAGTGACCCTATTTGACGTAAAGGATTTAACATTTAAGATAGTTATATTATCTAAATATTTACTGTCAATTTTATCATATGTCCCTACATCTGAATTATCGTCATATATATAAATTTTATCGACCCCTTCATTTATATAATATGCTATAAATTCATGTATAAATGGTTCATTTTTACATCTGGTTATTAATGCTAATGTCATAATGCTCTTGTTGAATATTTAACCAATTACTAATAAAATTATTAATCCGGTTGTTATATTCAGTTGTCAGATTTATTAAATAAAAAGAGATCAGTTTTCATTAACGATATATCATTAAACAGGAAACAAATTTTGCCAAATAACTATGAAACATTACTATAAAAATATACCGGGGTGGTTTACATTTAAACAGTTCTATTCTAAAATTCTAGAAGATTTACCCGATAGCGCACATATAGTGGAAATAGGATCTTGGGAAGGACGTTCTGCTATATATATGGGGGTGGAAATACTAAATTCTGGTAAAAAAATTAAATTTGACTGTGTGGATAAATGGATTGGGATATTACCTCCAACAGAACATAGAAAAAAAGTTGTTTACCACAAAGATGCACTAAAGTCTCCAAATGGTTCATATAATTGTTTTTTAAAAAATATTGAACCCCTTAAAGATGTGATCAATCCTGTCCGATGTTCTTCACTAGATGCTGCACTTTTATACAAAAACGAATCTTTAGATTTTGTATTTATCGATGCTGACCATTCATATAAAGAAGTTAAAAAAGATATTCTAGCTTGGATGCCGAAAATAAAAAATGGGGGCATACTTTCAGGGCATGATTATCCATTTCCAGACGTTAAACGAGCAGTCGATGAAAATGTTGAAGACGTTATTATACTTAAAGATGAAAAGGTTTGGTATAAAAAAATAATCTGTTAATGTTCAACGTAAAAGGCTTCTAAAAATTCAGATATTCTTTTATTATATTCAGTGGTTAAGGCAATACCTTTTTCTAATGTAAAATTATTTCGTTTTTGTAGAGAAATAGCAATGTCCATACTGTTTCTATAACATACTATAAATTGTGGATTGGGTAAATAATTCAACCATACGTCTATGGTTAGACAGGTTCTAGGATCTTTAAATCCCCAACTTTCCATATTTTTAGTCTTAGCAGAATCTATTTCTTTAGATATAATAGATTTAATATTTTCCTCATACCTAGCCCCCACCTCTAGTATTTTTTCTCTTGGTGGTGGATTATGCCAACTGCCACCAGATTGATGTAATATTTTATCATTCAAACGTATTATATCAACGTTTTCATAATGTCCTTTTGGATTATCTTTTAACCCCAATAATAATTTATCCCCCATATGGACCTCAGAATTTAAAGATCTTGCGACTAATGAAGTCGCAGCCCTATGCATCCCCAACACTACAATTGTTTTCATTTATATACTTATGTAAAAGTTTTTTATAATCAACATTCCACTTTGGTTGTAGGATAATATCTCCGATTGGAATTTTTCCATCGTCTTTTAACTTATCTATATGTCTTTTATGTCTGATTAAGATATTTTCTTTATTAGTCGAATCACAACCTCGCCCAGACATATGGTAACTTCGACCGCCCCACAAATACATCCAAGATACTTCATCATCTGAGGGGTCTGCATTAATCACTTTACATTTATAATCTTTTTTAATTTTAATTACGAATGACATATCATACCCAGCATTTTCCAATTCATGTTTTCCCGATCTCTCCCATATTTCTTTAGTATATACGATACCAGAGTTTCCAACACTGTGTAGAGCATCTATCTTCCCATGATTTACTGTGGCACCATTTTTCCAATGTAGTAAGTCATATCCCGGAAAATATTTATTGATATTTTCTAGGTGATTTGTTAAAGCTATGTCATCATCATCCCATACTGCTATCGTATTATATTTACAATTAGTCACCGCAAAATTTTCCTTTTCTCCGATAGTGTTAAAAGTTTTATCTAAATTTATGATTCTCACATTTGGGTGGTCAAAATATAATCGTTGTTCGGGGTAGTCGTTCACAATTACCATTTCTTTATCACCATCGTAATCTTGATTCAAAAAGCTATATATTGATTCCTCTAATAAATCCACCCTACCATAAGTGATACACTTACAAGAAATAGGAAGCTTTTTGATATTCATATGCAATTTATTTATGAAAAGTTCAGAGGATGTCAAATATTAAATAACTAAATGGCTAAAGCATCTGGGAAGGCTCGATACGAAAAAATATGGCGAGATGCTAAAGGAAATCTCCGAGATGCTTGGGGACGTTTCTTAAAAAGTTGGCAGGAGATTGAAGGATATAAAGAAGAAGAAAACTATCAATCTAAAATTGAACAATCCGATAGACAGATACAAAGAGGAGAGTTAAAAAATCTACTTACACAGAATGTCTGCGAGATTGTGTTTGTTCGTAGAAGACCCGAGAGAGCACCCGGAAGACCCGAAGTTAGAAGAATGCTATGCACATTGTGTAGAAACATCCAAGTATCTGAAAGAGGAAAACGATCTCTTTCTTTTGAAGAACCAAAGACAAGTAGGAGGTTGGACGAAGTAAAACACAACATCGTAGTGGTTTGGGACATAATACAATGCAAATATCGAAACGTGAGTATGGATACATGCTATTTGAGACAGACCATACCCGGAGATGAAACTTTTTGGAAATATTATGATAAAGTTTTTTCTCCGATGTCTCCACAACAAAGACAACATTGGATAGATTCAATGACTTGATTAATTTTATATATCATATAAATAATTTTCATGATAAAACTTGAGGAGCAGTTGAAAAATATCATTTTAAAAAATGTAGATTTTCAAATTGATGGTAAATCTATTAAACGGGGCAAAATTAAAGTCTATAATAGTAAACAGTTTTTTATTAGATTTAAGATTGAGAGTGACAATAAAACAATTGAGTATGATTTACCGTATCCATTTAAAATTGTGAAAAATTCTACTGGATATGTTTTCGATTATTGTCTTTCAGCATTTTGTCCAAGAACAGAAGAATTGTATTGGAAGATGTTATTGATGAATAAAAATGAGGCATCCAGATTGCATAATAACCATCTTCATATAATCACATTACCCTCTTGACTTCTTACTGGATCTGAGTATACTCTGAACAGATGACCAAACTACTGCTAAATTTTCCAGATGGATACACTCCCAATAAATCACAAGAAACTATTCTCAATAAGATGCAGAAGGCATTTGATAATGGTAAAAAATTTGTGATTGTTAATGCACCTACAGGGGTGGGTAAATCTTTTATTTCACCAACATTGGCAAATTACAGTAAAGATATTCCTCAATCTTTTCTAGACGCTGTGGATGATTACACTATTTTTGGGGAGGATGCTGCGACCTTAATGCCAGAGGATTCTTTTGGATGTTACGCTTTAACAATCACCAAAGCTCTTCAAGATCAATACAAGAATACGTTTGATCATACTGGTGTTATGAAGGGTCAGAGTAATTATCAATGTAAAGTCGATGAAGAGATGACTGTAGATGTGGCACCTTGTGTTTATGTGAAGGGGCTGAAAAATGATTGTTGGAAAGTTAACAAATGCCCATACTACAATCAGAGAAACAACATGTTAAAATCCAAGTTTTCAGCGTTAAACTACAGCATGTTCTTTTCTCTTCCAGAGCATCTTAAGAAAAGAGAAATTCTAGTATGCGATGAGGGATCTGAATTGGAAGAACAATTGGTATCACAATTTTCATGTGATATCGATATTCCATTTTTAGTAAAAACTAATACTGTAGTATCATCATTTCCAGTTCAAGAAACCCCCACCAAGGTAATGAACTGGTTGTCTGAACTTATCTTGAATGTTACAAATAATGTAGATTCTTATAAAGAATTCTTCAAAGAAAATAAAAGCGATCCAATGGAAACTGCTAAGAAGAAGGGTGAATATTCTAAATTGATGAACCTACAATCAAGTCTAGAAATTCTTATCGCCACTTATTACGAAGCAGAATATCTTATCGAAAAGATTGATAAAAAGATTCGATTCATTCCATTGAAGGTCGATAAACTTTCCAGATATTTGTTTGATCATGCTGATAAAGTCGTCATTATGTCTGCTACCATTATTGATCCGCCAAACTTTTGTAAGAATCTTGGTATTACTGATTATGAATATATCGAAGTAGATTCTGCTTTCGATTCGGAAAAAGCACCGATTTATATTTTGGCTTCCCAGAAGTTAAATTTCAAAAACATGGATGCCATGCTGCCAAAATTGGCAAAACAAGTATCAGAACTTCTAGAGGAGCACAAACACGAAAAGGGAATCATTCATACTCACACACAGTTCATTACTGATTATATCAGGAATAATGTGAAGTCCTCTAGATTACTCTGTAGAGAAGCTGGGGTGCGTAATGAAGAGCTTCTGGACATGCATGAGCGAAGCTCTGAACCGACTGTCCTAGTAAGTCCCAGCATGACTTATGGGGTCGATTTGAAAGGTGATTTGGGCAAGTTTCAAATTCTTCTAAAAGCACCTTGGCTACCAACCAAGGAAATCAGAGTTGAAAAATTGATGAAGATTGATAAAAACTGGTATTCGAACGCAATGCTTAAAACTTTGATTCAGGCATGTGGTCGAGGCATTCGTTCCGAGGATGATGAGTGTATCACTTATATTTTAGATGGTAGTATTTATGATGCAGTTCATCGTAACAAGAGTAAGTTACCTAAATTTTTCGTAGATAGATTTCAATGAAAGGTTACATTCATTAAATAGTTGAGTGGTTAAGCATTCACATTTTTTTGAACAAGAAAAACTACTGACGCAGTTTGTAGCGGCATTTGATGATATTTTTATCATGCGATACGATAAAAATCGTACAGCTAAAGAGAAAATTAATGTTCGATACGTTTTTGGACCGAAACAAAGAGTGTTATATGATATTGTAAATCAAGCGAAGAATATAACATTACCTGTGATAGCGATGGAGCAAAAAAATATTCGTCGTGACCCACAAAGAATCCAAAATAAAGACCAACATATCTATCGTCCTCATATAAATTCTAAAAATTTATCTAAAATTCCACAACCAATTCCTGTGATATTTGATGTGGATGTGAGTATTGTGTGTTCGTATAAATCGGATTTAGACCAAATTATTTCAAATATTGTCCCATGGTGTAATCCTTATTTTATAATTTCTTGGAAGGTTCCAGAAGAATTTGGAATGGATTTTGATGATGAACTTAGATCGGAAGTAACATGGTCTGGTTCATTTGAATTCGAAAATCCTGTGGATATAACAGCACAAGACAAATATAGAATAGTTGGAAACACTTCATTTACTGTAAAGGGTTGGATATTCCCAGCACTGGAAACTCCAGTAGCTCCGATTTATGTTGTGCGAAGTGATTTTCATGCTGTCGGAACTGGTGCAGATTTGTATTCATACGACTCCTATCCAGCATTATCAGGAGTTGATTATGCCAATACAGATGTTATTTTAATTTCAGCTTGTCCTGAAATCACAAATGTTTTTTACAATCAATATCCAATATTTGAAGATGCTAGACTCCCTATGTGGGTTGACAGCACTTTCAGTTTCTTTGGTAAAAGGTTTAGTTATACTACTAATTGGTATCTAAGTGCTGATTCGGCGGTGAATGGATTAACGTATGAGGAAATAGATACTATAAAACATCCAACGATATCGGCATATAGAATACCAGATTCTGATGTTACATTGATTTCAGATAATGTGGTAACATTGAGTGTTTCAGCAAACTCCCTATCCGGGTTTGATAAGTTTATATTCATTGCGGCTAATGAAGTCGGATGGGGTAGAATGGATGATAGTTTTTTTTTAGACTCTGATAAAACTAATATATTTATTGCCCCCAATTTACAGAATACCTTCTTAGATCCCACTGCTCAATATACATTCATTGCTTATGTATAAAGTTATTAAATAATATTATGTCCGATGTAATAGTGAAAAATCATATTTATGACTTCATGCGAAGTAATAATGTGAGTGAAGCGCAACAAGCAATCAATACCGCAGATGCTACTGAAGTTAATAATTTACTCAACACGTTCGATGCTATCAGCGCAGCATTTACATATGGGCAGATTGGTGAATTAAGTGGATCTAGTATTATAAATCCCTCATATAAGGGTGGGATGTTGTATTGGAACGGGACGACTAATATTAATTTATCTGTTTCACAAACTTTAAATATTCCAAACTTTACTGTTTCTGTGGTACAGTTAAGTTCTGGGTCTGTGACAATCACCAAGATTGCTTCATATAACTGTGAATTAATTTCATATGGAGATTTGTTCGAAACTGCTGGTAAAGGTTCAGTAGCATCGATTATATCTATTCCAGCAGACAGATACCTAATTACTGGAATACTTCAATGATTTTTAGATCTATTATATTAGCAACTAGAGATATTAATGGCGCGGATGCGAGAAAGTATTCGGATCGTGATACTATATATGTGTCCCCTTCTGGTAAAGATGGGTATCTTGGACACACTCCAGAATTACCAATAAAAACTTTCAACAAGGCGAAATTGGTTTTAGAAAAAATTAAAACAGACTCATCCAAGGATCGTCATCTTAAACTAGCGGGTGGTGTATATTACGACAATCCATTAACATTCAATTATGATGATAATAATATATATGATGCTCGTTTATATGTTGAAAAATTCGGAGAGATTGCTCCCACTTTAGAAGGTCCACATTTTCACACCGAAAATTTGACTATTACTCCTGAAGGATTAATAAAGGTGAAATTCCCGTATTCGTCTTATCACACGTTCTCTCATGAGAAACAAATGATGTTAGATGATGATAGAATTTTTCCCGCGAGATTTCCAAAACAAGGAGTGTTTTACTTTGCGGGTGCCAGAACAATCGTAAATGGGGTTTATGGTTTTATCATAAATGACAAACATACAAATTTTTGCAAAAATTTGTCATCTTTGTTTTCATCGATTGGAAGTTATTCGCCTAGAATTGTGATGGGTGGTGATTTTTATAATAATATTAGTAGCACATCATTGTTGTCTATTTCAGCAAATCCCACAAATGATCAATTCCACTTTACATTACAATATAACCTCGGTAGTGTTGGTATATCGATAATACCTTTTGATAGTAATAGTAATTTCAATTTGAGCACGATAGCGCACCACTTTTGCACCCTCCCCGGAGAGTTTGTTAAGAGTGTTGAAAACGGTCAAATTTTTATTTACGTCAAGCCCCACAAAGAAACCACCACCAAATTTAAATTATTAACGTCCATCAACAATGGAATCCATATCAATGGTGCTGAAAATGTAATAATTAAAGATATTAATGTTAAACACTACTACCAAGGTATATTGGTGGATAACTATACTAGACACACTGCAATAACTGGGTGTGTCATTGAAAAAAACAATCGTGGCTTTAGACAAACCGAAGCAGCCAATACCCTTTTCTATAAAAATGTTGTTTTCGATCATATTTCCGATGGGGTCGTCAGCGGCGTGGTTTCCGCATTCAAATGTGATAATAATATCATATTATATAGCGGAACAGGAAATAGCAAAGGGTTGGATGTTGGTGGGGGATCGACGGCCTTGGGGTATTTCGGTAGAAGCTGGGGTGGCACCCCCAACATGCTGACTGTTGCCCCTCTCGTCTCAGCAACTACTAAAACATTCACCCTACAATTAAGCTCTATTCCCAGACCACCTGACACTTCTTCGGTGGAGTTTAATTTTGGGTATGATTTCGGGGGGTATTTGGAAGTAATGTCTGGGCCATTAAATGGACAACGGAGAATGTGTAGCGGATGGATTAGGCAAACACTCAACACTGCAACGTTCGGCATTAAAGATCCTTGGGATGTGGTTGGGGGTTATGATTCACCACAACCCACTGACACCGTGAGATACGTTGCCAATGAATTTTCCCGAAAAAGCTCAAGGGGCGTGATTACAAACAACCATGTCAAATATTCGGGTTACGGTGTATTTCACGGCAGCTTTACACGTGTCGATATCATTTCTGGAAACTATTTTTCCAACGGTGGGTATGGGTTCAGTAATGATATGGGAGCTTTGTATTATGGGTTTGGGGGTGGAAAATCCCCCAGCGATCAAAGTAATATACATGATAATATAATTCTTAATATTAGACAAACTCCCGGTTTGTCTAATGGTAATGGGATGTATGCTGAAGAGCAAGGTAATTTCACAACATGGTATAATAATATTGTTGACGGTGCTGGCAGCATATTTTTATCCAATGGTATGTGTAACACTACCATGTATAATAATATATTTTTGAATAGTCATGGCACCATGAACAGTTCGAGAGAACAAAAAAGAGACCAATTTAGCTACACTGTAAATAATTTAAATAACATTACCCAAAGCTCTAACTTCTTCGGTATATCCGCGTTTAATAACATTTGGTATTCAGCTTCTGCTATAATGCCTCTACTTTATCCAGAGTTAAACTCTAACGTTAAGATTATACCCATGTTCTCGGGAGGCGGTACACAATATGCTTCTCGTGTAGTTCATTCTACTACAACACGAAGCAATGACGCATATAGATCTATAGCGAAAATTACAGCTAACTCTTATAATAAAATTGATGTATATTTTGAACCATTGTTTGAAGTAACCTATGACGAGGAAACAGGGATGGAAATATTTGCTGAGTATTTTAATCTTTCCGGTGGTGCGATAACTCTAGTGGATTCAAGAGATGTACCGTATATCGTTAATTTTAGTATTGATAATCAGCCTCCAAAAAATGGTATATACGGCACAGCAAGTAATTTTTCAACACATCGTACATTCACTGTTCCACTTAGCTCAAATCTAGAAATATATCAAATAAGCGAGGCGATAAGCAAAACAATACAACTATCCTCAAGAAATGTAAACACAGATAATCTTACAGCGTATAATTACGGATACCCGCATTTTGTATTGCCGAGTAAGGTCTACAATACTACAAGAGTGTTACCTTTAACCGCAGGTAATAATACTAGTTTTAATATATATCGAAACATTGAAGCTGATTCTGCCATAACCGGATGGAATAGTAACTTCTATCACATACGCGTTGGAGATAGAGAGGGTAGGCCTATGTATGAACAAGCAGAACAGTTACAACGCTTTTATGTTAAAAGTGGTAACTGGGTATACGGTAGCAGTAATATGAGTACTGTAAATATGTCTGTATCTACAAATTGCGGAATAGATGGTTACATGTACCCATGGCAGGTACCTGTTAGTGCCTGGTTTATTAGAACCGCACCTACGACGAGACTATACCCTACCATACCAAATAATTCATTCTTAATTAAAAGATCATTACCTCTATATACCTCAAGAGATAACTGTTTTTATACTACACTAACATCTAATATACAAAATATTGCTCTATCGGCAGATGAAAACGCGTTTAGAGGTAGAGTTTGTAATGATATAAATGGAAATACATTCGCTGTTTGGAGTAGTCTTACAGGAGGATCTAGCTATACCAATACAATCTGCGCTTATAACTCATCAACCATTGTTGTCAATCCTTCTGCTGGGTTCGAAACTATTGTACCTTTTGAAGGAGGATCAATCTTCCAAGATCCTAAATTAGATTTTACAACTTATCAAGTAGCGGATGATTCACCAGTATTATCTCTAGGATTTAAGAATATAGATGTTTCAAAGATTGGATTGAGATCAGATGGCGATGATATTTGGCTGACAAAGGTTCAAACTCTGACAGCATCGGTTATATATGGTAGTGCAGACTGGTCAGAGTTTAAATATGGTAATCACAATGAACTATAAATTTCTAAAATTGGTGAATAATCTGAGAAGTCAAACACGCGACAATCAAATTGGGGACTATACTTGTCATTTAAATTGTAATCACTAAATATCATCATGGCAGGTATTCAGAATAATCCTAATAATAGGACAAACATTGCAAGAGATGGTAAATCATCTACTTACGATAGATCGATGACTTCTTATTTGAAGAATCGCCTACCTTATAATTATAATGTTTTAGACTCTGATGAATCTAAAAACACCAAATATAAATACTTCCAACATGTTGGAATGCGTCGTCCAGAAGCTCTTGCTAAGAATTCTGTAACGCTCAGTAATGATTATAATAATACTGCATTCTCTGCCATTGAGCAAGATAAAAGTTTCTCAAATATCATGTATGCTACGGCATCTGAAGATAAACCGGGAAGAATGCGAGACTATAGAACAATGGCAGCGTTTTCAGAAATTGCTGATGCATTGGATGAAATTTCTGATGAGACTATTAATCCTGATGAAAATGATGATGTCATTAAATTAAAATTTAAAAATTCTGAATTAGAATCCGATAAAAAGGATGAAATAATGAAAGAATTCGACAAATATATCGAACATTATGATTTACATAACAATGGGTGGCAATATTTTAGACAATTTTTAGTAGAGGGCGAATTATATTTTGAACAGATTATTCACGAAGATTATGTAAACGAGGGAGTTTTAGGAGTCATTAACATTCCTTCAGATTTAATTGACCCTGTTTATGGAAATATCCAAAACATGTTAGTAAAGGGATTCCTTTATCAGAAACCAATATTTGATAAAAATGACCCCCGAAAAGTAGAAAAATATGAACCAATTCCATATGAAGAGAATCAGGTAGTTTATATCAATAATGCATCATATAATGATACGAAGGAATTTATAGTTCCTTTCATTGAAAACGCTAGACGAGCGTATCGCCAGTTATCAATGATGGAAGATGCTATAGTTATTCATAGAATGGTTCACGCCCCTCTGAGATTTGTTTTTAATGTTGATGTCGGTCGTCTACCAGTTCCACAAGCAGAAGCTTATCTTCGTAAATTACAAGCACAATATTGGTCCACCAAAACTTTTGATGCGGATCAAGGAGATATTGTAAAAAAATATAGCCCACAATCTACTTTAGATTCTTATTGGTTCGCTAAAAGACAAGGAACTGAACCCACCACTGTCCAAGAAATCGGTGGACAATCAGGCGATGATCAGATGGAAGGATTATATTTCTTCATCAAAAAGCTATATCGTTCTCTTAAAACTCCCACATCCAGACTTGACCCTGACGACTCTTTCCGAGATGGAACAGATATTCTTAGAGAAGAATTAAAATTTGCTCGCATGATTATGCGTCAACAGCAGAAGTTCGCCTCTGGCCTTAAAAGAGGGTTTATTACACATCTTAAACTTCGAAAGATGTTTAATGAGTATGATCTCACCGAGCAAAATCTAAATATAATTTTTAATCCCCCATCTAATTTCTATGAACTTAGAAATAATCAGAAGATGGAACTAAAGATTAATTCTTTTAGTAACATGGTTGGAACGCAAAAAATATCCACTGCATTTGCTATGAAAAAAGCTCTTGGGTTTAGTGATAAAGAAATACTTGCTAATGTTGAATTTCGTAGATTGGAAGCAGCACAAGAATTTGAATTGCAACAAATTCTTACCTTGGGACCGGACTGGAAATCCCAGCTACTCCAACAAGCGGCAGGTGGGGCAGCACCAGAAGGTGGAGGAGGAATGCCTCCTGACATGGGTGGTGGAGGAGGAATGCCTCCTGACATGGGTGGTGGAGGAATTCCAGATACTTCCATGGGACTAGGACAAGAAGAGCCGCCGAACGCTGGCAATCCACCAGAAACTCCTGCGGTTCCCGAAGAGCCTCCAGTTTAACCATTCCACTCTAATCCAGATGGAGAGTAATAATTTATATCGTCGCAGAAACTTACACAGTTAAAAGCTGAACTGTAATAATATGCGGTTCCATTATTCGATTCTAAATTGATTCCTACTGTGCTAGGAACGTCACACTTTAGAAAATAATATTGCGTGCCATTATTTGAAGTTACTGGGAGATATAGAGTATCTTGTCCCCATAAAATAAAATCGTTAGCTGATAAGAAATAATATGCACTACCAATATTAGATTCAATATTGGTTGGAAGATTTTCACCGAGTAATATATTAGATAGTTCATCTGTTAAAGTATTATTCGATTCGTCTAGTAATGTGAATGTTAAAATTTCAGATATTACACCACATGATATATAGTAATATTGTGTTCCATTATTGTCTGTGAGTGCCATATTACTATTTAATCATTAAATAAAAGTATGTCGGAGCTATGCACAATACAACCAATATCTGCTTTCATGAGCACCAATCTATCTTCAAAGATAGAATGTTTCCAAGCTCTGGGAGCAAGAATTTTAAGAATGTTGGGGCATCCCATGATTAACGTAGAAATTCATCCAGATCAATTACATGATGCTATTTCGATGGCATGTGAGTTTTTCACCCAGTATTCAGGATATACTAAAGAATATCTTATATTTGATAGTGATTTGTATGAAAAAAATAAAGGATTGCGATTAGATCATTTATTTACTGTGGCAAATACTGGATTCACATTGGCCCAAAAATTAACTCCTCCCACAAAATCTAATCCTGATTATAATGTTTCATTAATGGAAAACTTATATATTCTTACATCTGCTATTCCAAGTTCATATTTTGCATCAAGTTCCGCTTTGAGTTCATCCATCCCATCGACTGGATTACCGGCAATGCAGGTAATGATAGAATCTACATATGCTCAATTAACAGCATTTAATCCAGAATTAACATCGTTGTTCATAATTTCTCCTAAAAAACCATTCACAATTCAATGTGAAGAAGTTGAAGGAGTTACTGAATATAATAATATGTTTGATTATGATGTTATGGAATATCGTAAAGTTATTGATGTTATTGATTTTATCGAAGGAAGTTCCAGTGGAGTAAATACATTATTTTCGATGGAACAAACGATGGCACAGCAGACATATTATTCTTACGCCATGGGTAATTTTGGGTTTGACCTACTGTCATGGCATACCGTGAAAGATTGGCAAGATACGAGAGAAAAGCTATTAGCTATTAAAAGGGATGTACATTTTGACAATAGAACACAATATTTTAGATTGATGCCACAACCAAAACTTAACAGATTTTTTGGAGTATTAGAATGTTATGTAGAACGCCCATTAAAAGACATAGTGAAGGAAAAATGGGTTTTAGATTACTCGATAGCATTATCTAAAATAATGTGGGGGCGTATACTGACTAAGATATCCGGCACCACTCTTCTTGGGGGCGGTACGCTCAACGGTGACTCAGTTCTTAGCGAAGGAATAGCTGAAAAAGCTGAATTAGAAAATTTCTTAATCGAAGGAGGACACAATACTTCGCCTCCAATGATGTTTGTTGGGTAATTGACATTTCCATAGTGTATGATTAAATACATACATGAGCAGAAGATTAACACTTGAAGAATTTGTAAATAAATCGAATATTATCCACAATGATAAATTTGATTATTCGATATCAAATTATATTAACAATGGGGTTAAAATAGAAATAATCTGCCCTATCCATGGGAATTTTTCACAATTACCCTCAGATCACATGAGGGGAATTGGTTGTAAAAAATGTGGACAAGAAAAAACTGGAATAAGTAAAAGATTAAACAATGACACTTTTATCGAAAAAGCGTCTCGCGTTCACAACAATAAATTTGATTATTCTAAAGTTAGATACACCACATCTTTGGAAAAGGTAGACATAATTTGTCCAGAACATGGAATATTTTCACAATTTCCAAATGATCATCTTTATGGGAAGGGTTGTAGATTGTGTAAATACACAAATCACTCCATTGAATTGATGGATACTGCCGAATCATTCATCGAAAAATGTAAAAAGATTCACGGTGATAGATATGACTACTCGAAAGTTATATACAAAGACAGTAGAACTGATGTTGATATTATATGTAAAATTCATGGGCAATTTAAACAATCTCCAAGTAATCATATAAACAATCAGTGTAATTGTCCATCTTGTGTATCGCCACAATCTAAACCTGAAAAATTCATATCAGAATTCTTAACAAGACATAACATAAAATTTATAGAAAATGATCGGAATGTAATCGGTCCAAAGGAATTAGATTTTTATATTCCCGATCATAATTTAGCTATAGAGTTTAATGGGATTTATTTTCATTCCGAGTTAACTGGTCACAAGAATAAAAATTATCATCTTAATAAAACAATTGATTGTGGCAAATCTGGAATTAGATTATTGCATATATTCGAAACAGAATACACACATAATCGAAAAATATTATTATCTAAATTAAAAAATATTCTTAAATTAACGAAATATAAAATATTTGCTAGAAAATGTGAAATTAAACCGATCACTACACAAATCAAAAAAACATTTATAAACAAATATCATATTCAAGGAGATTGCCCATCCTCAATAAATTTAGGATTATTTTATAAGAATAGATTGATGCAAGTTATGACCTTTTCTAAAAAAAGAATATCTTTAGGATCTAAAAGTAATGAAGGTGAATATGAATTAGCTAGAATGTGTTCTATGAATAATTTCAATATTGTTGGCGGATCATCTAAACTTTTAGCATATTTTGAAAAAATGTATTCACCGAAATCATTATTGACATATGCCGATAGACGTTGGAGTGGTCCTAATAATGTATATTTAAAAATGGGATTCGCTCATACACATGACGCCGATCCTAATTATTGGTATTTTCATAAAAGCAATTTTTTAAAACATTGGCATCGATACTCATTCGCCAAACATAAACTAAAAAATAAATTAACAATATATGATAATGTTTTGAGTGAGTGGGTGAATATGAAGAATAACAATTATGATAGAATTTGGGATTGTGGTAATTCTGTTTATATTAAAAGTTATTGACAAAATAATACGTTTGACTAAATAATCATACATGAAATTGTTTAGCGAAGAGGTCCGATACACCTCCACTAACTCTTCTCATAACGTCTTACAAATTGAAAATTTCTCAGAAATTTTCTTTGATGTTTTTGAGATTGAGATAAACAAGTCCAAATATCCAGTTGAAAAAATTTCCGAACATAATGGAAATCCTGTGGTATCTGTCCCTGTTTTAGTGGAAGGTAATGAAATATTTTATCCTTTTATTTTAATTAAAGGTAAATTTGAGTTAATCTTTAACGAGAATAATACAATAGCTAATATTTTCCCAGATGGCGATTTCGAACATATTAAAGAAGTTCCTATTGTCGATAATTTTTTACTTGAAAAAGATGATGATTCTTTCATTGAAGAGATTCATATTACAGATTTAATCGATAATAAAAAAGATATTCTTTTACAGATAGAATCTGCTAAAAAAGATGCTTCTAAAGCTATCCAGAGAGATAAAGTTTTAAAATTAAAACAACTATCAGAACAATCTAAAAAACATAATAAAGCTTTAGAAAATACTTTAGAAATAGCTCGGGAAAACCTTGTAAATGAGTTTATCATTATTTCTGATAAACTTCGAAAAGAACTTACTGAAGATTCTCATGTCGAGTATTCGGAATTAAAGGAAACTTTGGATAATAAGTTGACTATTATTTCTGAAAATTTAGAATCTCAATTAGAAGATAATTTTCAAAATGCATCTAGTATTTTTGATAATCAAATAAAAACCTTAGTTAAGGAACTTTATTCGGAAACAGTATCGCCTAAAGTTGAAAAAGAACTTAATGACATAGCTTTTCAGATTGTTGAAAAGGTTGGGGAGATTGAAACTACGCTCGATAAAAAATTAGAAACTAAAGCTGAAAAAACTTTAGTCGAAGGAGTATCTAAAGAAATTACAGCTATACAAAAAGCTAATATTGAACTTAATGATAATATCAATAAAGGGGTCAATAAAGCTCTTAGTCGTGCGGGTAATGTTAAAATTTTAGTCGAAAAGATCGATAAAGAAATTAATGAAAAAATTTCTGATGAATTGACTAATATAGAAAATTATTTTGAAGAAAAAATTCAAAATATTACAAATCAAACATATGATATAACTGAAGAATCTAGAAAATATATTATCGATTTGGTCAATAAATCAAAAGTAGAATTACTTGAAGAGATTCGTAAAATTCCTACTGAGAAACCTATCGAGTATATTATCGAATCTACTAAAAAAGATCCAGAGAAAGTTAATTTAGATAAACTAAAAAAAGAGTATGATACTATCATTCATAATAAATTTGAAAACTATAAAACAGATTTAAGGAAATATATTTCGGTTTATTCCGGGGGTGGTTCGGTAGCTATGCAATTTGCTGATGGTGGAACTATGAACGGTAATCTTACTGTTGTCGGTACTATTTCAGCATCTCAGTATCTCGGAATTCCATCTGGGGAAGTATCTGGTGACTATCTCCCACTATCTGGTGGAACTATAACAGGTAGTGTAACTGCTAATTCTTTTGTAACTCTAAATGGACTTTCATCTCAATTTGTTAAAGGTGATGGATCACTAGATAGCAATATCTACCTCACCTCAGAAGATTTAAACTCTAATGTAATTTTATTCCCGACAACGACAAGTTCTGGAATAAGTGGTTATAGTTTAATGGTATCTAGCATTACAGATATTGCTTATGATGATCCTGCTGTAAATGTTCCTACCGGTGTTATTGATAGTATTGATACATACATCTCTACTATAATTTCTAGAGAAGGTGTACTAATTGGCGATATTGATACCATTAATATGACAATTATTGGTAAAATTAGAAAGACTGCTGGAGGTACAAATAAAAATGCTACTTTCCACTTTCATGTTTATAAGAGAAGCGCAGATGGAACAGAAACATCTATAGGAGTTAGTGGTGATACACTTACAGTAACAGCTTCAATATATGAAGAATATAGTGCTTCAGTATTATTACCAGCATCCACTTGGTTGTCTACAGATAGGTTGGTATTAAAATTATATGGTATCCTTATAGGATCTGGTGGCGGTGCTAATCCTCAATATCAGTTTGAATTTGGGGGTCTTACTCCGGTAAGAGTATTAATACCTTTACCTACTTCAGTTCAATTATCTAATTATGTTCCATATATTGGATCTACTAAAGATATAGATTTAGGAATTCATACTATTACTGCAAGTAATTTAATTTATAATGGAGGTAATACAAACACCTCTAATCTCCTTATTGGGACTAATGATAATTATAATTTAAATTTAGAGACAGGTGGTGTTTCTAGAATGACCATCTTGAGTAGTGGCAACGTTGGCATAGGCACAACTACACCAGCTTCAAAACTAACCGTAGAAGATGTAACTCTGGCGGGATCGCTCGCACTCTCTGGGTCAGCACTTGAAGTCAACCAAACATGGAACACCACAGGCACACCAACAGCTTTGTCTGTGAATGTTACTGATCTTAGTAGTAATGCGGCGAGTTCTTTGATGGATTTGAAGGTGGGGGGAAGTAGTAAGTTTAAGGTTAATAAGGATGGAACAACTACTCTTACTACCTTAAATGGAAATTCTTCCAATTTATTCATTCAGATCGAAAGCTCTAGCCAAGCACGATTTATTAAAAATAACAGTGTTATCTTCTACTATCCTATCGTAGCAGATAACTCGTTCGGAATAGCTCTTAGAAATAACAGCGCATCACTCAAATTAGGAACGTCGGATGATGTTGTGTTAACTAGAGACACCTCCAACACCCTAGCCCAACGCAACGGACTCAATGCCCAAACATTCAACATCTACAACACCTACACTACCACCCCAACTACTAGCTACGAGCGTGGTTTCTTTAAGTGGGATAACGATGTTCTGAAAATTGGAACGGAAGCGTCGGGGACGACTGGGGTTGCTAGGAATTTGGAAATTGGTGGAGTTGTAACAACCATAAAAGCAGGAACTAACAGGACAATAACACTGAATCAAGAAGATGGCTTAGTTTGTAATGCAAGTATTCAAACTACAGCGAACGTATTCTCTACTGGTGGTTTTTATGCTAGAACAACTACCGATAATGCCACATTCGGAAATCGTTATGGATTAGGTATTGTAGTAAAAGCTGGAAATAGCGGAACAGGTGGAAACGTCGGCATCGGCACGGCAACTCCAGCTTCAAAACTAACCGTAGAAGATGTAACTCTGGCAGGATCGCTCGCACTCTCTGGGTCCGCACTTGAAGTCAACCAAACATGGAACACCACAGGCACACCTACAGCTTTGTCTGTGAATGTTACTGATCTCAGCAGTAATGCGGCGAGTTTGCTGATGGATTTGAAGGTGGGTGGACGTAGTAAGTTTAACATTTCAAAAAGTGGAGGACTCCTTTTCGGTCCAAGCACTAATCCCGTTCTTCGAGCATCGGTATCATCTGATGGTGCTGGTAGGTTATTGTTAAATCCTTCTAATATTTCTGGTATAGTGGTATATGGAAGTACCCAACTTCGAGGAGCTTTAAACTTTTTTGATGGTGCATTTCTTCAAAGAGACAATGTTGGTGAGAACAATGTTATTGCCCAGCGCAACGGTGTCAATCCTCAAGAATCCCGCATCTACGGCACGTATGCCAACAGCGGAGCAGACTACCGCCGCCTCGCGCTGAAGATGGACACGGCGGGCGTGGCGCAGATCGTCGCGGAAGGGCTTGGCACGGGCGTCAGCAGCAACTCGCTGCAATTTCAGGCAAACGGCACGACTCGGATAGTCATCGACGGGACGGGAGTGTCCTTAACTGGAAGCACGACAGTTACCGGAATTCTTTCTCCAACTGCAATTCGTTCTGGATATTATATTCAAACCGGCACCGAGTTTCTTTTTGGAACTGGTGGTGTCAGTGATGTTTCTCTAAGGCGAAACTCCGGTGGAGTGGTGGAAGTTTCTAACGGCAGTAACTCAGCAGGGAACCTCCGTGACCTATCCCTCCGCAACCTCACCGCCAGCGGCGACATCGAAGTCACCGACCTCACCAAAGGAATCATCCTCAAAAGCCCCAACGGCAACCGATTCAGAATTACGGTTGGCGATGATGGAGCATTGACAACAACAGCACTTTAAATAAATATAACCAACAACAACAATGACACTATCGAACCCAACTCCCGTTACCACTGAACCTGTAGCCTCCAAAGACTTCCCTCACTTGTGGCTATACAACATCCGTGTGCATGCGCCTTCTGTCACCACAGGCTCGATCACGATTGAAACGCTACCCTACAACTCTGAGACTCAAGAAATTGGAAGTGGCTCCAACATGGTATCAATCCAAACTGACGACTTGTGGAAAGCAGTAAATGAAGTGTCTGAAGTGGCGCAAGCGATGGGAGCCATCTTTAATGCTGTTGAAGTGTTGCGGACATGGAGTGCGCAACAAGCTGAGGCATTAAATAACCAAGAAGGGACTACTGAATAATGCCTAAACATCTTACAGAAACTGGAAATCAGGCTATCAGTGGCACCTTATCTGCTTCGGGTAATATTGAAGCCGCTACATTTACACGGGCAGGTGTGGCACAGCAGAATGTGGGGACGGGGGCGAGTCCGGCGTTTCAATCGGCAAATATCGGCAATTTCTCTTTAATTGCAGATGAAGACTTAGACATTCGAACATCAACAGGTCTCCGCTTGGTTCGCTTGAGCAGGCGCGGAAACAATCGGGGTGGGATCTCATTTGCTAACGGATCTGGCGGCGGGTATGAAATAGGTTTCCAGTGGCTATCATCCACCACGGTGGAGCTAAACAGCGGGACGGTGGGAGCAACAAGAGGATTGAAAATATCAGACCTTGAAGCCACAGGCACGGTCACAGCAACTAATCTAGTTTATACATCTGGAGATCAGACTATTGGAGGAGTTAAAACATTTACTAGCAATATAGTTGGTAATGGAACTGCAAATAGGTTGCCGAATCAATCCCTGAGTGCGACTACTTCGAAAGATAGTATAGTAACATTAGCAATGGTAGAAGAGTTATATGGCTGGGAATTATTGCTCGCTGGAGCTTATCAAACATTCTTGTTAGGAAGTGGATCTTCTGTCGCTACTCCTAATTCATCTAGTATTAATACTCAAACTGCTACTAGTACTAATCTTGCTGGATTTAAAATAGCAGATGTCTTTAACCGCTCACCAATGGGACATACCATAACAAATACAAACTTTCAAAATGTGCCATTTCAGAGTGGTAAGACAAGAGTTAAATTTTTAGCAAACGTGGTATCATTTGCTGGGGATGCTGAGTTCTGGTATTGGATTGGTGTTCAAAACACTATACCGTCGGAATTTCCAACCGCTATAGGTGTTGGTGTGGTAATGACAACTACCACTATTCGATCTGTTGTTCATGATGGAACTACACATATTCTAGGTGATGAATATGTTCATGGTATACTGCCAATAAAAACTTTTGAAATTGAAATAGAATACTATCAAGGAGTTTGCATAACAAAGCTGAATGGTGTTGCTGTATCGACAGTGAGTGGTGGGAATACAAACTCTAACCCAGCAGCAGCGCAATCATTCTATGTTAGGACCGCAACAGGTGGAACAAGTAATACTGCACGTATTGAATTTAAAAATATAAAATACAGAATAACACAATCATAATTTTATGATCACTAACAAATCACAACTACAACAAGACATCGACACAATCGACAAAGCCGCAGAGTCAGCAGTTTTAGCTTTTTCTGCATCTGCTTTTACTCTTAATCATTCCTATGATACTCTTTGGAATCTTCCAGAGGAAAGGTTACTTGCAGTGCTTCAAAGAATGTATGATGACAATACACTAACTTCTACCTTTGAGCGTCACAACTATGCTGCTGCTGCCGTTAATCAGGCGTTGGGATATGATGCTGCTAGGGTAGCGGCACCCTTAGAGATTGTCATAACAGATGGAGTGCTATCGTTTCCTGAAGTAGTTGCACAAGAGCCTGAAGTATTATTTGAGGAACAATCTACTATTGAAGATTTATTATAAACTATGATACGACCACTATATAACTTATACCATAACCTTTTTGTAAAGCATCCCAAACCTTCTACAATCAACCGTAGCGGTATTATACTATCCGATCACCCAGTTATTGGTAATGGTTGGATAAAAGGCTGGCTTGTAGAGAATGGTAAAAGAGATACAATCATTGTATGTACGCATTCAAACCCGTCTACATTCTCGCCTAATAACATTGTCTTTGCTACATCAAATAATGGCACAAAACATTACAGAACTATTGTATCTGTAGAAAATGTAGAACTAAATAATCATGATCTTGATATAACGGTATGTAAGTTAGACAAGCCATTTCCTAAAGATATTCATGCCTACAAGTTTGCTGAGAAGCTACAAGAAGGACAATACACAATTACATTTAATAATTCTAATGAAAGATCAGAGGCTAACTTAAAGCTAATGAAAAAGTCGGGTCAAGTTGCTGGTAACAACAGAAAACTTCATTTTATATCTGGTGATAGCGGCACACCATGGTTTGTGTGGGAAAAAGATGAATGGCGTGTTGCTAGTCATACACACCGTGGAATGTGAGGAATTGGTCCATGGTATTCTCATAAAGACATATATTCAAAGTTGAAGAACCAATTGTTGAAGAATTATAACGTTATAGATAAATAATAATATGAGCATATTCAAAAACGCATCTCAGCCTGTATCCGCCCCTGTAGATAACCGCACTCTAGAGGAAAAACAAAATCAAGCCAGTCGTCAAATTATTAATATGGGACAACGGCATTATAGTCAACTATGCCGCATGCAAAAAGAAGGCATCGATGCTATGTGGCATAATAAAAATTTAACCGCTCAAGAAGTAGCAGACGCTGTTGGAGTAGACGGTGGAGTTTTAATTGCTGCTCATGGAGCATTAACTTCTGCTATTATATCTGCTGCAACTGCTGCTGGAATAACCCCAGACATTAAACTACCTACTAATGCATTCACGGTCAATTCAGATGGCACAGTAACAGTTTCCAATGATCCATATGTTGCTTAATTAGTTTTATAAACTAGTTACAATATGTCTCTTCCGCTTCAAAGAAATTCTAAATATCACCAAGGATATTACAAATGTCGGAATATTGAAAAATTAATCGGGCATGATGTTCCAATGTATCGATCTGGTATCGAATTAGAATTTATGAAATTCTGCGATACTAATCCAAAGGTTATAAGATGGGGTAGTGAAAATTATCAAGTCCCATATTATGATCCGATCAAACGTAAAAATCGTTTATATTTTGTGGACAACTATGTCGAAATTTTAGAAGGTAACATTGTTAAAAAATATCTTATAGAATTGAAAGATCATAAAGAGACTAAAAAACCAGACCCTCGGGCTAAAAAGAAAAAAGCTACTTTAGTGCTAGAACAAAGCACTTGGGTGACTAATAATGCTAAGTGGAAAACCACTTTACAATTCTGTAAAAAGAATAATATGGAATTTTTATTACTTGGGCATAGTAAAAAAGATGGTTTTATTCCGGTAAATTTAGATTTCTTAGTTTAATTGCTTAAATATATACATGTCATTAAAACTCAAATTAATTGCTGAAACTCCATACGATTTGGAAGACTTCGAAATTATCGAAGAGCAAAGTAATTTAAAAGGTCAATCCAATTTATATGTAGCTGGTCCGATGATTGGGTGTGGTTCAAAAAATAAAAATGGTAGACTATACGAAAAAAACAGCACTAGAACCGAAGTCAATAGATATATTGAAGAAATGGTTAAAACTGGAAGAGCCATGGGTGAATTAAATCATCCGAGTAGTGCAGATGTCAATCTAGAAAGAGCATGTCATTTAGTTACTGAACTAAATGAAATCGATGATGGTTTTTATGGAAAAGCTAAAGTCTTGTCTACTCCATGTGGACAAATTCTGCGAGCACTTATCAATGATGGTGTTCGTATTGGTATGAGCACTAGAGCTTTGGGCTCTCTAAAGGAACAATCTGATTATAACTTAGTCGAAAATATGCATTTGGTCGCTATTGACACGGTAGCAGATCCTAGCCATTCGACCGCATTCGTTAACGGTATTTTAGAATCAAAATCTTGGATTGTTGAACAGGATGGTAGATATGAAGAATCTTACGATAATTTTGAAAAAGCTATTTCAAAAATTCCAAGAAAAGAAGCCGATAGTTATCTTCGTCAACAAATTGTTCGTTTTATAAATAATTTAAACTAAATATTAGCATGAAAAATTCTAAAGAACTTAAAACCAAAGGTAAGATTACAGTCAAAGCACCAAATGTTAAAGAACGTAAAAGATTTGCCCCATCTACCAAAGTGGAACAATCAAAAAAATCTTATAATAGAAAAAAAGAAACTTTTGATGAAGATGAAGAACTTGGAACTGTTCCAATGAAGCCTGATCATTTTGATAAAAAATCGGAAAAGTTTCCAGCTAGAAAATCAGCAAAAGAACTTGGCAAAAATCCTACTCGTAAAACCGCTAAACAAATTAGAGGAGAAGAAGACGAAGAAAAAAAATCTTGTTGGAAAGGATATAAGAAAAAAGGAACTAAAATGAAAGGCGATAAAAAAGTCAACAATTGTGTTAAAGAAAATACCGAATCCACTAATATTAGTAAATTCGTAGAAGCCATTCTAACGAAGAACTATGCTTCCGCTAACAAGCATTTAAAACAAGCAGTTGATACCAAATTATCTAAAATAATTCAATCTGAACTAAATACTCCATTATTTTAATATAAATTACTAAATATATCTATGAGCCTTAAAAATCTGTTTTCCGAAGATGTTCAGAAGATTCTTACCGAAGAATCCCTTACTGCAATTCAAGAAGCTTTTGATTCTAAAGTAGAACTTGCAGTTGAAGCTGCTTTAGTCGAACAGGATGATCAATACGCAACTAAATTAAAAACTCTTATCACAACTCTCGATAAAGATCGCACTACAAAAATGCGGCGTGTTGTTGAGGCAGTTGATAAGAATAATGCATCTAAATTAGTTAAAGTAGTTAAACTTTATGAGCGTGATTCTAAGAGAGACGCTAAAAAATTTAAAAAGCAAGTGGTTGAAACTGTAAGTCAATTTATTGATGCATATATTTCTGAAGCTGTTAATCCACAAGATATCGCACAAGCTGTTAAAAATAAAACCGCTTTTAATGTTTTAGAAAATCTACGTGGAGTTCTAGGTGTCGATGTTGCCATGATGAACAAATCCATCAAAGGTGCTGTTATGGATGGTGCTGATAAAATCAATACTCTCCAAACCGAAAATACTCAACTTAAAACTAAGTTAAGTAAAATTTCCGAATCTTATCAAAAAATTGAAGTAAAATCTCTATTAGAAGAAAAGACTTCCAAGCTTCCAGAAACCAAAAAGAACTTTATTCGTAAAGCTCTTCAAGATAAATCTGTCAAGTTTATTAATGAAAATTTTGATTATACTCTTCGTCTATTCGATAAACAAGAAAAAGAAAAACTTGTGACTCTTAAAGAAGAAGCAATTAACAATCGGTCTGTCAAGCCTGATGTGGTCCCAAAACAAAAAATTGTTACGGAATCACTAAATAATAACAGTGGTACACATGGAGACATGTATATCAACGAGCTTTCCAAAACTTGGGGGACCAAACGGTAATCCTAAGAATAAAAAATCTCACCAAGATCCATGAGGCTATAGTAGCCTGAACAAAATATAGAAAGAAATAAAATTATATGAAAGAAATTCCACAAACTGGTAATGAAAGTAAAATTCAAGGGCTTGTTAAGAAATGGGCCAAAGTTCTAGATTACGAAAGTAATTCTATCCCGGCCATTCAGAACGAGCATGTCTACAAGACAACCGCGATGCTATTGGAAAACCAAGAAAAATGGTGTATCGAAGAAGCTGGTAACTCCACTGGAGGTATCTTTGGCGCAACTAATGTTGGTGGACCTAACGTGTCCCCTAATTCTGACGGTTATGCTACTGGAGATTCCCGCCTTCCTAAGATCCTCATTCCTATGATTCGTCGTACTTTCCCTGAACTTATCTCCAACGAGATTTGCGGTGTTCAACCTATGGGTGGTCCGGTTGGTCTTGCTTTCGCTCTGCGTTATGCTTATCAATCAACCTTCCTAAATGAAACCGATAACGTTGGTGGTAGTGTGCGTGATGGTGGACTCGGTAATGCTGGCGGAAGTGCTCCACAAGGAACATATACTGGCAATGCTGGTCTTCCTTCTGGTGAGCTTGGTTATCAACTCCTCGACACTCGTTTCACTGGTGCTTCTTCTGCTGCCTTAAGTGGTTTTGCAGGTGAATGGACATTCAGTGCTCAAGATACAGGTGTTGCACAACTACTCGAAAACTACGAGAACACTGGTCGCATTCCACAAATCGAAATGAAGTTTGAAAAAACCTCAGTCGAAGCTGGAACTCGCAGACTTGCTACTCGTTGGTCAATCGAACTTGAACAAGATATCAAAAATATGCAAGGCATCGACATCGATGGCGAGCTTACTAATGCAATGTCTTATGAAATTCAAGCCGAAATCGACCGTGAAGTTGTTATGCGGATGATCCAATCAGCATTCAATGCTGGTTATGGTGCTGGTATCTCCATCTGGAGTCCAGTAAGTGCTGACGGTCGTTGGACTGCTGAACGTAATCTTACATTCTATCAACGTTTAATCATTGAGTCTGGCCGTATGGCTGCTCGTAACCGCCGTGGTGCTGCTAACTTCGTTATCTGCACTCCTCGCGTTTGCAGCATCCTCGAAATGCTTCCTGACTTCAAGGTATACGAAATCAATGGCACAGTTTCTACTGCTGGTGTTGGTATCGCTAAGGTTGGTACTGTTGGAAGTCGCTTCACCGTTTATCGTGATACTCGTACAGAAGTTCAAAACTCCAAACTCTATGGTAATAATGGATATACTCCTCTTAGTGAGACATCCGTCGAATATTGCCTAATGGGTTATAAAGGTTCTGAATACTATGACACTGGTATCATCTATTGCCCTTACATTCCAATCATGGTTCAAAGAGCTATCGATCCTGTTAACTTCACTCCTCGCGTTGGTCTAATGACCCGTTACGGTATCGTTAACAATATCTTCGGTGCTGCCCTCTATTACCATATTATTGTAGTCAAGGGACTTGGTGTTGCGTTCACTCCGGGGTCAGTTTCCACATATCTCTGATCTGTGTAACTGCTTCTAAGTAAGCGACTTACGAATCAAATTAAAACCAGAGGCACCGAAGAGCCTCTGGTTTTTTCGTTTATAGGTGATTATTTGTTGACATTTTAGGGGCATATGATTAAATACTCTTATGATAGATATTGACATTAAGGACAAATTGCTGAAAATTTCAAATGAACAATATAAAGGTTCTCTAAGATTCTTTAAACCAAAGTTTACTGAGTCAATCATCGGAAAAGAATCATTGGATCATATTAAGAAAAGAATAGATATAAAATTACAAAAATCGCATACGTTAATGTTGTATTGCTATCTGAATGATATTTATGAGAATCCTAAATGTATATGTGGATGTGATACAAAATTTAATACCAATACAAAAGAGTTTATGAAGTATTGTAGTAATAAATGCAGATTTGAAAATTTTTCTGATGTGGTAGAGGTTAGAAAGAAATCAAATTTGGCAAAATATGGAACAAGTAATTATCTAGCTAGTGATGAGGGAAAGAAAAAAATCAAAGATTCCAATATTGAAAAATATGGGGTATCGAACTACACCCAAACTGAAGAATATAAAGAAAGTGTTCGTGGTAAAAAAAATTCCCCAGAATCAATTCAAAAAACAAAAGAGGCACATTTAAAAAGATCATATACAAACCTCGTTAAAAAATTTACTCATTGTAGCCCCCTCTTCACGGTTGATGAATTCGATGGAGTGAGAGGATATAAACAATATCCTTGGTCGTGTAATAAATGTAAATCTAATTTTATATCATCTTGTGATAATGGAAGCTCTCCGATATGTAATTTCTGTGAACCGACTGGATCTAAACATGAAGTTATCTGTAAAGAATTATTAGAATCTTTGGGAGTCGATTACAAGTATAGATATAGAAAGCTGCCATCTGGTAAAGAAATAGATCTATTTGTTCCAGATAAAATGTTTGGAATAGAAATGTGTGGGCTGTATTGGCATTCTACCGCTGGTCCGAGTTACGCCAAACCTAATCATATCAATAAACTAAACGAATGTGAAGAAAATGGTATTAAACTATTCACAATATTTGATGATGAAATGTATAATCCGGTAAAGAAACGGATAGTTTTAAATAAAATTAAAAATTCGGTTGGACACAATAAAAAGAAAATACATGCTAGAAAATGTAAAATAATTGAATTGAATTCAGATACGTGCAGTAGATTTCTAGAAAAGTATCATATCCAAGGTGCTATTGGTTCTACTTATAAATACGGCTTAACTTATAAAAATAGACTTGTTGCCGTAATGACCTTCAATAAAGGAAGAACTTCAACGGGACACAAACCCGTAGAAGGAGATTGGGAACTTGGGAGATATTGTACAATTTTTAATTTTAATATTGTTGGTGGTGCAAGTAAATTACTCACACATTTTGTTAAAAAAGTAAATCCAAATAAAATTTATTCATATGCCGACAGGAGATGGAGTAATGGTAATATGTATAATAAGATAGGTTTCACTTTTGTTAAAAACACTACCCCCAATTACTGGTACACGAAAACATTTAAAACTAGAGAACATAGGGTGAAGTATCAAAAGCATAAATTGGTAGATTTTCCCTCGTATGTTGATGCTTTAACTGAGGAAGAGATAATGAAATTAGAGAAGTATTTCAAAATCTGGGATTGTGGTAGTAAACTCTACGAGTGGATTAAATCTTAATTTCGCCTTATTTTATTCTATTATTCCCACTTTAACGCAAACTATTCCACCATATTTTCGCATCATTCATCTGATTTGGCCATAAATAATGTTTAAGAATTTCTTCTGGATCATGATCACCTTTAGCCAACTGTTGAACGGTATCTAGTGCATAATCACGATCACCGCGACCAATATCTTTTAACAATATCTCTGCATCAAATTTTTCCCTTGGATTAAATAACTTTTTTCTTCCCCTTTTATCATAATTATCTCGTTTCAGATTTTCGGGACTATAAGTCGATTGTATCTTTTTGATAAACTCCATTCTAGAAATTCTGACAAATGGATCATTAATACTATGATATTTATTTTTTCCTTTTTCCCGAATCCAAAAAGCTCTTATTGAATTCGGATCAATATCTCCTGTGAACAATGCTTGGTTTTCTCCTCCCATCTGTAAGAACCATGCTAAATCTGGTCTATTAGATTTCAATATCCAATCAAATCCTTGTTTTTTAGCTTGATTTAAAATCCATTGAGTTTTTTCTTTCTGTGCAGTCTTTCTCTGATCCTTATTTTCATCTGGATCATTTGACCAATATTCTGACATCCCACCTTGTACCGTATATGATCCTCCCGGCCATACGGGAATTTCCAAATCGGATTCAGGCGCATGTATTTCAGCGATTACTGATATATTTTCATATGCTCCAGTGAATTCTTTAGCGTTTTTTAATGAGCTACTTACAAATAATCCGATAGGATTGTTATTTGATTCATATGAATATACTCGATTGGCTCTTTCTTTACCAGACATTCCAACTTTTGCAGCATCCAATGCATCCCGAGTATCTTTAAATCCGTGATATACTCTAATAGTGTCTCCGAAATTAATGGGTTCTTTTCCGCGATCAGGCGTAACTACCTTCGCTTCATTTAATGATGATGGTGGTTTTGAATATTTTTTAAAAAATTCTTTAAATGAAATCATAATGATATTTAACTCGAATAGTTTAATTAAATGACAATCGTTTATTGCAAAATCCAACCAATTTAACTAAATACTAATATGGCTAATTATACTTTTCAGACAAATCTTTTATCTGCCGCTAAAACAGGATTCCCACCATTAGTGGGAACATCATTATCAGCTACTGGTGTATCTTTTCTTTCTGGTGCGGGGGTCGTATTCGCATCCCAACAAGTTGGTATTGTATCTCTGTCTACTAATGATGTCGGGATTGCTTTCAATCCAGTGAGTGTCTCAGTTGCCAATACATCACTTTCAACATTTAGCCTTACTGCATTTCCGATGAAGACTGTCACTGTCGCTGGTTCAATTTTTAATATTCCATCGAGACTAAATTCATCTAATTTTGCCATTGTTAAAACTTCTCCGGGAGACTTTACAGTATTTCCTTGGTTGTCTACTACCACAACTATTCCAACTTCTGCACTTTCTGCTGATCGTCAAGTAACTACTCAAGATACACGCCGTAAGCGTCTTTTAGGTTATTAATATTTCTTGTTTGTGTTCATCATACTTAAAACCTTTCAGAATTTTTTCTGAAAGGTTTTTTGTTATTAAATATATTTGTATGTTTGTGCGTGGCAGTGGCAGTGGGGTAGAATATAAAAGAGTCGATAATTCTTTTTATAGAGGAGTTGTCGTTAAAAATAATGATCCTTTAAAACTCAATAGAGTTAAAGTATATATACCAGAATTAACTAATCAACCATTTGGTTCTTGGTTCGATGAATATGATAATATTAACATTAATTCAGTTGGCACAAACACTGATACTAAGTGGAACGAAAAAGATGTTAATGGTGATTGGACAGACACTAAGATGTTTGAGGAGATTTCCAACTTAATACCTTGGGCCGAACAATGTTCTCCGTTGTTTGGAGAATCTGGTAATTTTAGATATTATAAAGATGGAGAGATTGCCACTATATCCGATTGTAATTACCCTGAAGGTTTTGATATTATAGATTCGGACTCTCCCACTTTATCATCAGGATCATTTAGTCCGTCTTTTTTATATGAAAATTCTGGGACTCGTATAGGTGATGCTTTTTCTAAACCTATGGATAATTTCACTGTTAATTCCAATCCATATGCATTTCAATATGCCCCATCTAAAAATGTAAATAAATCAAAAGGTATTTTCGGAATACCCGAAGTCGGATCAAAAGTTTGGGTGTTTCACTACGAGGGAGATTTAAATTTTCCAATTTATTTTGGGGTTGTCGGAAAATCTTATAGAGAATTAGCATTAATTAATAATACCGATAATGACAAATCTATAGGTATCAAATATCCATATGATTTTTGATATAGATTATATCGATTATTAATGTAAATATATATATATGTCTTTAATTTATAGAAATAAACTAATCATAAATCAACGAGGCGGAAGTTTGGAAATCGATAATTCGACGGAAGACGAAAAACTAAAAATATCTCAAAGATCAGGCTCCAATATAAATTTAACTAATATTGTAACATCTGAATTAGCTACAAATAATAAACAGTTAAATGTTGTAAATGATTCGTATGAAACCATTGGAGGCGATAAAAATACTCTATGTGGTAAAGATAAAATTACTAGAACTGGTGAAAATTCTTATGAATTAGATGGGTTCATCAATCAGTCTCAATTAGATTCCTTTACAGAATGGAAGGATCTTTATCAAACTATCGCTAAATTAAACTCACAATTTAAAATTAAACGCGGCGGTAATAGTTTTCCTAACGGGGAAGAAACTAAAATTGGTGGTAAACGGTCAGAAAATCCAGTATTAAAAAATACTCCCGTCACGGTGGAAAATAAATTCAACGGTTATAATGGTACTCCAGTTAGGAATAATGAAAAAGATGAAGTTGTTTCTTATGAAAAAGTTATCGACAAGGGAAATACAAAACCCGCATCATCTAAAAAAATAACTATAAATGATATCCAAAAATCTGCTGGATCTACTGGATCTAAAGCTCCCGGAGTGGTTGAATTTGGGGCATCATTACATGCCGCCACTGAGAATGGTGAATGGGAAAAAAATACGGAAAGTTCAAAATTACCCGATGATATATTAGAATTACAAAAAAAGTTAACAGCGGTAGAATCAAATATGGGTAATGGTGGAGATAAAATATCGTGTATTAAAAGAAACAAATTTGAACAAGTCGGTGCTATCTTCAATGATTTTCCCAGCATTAGGATAGATCCAAAAGGTAGAAGTCAACCATTTGAGATGTTAGTATCTGATACTGGAACATATAAAAATCATGATTATGTTCCACATGTAGAAGAGGTGGATAATTCTTCTAATTTTCCATGTGGCAATGATGATAAAATCATAGGCAACAGATATAGTAGAAATGTTGGATCGGGAGGTATAAATTTTAAAACTACCGGACCTGTTGAGATATCTGGAACCAGTTTAAAAACTGGGTTTAAACGAATCAATTTAAACGCTTCACATGGTATCCAAATAGGATCTGAATCATTTGTAGAAATTCAATCTTTAAAAAGTATAACACTGAGGACTAATAGACAAGTGTATATAGATTCTTCATTGGGAGTGAGGGGTAATGTGGTCGTAGGTGGTGGTATCAGCGTAGAGGGCGAGTTATATGTCCAACATATAACAGCACCTTTAGAAGTGCATCAGACTGAAGATACTATATTATTTGGAAAGTTTGCATCCAATAATGATAAAGCGTTATTAATAGGAGAAACTTTGGTAAATGGGGCGTGGTATCCAACTTATGCCAAATCCACTGACAACTTAATAGTCAATTACGCACATAGTCATCACCATAATGGAATACCTATGCGGTTAACCGAAGCTAATAAAGATGTGAGAAGTTTAGCACAAAAAGAAAATATAAACAATCACAGTAACGTGTCGCAAGCAATAGCTCAAATCCATGAGCGGAAAGTTGCAGTCGCTACAAATTGATTAGTTATTTTATTTCATCCACTATTCCATAGCTTAAACATTCGTCAGCATTTAAATAAATGTCTTTCGTCATCAATTCATCTAATTTTTTCATAGGAATTTTTGTATTTTTCTTATAAAACTCTTTGAGAATCTTCATAAGAGTAGTTGCTGAATCCATGCCTGCTTGCAATTCTGCAAAAGTTCCGTAAATTTCACTAGATAATTGATGGATTAACATGTGAGCATGTTTTCCTACATATCTTTTACTACCAACAGAAGTTATAAGAGTTCCTGCGGATGCGACTAGACCATCAGCATATGTGTATAATGTAGATTTTAAATTTAAAATTGTATCTACCGTAGAGAATGCCGCATATATTTCCCCACCGGGAGTATTAATGTGTAGATGAATTGTTGGTTTATAATCATCGCCTAAAGTATTTTTAAGATTTTGTAATTTTATATCCAATTCTACTAATACTCTATTAAGGTCTAAGCATGCTTGCTCATCAATTTCGCCATAGAAAAATAATTTATTTTCGACTACACGTATACCACTTGCGGGTTGTGCCATTTCCTGCGAATTAATGAACAAAGGAAATCCTGCAATTGCAGAAGGTTCTTTTTCTTCATTTTCTTCTGTGGATAGTCTATGTTTTTTAACTTTCCAATTCATGTTTTTTGATTTTGTCATAATTTTTAGGATTCGCAACTTTTACATTCCATAATTGAACGGACTGTTTGTAGACTTGGTGATGTGCTTCGTTGATAGTAAAAGGTTTTAATACCATTCTCCCAACCATAAATCATAAGATCGCTCACTTCCTTTGGTTTAGCATCGTGTGGTATCATTAAATTCAATGATACTGATTGATCTATATATTTTTGTCTGTGAATGTTTTGAATAACAATCTCTTTTTGACTTATCTCACCGAAGGTTTTGAATACATTTTTTTCTTCTTCTGATAAGAATTCTAAATGTTGAACAGATCCCCCATGAATTAATATGTCCTTCCAAACCACATCATCATCTTTATCTTTAGACTTTAAAAGATCTTTTAAGTAAGGATTCTTATGTGTGAATGTCCCTTTACTTAGTTTCTGAGTGTAATAATTTGAATTGACGGGTTCAATGCTTTGAGAAACTTGCCCAAGAATAAACGATGATGAAGTAGTTGGAGCAACTGCCATGGTTGTTACATTCCTTCTACCATACCCACACAATAACTCTGGCTCTCCTAAAATCTTAGATAGTTCTTCAGTTGCTTTATCTGCCCGCTTTCTGAAAGTTTCAAAAATTTCCAAATTCAAAAACTGTGCTTCTATTGATTCAAATGGAATCATTTTGGATTGTAATAAAGAATGCCATCCTAGAACACCAGCACCCAAAGCTCTTTGTTTTTTAGCGAAGGTATTTGCAGATTCCATGAATTTAACACCTTCAGTTTTTTGAACAAATTCTTCATTGACCGCATCCAAGAAATATATCAAAGTTTCAATGGCATCGGTTTCTTTAATTTCATCCCAATGTAATAAATTCAAAGAAGATAACACACACACAAAAGAATTTTCCGCGTCTGAAAAAAGTCCAATTTCTGCACATAAATTACTGGCTTTGATTTTCATCTGTTTATCTTTATACACTTGAGGAGAATTATTATTAAAATTATCGACAAACATTATATAAGGATATCCCGTTTCAAACTTTTTCTGAATAATTTTTCCCCATATTTTTCTTTTGGGTTTATCACCAGCTTTTAGATCATTCATCCACTCGTCCGTTATCGTAACAGCAAAACTCATATTCTGAATAGGATTCCCTTCAGATTTTATGTTTAAAAATTCATCGATATCGGAATGCTCAACTGGAAGATACGCCACAAAACTTCCCCTACGACTCGAACCTTGACTGATAACATCAGCCGTTTTGTCGAATAGCTCCATAAACCTTACAGGACCGTCTGTAATTCCTCCGGTTGATATTTTTGATCCTCTACCCCTAACATCGCCAAAATACGCTGATGTTCCTCCACCGAGCTTAGACATTATTCCAATTTCTCCAACCTTTGATAGAATGTCGGACGTAACATCTGGTATGTATGAACCATAACATGCTACAGGTAATCCTTTGGTAGTTCCAAAATTTGTCCAGCATGGAGTGGATAAACTATAATATCCTAACGCCATGTATTCTTCGAATTTTTTTGAAAATCCTTCTATACCTAGAATTTCTTCAGCGCGATTGGCTATTTGAGTGATTCTTTCCTCTGCTGTAACATTATCGTCTAAGTATCCTCTGGATAAAAATGTTCTACTATCCTTATTAAGCCATTTATATTTTTTACTCATATTAATTATTAAAATAAATCGTCTTCTGAAAAACTTTGATTCGCAATTCCATACTCGGTTGGTCTACCGTGAAAGAAATCAGATTGAGAGTTTCCAATTATTTGTTCGTTGAACCATTCTGTTTTACTGAGAATGATCGAATCAATTTCGAATATCTCTGGATATCCTATATCACTCAGAGAGATATTCAATCGGTTTTTTATAAATTCTTTCAAAATTGTCGGATTCAACTCTGGTTCATCGTAGCTCCCGAGAATCCATTCAATTATTTGACATTCATATTTTACTGCTTGCTCTGCTTCTTTTAAAATTCTTTCTTTTAATTCATCATCAAATAATTCTGGAAATTCATCCTTGATGACGTTGATCAATTTAATTCCAACATTACTGTGGATGATTTCTTCTCTAGAAGTATATTCGACTTGTTTGTTGGTATCCTTCAAAACATTCTTGTATTTCCCAAACCAAGCTATTGTGTAAAATTGTGAAAAGAGTGCGATGTTTTCCACAAAAAGTGTAAACAATATTAAAGAGTAAATAAATTGTTTTTTATTATCTGAATGAAATTTGTGTAAGTATTTTTTCAAATAGTTTACCCGTCCTTTAATTATATCCAGTTCTAGTATTTCCTCGAATGAATCATTTATCCCTAAAACCTCCAATAATTTAGAATATGCTTTACCGTGAACGACTTCGTTTGAAGCCATTACAAATCCCATATCTACAATAGATGGATGAGGAAGATTTTCCCCAATTTTAGCCCAGAATTTTTTCACTGAAATTTCTAGCTGTCCAATGGTAGACAATCCTCTGATTATAATATCACGTTCATCATTATTCAAATGCACTTTAAAATCCTGAACATCAGATTGAAATGTGAATAATCTATGTGTCCAAAATGAATTTTGGATGGATTCCAGATAATAATTAGTCCAAGGATACCTGTCTGGTTTTAGGCTAACTTGCTCTTCGAATATACTGAATTTGCGATCATTTATTACGTCCCTCATGTGAGCATCTAGTCTACCACCCCCCTCGAAATTGTCAATCATAGTCGAATTATTTAATCATAATATCCGTAAAAACAACAGACTCAAAAAGAAATCCGAATAGATAAATACACGACTAAATAAGAATATGGACAAAGGATTATTCGAAGTTTATAGCGAAGTTATAGAGGAGACTTGGGGAGGTCTGGCTATGAACCGCCCACCACTCAAGGGAGGCATACAGGCCCCACAGGACTCCCGGAATACCCTATCTAGTGCTAGTTCTAAGATTGGCATTGAACAGGGTAGTCTCTATAACCAGAGTCAGGCTAGTGGACAAAATCCTTATGAACAAGAAGAATCTAAATCTATTGACAAGCAAAGAATCTATGATATAATAGAGCATCTTATGAAAGATTTAGATTCTTCTAAGATTACAGATAGAACCGCAGTAATGGTTTTAGGAAAACTTAAAAAATATATTAAATAATTTTATGCAAAACGCATAGGTAGCAACTGCCGTAACAGTTGTAAAACGTAGGCCATTCCTAGTCGGAATGAAAGTAAGAATAAAAGAACTAGCTCAAGAAACTAAATTTATTCGATTAGAACAAGATAAAATTAAATCTAAACAAAAGATTATGCCTTGTCCATCAATGTATGATCATATTAAGAGAGAATGGTATCCTAAAAGAGATAATAATTCTGGTGATTGGGTCGCTTTAGAATCTCATCGAAAGGTTGAAGTTAGAGAAGCTGCAAGAGCAGCACAACTAGCTTATGGTTTCTTGAGAGAAATTTCTTATTATGAAATAGAAAGTAAACGAAAGCTAGAAAAAGAATATAGGTTTAATAATTATATTAAACCTGAAATCAAAAGACTGGCAAAAAAATTCGGTAAACTTTATGGTAAAGAAAATTACGATGAAGAGATCGAAAGGTGGTTGACAACCTAAAAAACCATGGTAGACTGGTTCTACCAAAAGCGGGGATGGCAGAGTGGTTATGCAGGGAATTCTAAACTCCTTTCAGGCGATTTCGAATATCGCTCCTCGCACCATTTTAAAAAATTAAACAACAAACACTAAATAACATTACAGCAAATGCAATTCAATTACCAACAGATGAATAATGGGAAATACAATCCGAAAGATTGTTGATGGAGGAATATTACTGATTAAACACTAATTTAAAGTAACAACCTCCTAAGTGATTAGGGGGTTTTTTATTAACCAGATGGTCCTGACGAGGATAACCAGAATAGCCAAGCGAGCACTATTAGGTGTCACCACAGAAATGTGGGGAGTTGATAAGAATATAAATTTAATTGCGCGGTAAAGCAGTGGTAGCTTAACACCCTCATAAGGTGGAGGTCGCTGGTTCGATCCCAGCCTGCGCAACCATTTTTTTATGAATATAAAAGCAATAGACCTTATCCAATGGATATGGAAAACAACATTTGATACAGAGAAATCTAAAACACAAATTAAAAGAGATTTAGAACAAGGTTCTGTTAAATTGAATGATAGAAAGATTAAAGTAGATGATGTATTTGAAATTGAAGATTAATGGATTAGCGGCACAGTTGGAGAGGTGCAGCGGACTGTAAATTCGCTCCTGTAAAGGTGAGTAGATTCGAATTCTACCTAATCCACCGATGTTGGATAGCACCCAACTGATTCAGATAACAAAAGCGCGATAAGTCTGAGAAGAATAAAAATAAAACGCGCACAAATCCTAGTAAAGCACCGGGAGTGCTGCCGTCCTGTTAAGTCGTGTGAGTGTGGTTCGAGTCCACAACTAGGAGCAAAGATTATGTTATTTGGTTAACCGGATTAAATAATAATGTATGGATAAATTTGTTATTAAGGAATGTAAAACTCATGGAGAAACAGAATTTGTATTGGAGGGCCGTGGATACTATAGATGTAAAAAATGTAGATCTCAAAGAGTCTCAAACACTCGCAGAAAACATAAAAAAACTATTGTGAAGGAATTTGGTGGTAGATGTATATGTTGTGGATATGATAAATTTGTGGGGGCATTACAATTTCATCACTTAAATCCCAACGAAAAAGAATTTGCATTAGCCCATAACGGGATATGTAAGAGTATCAGTAGGATGAGAAAAGAGGCAGAGAAGTGCGTCTTAGTATGTGCTAATTGTCATGCTGAGATAGAAGCTGGATTGATAATCTTATGAATTTTATAACGTCGTCAGGATACACAACGACATGAAATAAATGTGTATTATATCTTCCGTAGGCATTGACAGGTGAGGCACTTGATTTGGGATCAAGATTAGTAGGGTTCGAGTCCATAACGGTAGACCATAAGGACTTGTAGCTCAGTTGGTAGAGCAAGGGATTTTTAATCCCGTGGTCGTGAATTCGAATTTCACCGAGTCCACCATTTTATGAAACAAAAACTGAAACTGACAAATTCCTCATCTATCTATGATGTAGAATACTCCATCCAAGATTTAGATCAAATAAATTATGACTTACTATGGGCCAAACTAAAAGTAGAATATTGGACAGGGTTGGTGGATACATTTATATTCCCTTATACCCAAATTGGTAGAAAATATTATACCACGGAATTAACAAAGGCGATTAGGAGGCATGAAGCAATTATTATGTGGAATAGATATAATAGTTTATGAATCTAAAAGCCTCCGACTGTGACTCGGATCGTTCTGGTTCAAGCCCAGATTCGTGGACCACTTGACTTTATAAAACACTAGTGTATCATTATCACATCGAAGAAATTAAATTTTATGAAAAAAATAACAAAAACTAATGACCGAAAAGTAAGACGTAAAGGTATTCATGCAAAGTCTAAGACTTCACACCTTAAAGGTTCAAAAAACTATAAGAAAAAATATAGGGGCCAAGGTAATAAATAACAACTTCGATTGCCACTTCTAGTCAGAAGGTGGTCGTAGTAATTAACTTTACTAATAGTTGCGCATATCGTATAATGGTTTATTATAGGGGTTTTCCAAACCTCGGATGGGAATTCGATTTTCCCTATGCGCTCCATAATAAAAAATTGAGGGGTAGTGCAATATAACATATCTACTAAATATAGAGATGATATCTTTTGATAAATATTTTCAAGAACAATTCCAAAGAGTGCGCTCTACTACAGATCAATTAAAATTTGGAAACAATCCTATACCGGGTGATGACTATAATTTTGAGTTTGATACTAAAAAGTGGAAAGATAAAAAAGATAAAATCACAAAAGAGTTTATACCGGATGATCCTGCGATGGGACTTCGACAAAATATTTCCAATGAAATATCTACAAGATTGAATACAATTTTTAGATCATATGGATTTGATTTAGGTGGAAAAGAATTAAATAAGCTGCCAACTAACGGCAGTATGGTTTACCGGGGACATAAATCACCATCGCCAACTTCTAAAGGATATGACGCTAAAGCCGAAGGGTCTAAAGTTTATTGGTCACTCAATCCAAAATATGCCTTTTCAGTATACTCCAAGGGTAATAATCAAATGTCAACTCAAATTGGACAAGCTGGTGGAAGTTCATTTCAAAAAGCACTTCATCCAGATCAAAAGTCTAATATTTCTTATAGTATTGGGTTTTTCTCTATAGCAACTCCAAAAGATTCTAGTTCTATTGACTGGTATAGAAATTTTGGATACGAAGACAAGGAATCACCGACACCTATAAATGAAGTTTTAACTTGGCCTTCACGACAGCAATATGAAGCCGAATGTGTTACAGAAAATACATCGTTTAATAAGATAAGAACATATCTAGTAAACCAATATGGTCAAGCAATTTCATTTAATAGACTTCGAAAAATATCACCTCCAATTTATAAACAAGTTATAAACTCTAGCGTATATGGTTCAAATGATGTTAGTGTTTATTGAAGGGTAGTGTAATGGTTTATTACTGGTGGTTTTGATCCACCCAGAGAAGTTTCGAATACCTCCTCCTCTACCATATAAATTATGATAAAAGTAAAAATTAAACTATTACACCCAGAAGCAAAAATACCAGTCCGTTTTAATGAAACTGATGCTTGCTATGATGTATACGCGACATCAATCGCTTATATTGGACATGATCGATATGAATATGGACTGGGTTTTGCATTAGAACTCCCACCAAATACTCAATTGGATTTAAGATCAAGATCTTCGATTTATAAAACTGGTATGATACTCAGTAATTCTATAGGAACCGGAGATGAAGATTACAGAGGAGAATACAAAGCTATTTTTTATCATCTGATTCAGTCTTTACCAAGATATAAAGTGGGTGATAGAATCTTACAAATCCAACTACGATCTAGGGAAGATATTAAATTTATTGCCAGTTTAGAACTGGGAGAAACAAAAAGAAGCGATGGAGGATATGGCTCAACTGGGTTGTCGTGAAGGTATGTAAAGTAAATGATATCATAGATCCCAACTAAGGGATACATCTGTTCCTTGATATTCTCCTTCTTCGCCAGTTTTAAATTCTGTAGAAACTCTACTTGGCACTGGTGAACAAGACGATATTAGTAATATAATGGCTAAGTATTT